TTTTACAAAGAAAACAAATTGAATCCTTTAAAAAGAGAAGATATAGATAAGGCAATTTTTGAGATTAAGGATTTTATAAAATCCTTCATGTGCAAAGATCTGTTTACCTGTGGTGATAGCAATTTTGATATTGCTTTTTTACCTTATTATTCTAGTAAACTAGATACTCAATGGGTACCTATAGAAGAGGTGGATTTAGGTTATCCAACTGGAATTATTTTCTCCAAAAAAGAAGGAATATTAGAAGGATTTGAGGTAGAAACTTATAGTAATTTATTTTTCAATATAACCTGCTCTGATCGAGGCTATAGCGCTGTTAGTATTTTACTTCTCTTAAAAGATTTATTGTACGAAATCTATAATAAGAAAAAACTCATTCCTCACTATTGTCAATTTTCTATAAACGACTGTAACGATAATTGCTTTTATACAGTATCTCCTTATTTTCGGATAAATTGGTATAAACCAAAAGCCACGCATATTTATGAGGAAGAAAGATATATACAAGAAGTTGACGATAACTGTGCCGCTGTATTAGAATTTGAAAGTTCTATGGAAAAACTTAAAAAATTAATATACGGAGAATAAAATGAAAGCTTATGTTGTTGCTGATCCTAAAATTGCTAAGACTGTTTACAGTATTTTTGATAAAAAAGAATTATCAAAATATATTGAATATTTTATAAAAAAATATACTCAAGCTAATTCCATCATTATTGATCCTTGCTATGAAGGTACTTTACATCTAGAACCAAAAGTTAAAATTTTCTCAGTAGGAACTAAAATTAATATTCCATTAGATAGTTTAAAGATGGAATATATTTATGATGAAGAAAATTGGAATCCATACCCTGAGCTTAAACCTATGGCTAAAGGTTGGTCGGAATGGTTGGTTCAATGTAAAGATAATGAATTGCGTGTAGGTTGGTTTTTCGCAGAAGGTGCAAAAGAACAAGGTCTTTGGTTTTCAGATAAAGAAAAAGATAGTGGTTATCAATTAACTCAGGTCATTGCTTTTAGAAAACTTCCCGGTAGGTATTCCAATGAAATATAAATATGGTTTTAAAGACCAAAAAATTCAAAATTTCTTTTGTAGTCTTTTTGATAAAGAAAAAATCTTTTTAATGGTAGACTTTACTAAAAGAAATTTTCCTGAAGCTACTTATATAACTATAGATCCTGTTCGTAGCGGTCGCTCTAATTATATTACTCCGAAGTTGCCTGTATTTATGAAAGGAACAGAATTACGCCTTTCCTTCACCAAACTTAATATAGAGCAACTTTATGACGAGGAGGATTGGAATCCTTATCCTGAAATTGAACCAGAGGTCGATGAAAAAGAAAGATGGTCTCAATGGTTAGTTCAAACCAAGGAAGGTGAATTGAAGGTAGCTTACTATTATCATAAAGTAACAGATTTATTAGGAAATTATCAAGTTAATGATATTGGTAATGGTTGGCATTTTTTAAAACTCCGAGAATTAGAACCTGAACAAAACATTATTGCATTTAAAAAACTTCCGGAATTGTATAAAGAAAATGTGGAAAATTAATAATCCTATTACAGAGAAATATTTATATCATTTCTTTAGTCAGACTTATATAGATTAACAGTGTGAAGAGGCAATAAAAGAAAAAAGTCAGTACGTTCATTTTGATAATGGGAGTAATATTTGTAATATTCAATTTCATGTTTTATTGAAAGAATTTGAAAAAATCAATTATAATGAAAATGCGTGGAATTGTTATCCTACAATTTATCCTCCTAAAATTGGTCTTTATATGGTAAAAGTTAAAAAGTTATTTAATGATCCTTTTTTAGCTTTTTATAATTGGGATCCTAAGTCTCGAGAAAAATGGGAAGATGTAATTGCTTTTAGAGAAATCCCTAAATAATTAAAATAATTTTCCTATTTTAAAAAGGTAAAAATAATATGTGGATAATTAAGGATAAAGATTTAAAAGAAGTTGTTAACAGATTTTTTAAAGACAGCGAAATAGAAGCTAGTTTTCTATGTAGTGAAAAAGACCGAATTACTTTATTTAGAGCTTGCCCAAATAAATATAACGTTACTTTTACAATAGGTAAAGATCAATTTATTTCTGTTTACGACCCTAATAATTGGAATGCATTTCCTACTGTTTTACCTCCTCAGTCTAATAATCCGTGGCTTGTACAGCACAAAGACGGAAGTATTTTAATAGCTAACTTTTCAGAAGGGTTAGATCCATATTGGTTTTCTGATGATAGTCCTATTTCTTATGTTGTACATGATATAGTTGCTTTTAGGAAATTACCGGAACCCTATAAATGATTAAATCCCTTACTTTAAAAAGCGGTTATAAGCATATTTTTAAAAAATTGCCTAGAAAGACAAATGTTACTTTTGAGTTTGATAAACTTAATGTGATTATAGGGCCTAATGCTTGTGGTAAAACAAGTTTACTAAGATTGCTTAAAAATGGGTGTGATAATAGCAACCATAATGAAAAACTAATTACGGGTACTTCTCTAAGGGAAGATAGAAGTACTATATGTGTAGATAAATTAACAAAAGCTTATTGTTATAATCCTAATGAGTTTTCCCAAGATCAAGCTTTATCGGTATGCGAAACGTTTGATGATTTTGCAGGTTTTTGGAATTATCATCATATGTTAAGCGGGGCTGAAAAACGGGCTAAATATTATAGCTATTTTTTAAGCAGACACGGCCAACTTAAAGAGGAAGAAAGTGTTGTTCTTTTTGATGAACCGGAAAATAGCAACTCTATGGATACTTTAGGTGCTTTTCTAGTAGGTATGGAAAGAGTATTTTTATCTTTGCCTAACATACAGCTTTTTGTAGCAACACATTCTCTTTATCTAATTATGCATCTTTTAGAAAAAAGGGCTAACCTAATAGAATTAGAACCCAACTATTTAAAATCTCAGGTAAATATGTATAAAGATATTGTAAATATGTATGAAAAGAGGAGCTAAGTTAATAGAGCTGAAAAGGTTATTTGAATCAGCTAGCGGATTACGCGAGGCTATAGAAGAAAGTATTTCAATAATGGAATTTACTAAAGAACGTTTTAGAAATCCATCGGAACCAGATATTTACGCATACTTTATTTTACTGTATAATTATTATTTCCGTCGTGAAAATACTTAATTACTTTCTTAGTATAATACTTTGCTTATTGGGAGCAGTAGGGCTGGTTCTTTTTTATATCGCTATTATTTTAGTATTTCTTATTATGATAATAGTTGGTATCCCTTTAAACATTTTGAAAAGTATTATAAGATTTAAATGAAGAAAAAATACTGTATTACAGCTATTATAAAAGATAGACACGGTCATATTCTTTCTAGAGCAAGCAACTCTTATATTAAAACTCACCCTTTACAAGCTAAGTACGCTAAAAAGGTAGGCAGAGAAAAGAAGATTTATTTGCACGCAGAAGTTCTAGCTATTTTAAGAGCGGGTAAGAAAATTAAAAAAGCTTTTTCTATAGAGATATTCCGATTTGACGAAAAGGGTAATACTAAACTTGCTAAACCTTGTCCTATTTGTACGGAGCTAATTAAAACAACCCCTATTAAAGAAATTATTTATACAGAAGACTTTAAGACGAAATTTTAGGATATACTTTGTTTAGAGTAATATTATGAATCTCAAAGTCCCTTCTAATTATTTTGTTAATTATAACACTTCTCAAGATAAAGTCTTAATTTATTTAGAAAACGAAATTTCCAAAATAGTCCTTTATACCTATAAGGATAATCCTGAAATCCTTTATATCGCTAATCTTTCCGTAGATGCAAATATGAGAAATAAAGGAATAGGAACTCAATTGCTTTCTATTGCAGAGGATATCGCAGATCAAATAAATATAAAAACAATAATTCTTTTTGTAGAAAAGAATACTTGGATGCAAAAATGGTATAATAGATTAGGATACAAAAAACTTAAAATCTTTTCAGAAAATCCGCCTTTAGAAAATGCTATATGGATGAAAAAAGACTTATGAAATTTTCACACGCTTTTATTTTTGATATCGATGGGGTATTAGCCAATCTTGAACATCGATTACATTTTATCCAAGGAGATAAAAAAGATTGGGATAATTTTTATAAAGATATGGATAAAGATAGCCCTATCCAAGCCAATATCGATATGATTTATTATTTGCATCGATATGGAGAAATTTTGTTCGTTACCGGAAGATCTGAGGATTATAGAAAAGAAACAGTTAATTGGCTTGTTAATAACCTAGGATATGGTGATCCTGAATCTCAAAAGGAAAAAACCTCTGCTAATCTTTATATGAGAAAAGACGGAGATTATCGTCCGGACTATATTATAAAAGAAGAAATTTATAAAAATAAAATCGAACCTTGTTATAAAGTTCAAGCAGTTTTTGAAGATAGGAAAACTGTAGTAGATATGTGGAGAAAATTAGGGTTGGCCTGTTACCAGCCTTGTGATGGAAATTACTAAAAAATTAGCCTCTCTAAATTAGAGAGGCTTTTTTATTTTAATTAAGAGAATCGGCATGAATTAAAAGAACATATCCTTCCTTATCTCCGTCTTCATACTCCTGATAATTAATATCGCAATATTTGTCAATATCGGGAATACGTTTATCCAGATTTATGTAAGAGGCATATTCTAAAATACCAATTGATCCCCAAGATCTTATATTTTTAAGACCATTCAATTCGCAATAATCTTTTAATATATTAGCAATTTCTTTGATTTCTTTCTTTTCAGAAACGATTGCTTTGATAGTAGTTAACTTACCTAAGCCATATACATAAAAACTACGAATATTAAGAATGTTAACATTGTTATTCTGAAGAAAATTAACTGCACCTTTAGCGAAATCAGAGTAGTGTTCCAAAGAACTTTCTACATCGCTATATTCGTTATAGTCATCACCAAAAGAGTAGGGAGTATTTTCACCAAACTTTGTATCTACGCCCTCAGAAAATTTATCAAAAACTGTCATAATATTCTCCAAAAAATTTACTATAGTTTTATTATACTACAGTTTTTAGAAAAAGCAAACTTTGAAAAGTTTTTCAAAGTATTTTATAATAGAGAAAACGTTTAAGAGGGAATTATGAAAAAAGTTTCTTTATATATAGCAGGAAAATACAGTAATTTTCGCGGAAAGGGCACTTGCGCTTATACTCTCGTATACGGTAGTCATAAGAAGAGCGAAGTGTATGATCCAAATACCTTCGAATATGATATTGTATCAACTGCGAGCGTCCTCTTAGTAGCAGTTTTAGATGGTCTTAGAAAATTAAAAGAACCCTGCGAGGTAACTATATGTACCAATAATGAGGTTGTTATAAATACATTAAAGTATCTTGGTTATTACGAACGTAATGGATGGAAAACTAAGAAAAATACGGATTTCAAGTATAAAGGTATTTGTGAGAAAATTGTTCAAGTAAGCAAAGAACATATTATTATGCTTAATAATTATTTAGATGAAAATACTGAAAAATTAGTTGATGATGAGGTGGAAAGATTGTTTAGAGAATCACGTAGTAGTGGGTTATCTCATTCATATGTTGGAAGAAAAAGAAGATGGTGGTAATTATAAAAACAGGCTTAGGAGATTAAAAATGATGTACATTTATTCTATTTATGATAGTAGTTCTGGTGAATCTTTCTTCCCCGAATTTGCACCTGATGATACTACTTATATTGAAAGAATTAAATATAGGATTAAAAATCATTCGGTATGGAAAACCCTTTATACAGAAAATCAGAAGAAATCAGGAAAATACGTATTAAGAATTAATGGTGTTTTTGTACAAAGTACAGGAATGGTTTATAACGAAAACCCTGATAATGGGATTGCTTATCCTAAAGTTTTAGCGAAATTTTCAGATTTATTTTAACAAAGTTATATAAACAGTTTTTAAAAAGCTCTTAATTAAGAGCTTTTTTATTCTAAGGGTTTTCTTGGATATTTAAAATATTTTTGATAAAAATTTTATATCAAAGTGCCCGAGGATAATATGATTATTAAACATTCAGATTTGATTAACACCCTTATTGTTTGTGTAGGAGGTTTCGGCTTTATAGCCGGTCTTTTACGCTATGTAGATGACTGGCGAGAAAAACGAAAAGAAAAACCTATTGAGTTTTCTACTTTTGAGGCATTATGGGAAGCCTTTTCAGGAGGAGCTACTGCAATAGGTGTATTTTGGATATTACAAGGTTACGAAGTCAACGCTTTAGCGGCTTGTGGAATTTCTTTTATGGCCGCTTATCTTGGGGTAAGGACTTTAACTTACTATCTTAAAAAATTTATAGACAACCGATTAGGAAAAGTATGAAACTATTATTAAATGAATGGTCGATAAGATTAGGCCGAGCTACAGCTATTGCTATTGCTATTTGTTTTGGATTTTTACTAGGTTATTATTACTGCGAACGCTCTATCATGTTTGATGATATTAAACACGGTATTTATATGAATGAACAAGCTATTCAGAAAAATACTGAGATGATTAAGCAAATTTATAAAAAATATGAAAAATAATTCAAAAAAGTCCTCTTAAGAGGACTTTTAATGTTATGAAATACCGGTTGCAATGTAAAAACAATATTTCTCATATAAGCTTCCATTTTTTAAGAAGATCTGTAGTATATTCTTCTAATTCTTCCTTTGTTCTGCATACCTTCACAGTCGGATTATTTTTAGCGTGTCTTAAAATCTCTTGAGAACGCTCTTGAGACATAGGAAGAACTCCCGGAGGGAGAGATGCTTTAATTTGTTTCTTATTCATAATAATCTCCTTCTATTACTTTTATTTTATTCCGTTTTTATTTTATCTCGTTTTTATTCATATATCAATAAAATTTTATATATGAAGGCAAAAAAGAGTCTTTAATTCTATCCCAAGAGGCTATTCAATCAAGCCAACAAGAATTAAGTAAAAAGGGCTCAAATACCAATTAGTAGGAGACAGCCTTCAGTCTCCTACTATCTACATTCTTCAATAGCCATAGAACATAGGGCATCTACTCTATTATTATATTTATTTTCTTCGTGTCCTTTTACCCATAAAAATTCTATTTGGTGGATTTCGGAGAGTTTAAGAATTTCTTCCCATAAATCCCGATTGGCAACCTTTTTTCTATCTTTAGTTTTCCAACCATTTGCAATCCAATTTTTAATCCAAACGGTCATTCCTTTAACTACATATTCACTATCACTGTAAAGCTTTACTTTACAGGGTTTCTTTAAAGCCTGCAATGCTTTGATTACTGCAGTTAATTCCATCTTGTTATTAGTAGTATTTTGAGACACTCCATATAATTCTTTAGAATGTTCTCCGCACATTAAAAGACAAGCCCATGCTCCTAATTTAACATGAGATTTATAACCGCCATCGGTATAAATAATTACTGATTGCATGATTTTAATTGCCAAGAGGAAATAAATTTAGGTGGATAGAATTGAGAAAATTGATTAATCGAACCATCAGCTCGAAACGAGGAGGCTCGGAATATAATTGCCTTGTGTAATTTGATAAGATTTTCTTCAAGAATTTCCGGAGACCTTTTACGTGCATTTTTTAAGAAAAAGATATCCTCTGAAACACTAATTATACCAACATCCTTATTATCTAAATCTTCTTTTATTCTATTTGCCAACTCATTACCGGCTACAAAATAGAATTTGTTACACCAATCCAAATAATAAGGCCATTTTTTATCACTCTTATAATCTTCCCATGAGGATTTTGTTTCTAAAATAATAACTTCGTCTTTGCTATTTAAGCAAAGGATATCTGCCCTCTTACATCCAAATCTATAAGAGCTATTTAATTTAGGTAAACCTACTTCTTTGAATACTGCATAATTTTTAGCAGCGTAATAAGAACCTACTACCCTTGAAAGAAAATAAATTCTATCTTTTTTATTTGCTGGAAGTTGGTGCTTAATTATACTATTCCTTGCACCCATAAAAACCTAAATTTTTAATAATTTTCACAACTTTACCATAACGCTTGAAAGTTTCAAGCGTATTAGGATAACACCACTCACCGTTATGCCATACTAACTCTATTTCCATTTCAGTGTAAACAATTCTACATAAACATAAATATTTATGATTTTCTTGTATTTCTATTTCCATATCAATATTCTTATATTTTTGAATTGTGACGTTTCTATTCTTTTTTAGTTTAGCGAAGAAGTTAACTAAGGTCGCCAAAACTCATATATGTTAGTATATTTTTGTTTAGAAAAAAGAGAAAAGTTAATCTGTTTATTCATATAAAACCGAATTATTTCATAGTCGTCTTCTTTTTCAGGGTATAGATTAAAAGGTTTTATATATTTAAGTTTTTTAAGTAACTTATTATATTTATAAACATCCTCATGTGTACATGGTAGCCAAAATTCCAACTTATCCAACACTCTCATATCTAGATACAACCTATTATCCTCTGATAACATTTTATCTAAATCGTTAGAAGATAATTTCAAGCAAGGTATGACGTCTTTATCTGCATAGGTAGATATAGTTTCTACAGATAGATCCTTTATAGTAAAAAATTCTCTACCCTCTGTGTACATACTTTTAATAGGAAAATCTATATAAAGATATGCAAAAATATCTTCCTCTAATTGGTACATATACGTATATAGAGTTTGCATAGCTTCACAAACATGCATATTCTTTTTAGCAATACCGCACTTCATGTTACAGTGCTTATAACAAATACAATTTGTACAATAGCTTTTTATATTTTCCTTAGCTAAAGCTATTTTCTCTCCTATCTTTGTAATATTACCTTCTACTATTTCATCGGAGTATTTGCATAGATGAAAACCCCTATCAGATATTGCTAAAGTATTTATACCATTCATGCAAGTAAAAGATCTGCACATTTTTTTAGCAAAATCTACTTCGGGTGTGTTGAAAGATTTTTTAATGCAATCCGAATAAACTTTCTCATAAAGATTTTGACAAAAACTTTCCCAACCATCGTCAAATTCAGCAGATGAATATTTAAATAAATAGTTTATATCTTTATAAAGCTCTTTTTTACTTTTCCAAAGAATGGGTAAAAGTTTATATGTAGCGTTGCTTATATAAAACGTATTATCATATTTGACTACACTACCTTTTACTCCGATATCTTGAGATACTGTAATTTGTGTAGGAAATTTTTTAGAGATTCTTGGTCTTTTATTTTGAAGACTTTGTATATATTTTACCTGATCTTCTTTCAAAGGTGACAATATCTGAAAATTAGTAATATCAATATCGGTAATCATAGGTTTCTATAAGCATTATTGACAAAATTAACTATTTCCATACATTTACAAGAAAACTCATTGGCACATTGAGGTGCCATAGTACAACAGTTTCTAGCAGAACACTTTCTATTTACACAAAAATTATTATCACCGCTTTCTTTTATCTTTTCAAGAATTTCTTCCCTTGTATTATAAACAGTACCATATTTTCTTAATGTAGAAATAGAAGCAACAGAGCCATCTAATAAAACATTTAAACCAAGCATTCTATGACTACTTAAAATAAGATGGGGATTGTATCTATAATACTCGGGTACTGTATCAACAAATTCCATATAAGACTTTTGAAAAAGATCGTAATCAAAGTCTTTTACTAAATGCTCATTACCAGCAAAAGCGAACATAGGAAAAGCATTATAACATAGCTTTTCGACGTTAGGTAAATGACTAATAACGTATCTATAGTTCTCCATGACATCGGGATTACAACTTGCCATTAGGTTATAGATACGCATACGTTTTACTTTATTTAAGCATTTAACGATATAAGGGTTTTCTAATACGTCTATACCCTTTAAGTATTTTGCTCCAACACCTTCGTGGGAAAAATGCAATTCTCCATTATTTTCATTTAACCAATCGACAAATTCCTCTGTTAATAAGGTACCGTTTGTCATTACAGTAAAATGAATATTCGGATGTACTAAAGAACGTATCTCTTTTATTCTGTCTATATAAAGGAGTGGCTCACCCCCGTTCATAACAACTGCTTCTGTTGTTTTAGGAGAAAGCCACTGTAGATACTCACGAATAATAGGAGTTAGCTTTGGTTCTCTTATCTTTCCTGCTTTTCTCATGCAATATAAACATTTTACATTGCAAGCCATCCCGATAGGAATACAAACTCTTCGAGGTATATATTTAAACATTTATTGTACTCGTTTCCAACAATAGAAAACTTCATAAGGTGGCATATTATTATGAGGCTGATTTCCGCCGTTTGAGTTCATGCTCCACTGATTGCCATTCCAATAATTTTCGTTATTATTAAAATCTTTATTCATTAATGGACTAGACCAAGTATTACCTGCTTCATCGTATGAATGAGCGTAAGCAACATTAATAAAATCTACATATTGTTGATGTTTATGTGCAGGCATCTCGTCAACAGTTAGAACATGAGTAGCTTCGCCACCTGTTTGTCCTTGAGTATATTTATCACCTGCGGCTAATACGAAAACATCTTTTACTTGTTCCCACTGCCCCCCCCCAATAGGGTAGAAGGATTCGCAGGATTATCCGTCCAATACAAACTACCTATTGGATAACACTTATTTAAGATAAAGTTAGAAAGCTCTTCTAATGAAATAGGAGTATTAGTCTGCATAATTTATATCTAATAAAGGTAATTCTTCGATAAGTTCTTGAGATGTAGGAACAGACCTCGTGCCCGCTAAACATTCATCTAAAACCTGATAGCACTTTTGCCATACAGCGGAACGCCATGTACGAAAGGCAGCACCTTCTTTATCAAACTTTTCTACACCACTATTAAAATAAGAGCATACAGATAAACAATTATCATAGTTCAGTTCCTGAGCTTTTTTATCCATATATTCCTGTACAGCGTCTACCAGCTTTTTTTGAATCTCAGCAGGAGAAGGGGGAACTTCATAGTTTTCAATCGTTACTCCTAATGCTTCCCATCCCTCTACACTAGTTGGATTACCAAAGGCTTTATTATCTTGAGCCAAAGCTCTGCGTAAATCAGCTAATGAAAAGTAGGTAACATTATTATAAATATATTTTTTCATACATATTCCTTTTCAAATAATGCATTAAAATCAACCGAATACTTCTTTTCTAAGTTTTTAAAGAAAGCATACATTCGTTTTGCAATAATACATTCGTGATTGGTAGTGTTTTTAAAACAAGTATTTCTGCATACATTAAATATCTTACAATGTTTACATTTATCAGGTACTTGTTTCTCTAATTTTTCTACGTCAAATCCTGTATAAATATCACCATAATATTCATTCGTATAAGGACATCCTAAAAACCGTCCGTCTAGCGTTAATGTAACTACTTTAGAACAAGCACATGAAACACCATAAGTAGAAGTTTTAGGAAAATACCATTTTTGTAAAGATCTATTTAATGTGAATTTATCTATAAAATAGTTATCTTTTAAATAATACTGCAATTGTTCTTCTATAGTTTCTTGCATAGAAGAAAGGTATTTCTCTACATCTTCTTGTGTACGTACAACATCAGCATTCTCTATCTCATGTATGAAGTTCGCACATATACTACCATCATTACATACATTACGTAAATGATAATCTTTAATAAGGGTATCTACATCTTTTTGAATATCTTTTACGCTTAAAGAACCCGAAGTATAGCAACTAAATGATAGACTTCTTAAATAACGAGCCAATTCCCATCGGGGTAAATAAGCATTGTCTCTTCCTGATTCTTTACCATCAAAAGATATAACTACATTAAAGAAATTATCGTTGAAAAAATCAACTGTATCCATATCAAGGAGAGTACCATTAGTCACTGTCTTAAACATATATTTATAAAAGCTAAGATGACTAACTATTTCTTTAATAGTATCAATATAAAGAAGAGGTTCGCCTCCGTTGAAATTAATACTTCTTAAATTATTACAACCTTTTATCCATCGAATAATATCAGGATTGTACTTATACTCAGGAATGGAACAATGGCAATGTTTACATTTTAAATTACAATCACCTCCGAGTTTAATCATAAGTTTTTCAACAGAGGGACTAGGTACAACTTCTTTTTGTATATTCATATATTTCTTCTAATATAGAACAGTTAAAGGGTGTTGCTAAAGTAACGAATCTATTACATCTATCTCTTATTTTGCAATCTTTATTTATACAATATCTAACACACTTTTCTTTTAATACTTTTTCTTTAATAGATTCATATTTATCTAAAACAGTACCATATTTATGGAGATAGCCCATATCAACAACATCCCCATTAGGAAGGATGTTTAATCCGAGAGAAGGTTTTTCTCCATTTCTATTATATGCCCAATACCTAGGAGTAATTTCATACACCGCATTCCAAGTTTCAACATACTCTTTTATATTAAAATCTTTGATTAAATCCTCATTATTTATAGAATAAACTACATTAGGAGTATACCTAAAGTCATCACGTTTTAGTTTACGTACAATATGTTTATAAATATCTAGACAATTGGTATTGTATTTTGTAATAACACTGTTTATGCGTAAGCATTCAATCTGTTTTATAAGAGAAAGTAATTTATCGTCTTCTAAAATATCTACACCACGTAAATATTTTGATACTTTACCATCATACGATAAATGAATTTCTATCTTATTCTTATTAATCCAATCAACATATTCTTGAGTAAGATAAACACCACTAGTCATTATCTTTTTATGGATTTTAGGATTAGCATATTGAAATAGCTCTTTTATTTTATCCATATAAAGAAAAGGCTCTCCACCGGAGGCTACTACAGCATGAGTTTTAGACGGATTAAGGGTTTGTAAAAACTCATGCATTAAAGAATTAAATGCAGGTATTTTAGGCTTATTCCATTCTCTATAACAATACTTACATTTTAAGTTACATGCAACACCAAGAGGAACACAAACCCTTGATAGTTCTATAAATTTGTTTTCCATTTACATATTATTTACCAAAAACAAAAATATTTATTTCTGTAATTTCTGGTCTAGCAGAAGCGAGAGTAGTGAAGTCAAAAGTAAAGTACCTTGCAGTTTTAGCATAAACTCCATAAATCTCTGTTCCTCTACCTCCAGCCTCTGCACTTATTAAAGGAATATAATTACTATTAGATAAAGTATTAGTAAAATGACATTTAAAAGTAATATTAGAATCGGTTAATAGACTAACTTCTTCTAACCTTAATATATTATAGCTATTAAGTATTTGTATATCGTTTATAACATTATCAGTGTAAGTTATTTTTATAAAGCCATAGGCTAAAACCTGCCCCCCCCCAATGCTTTGCTAATTAAAGCATTAGCCTTTAATTCCGCCCTTTTATCAATTAAGGTAGTTAATTGATCTAGTGTGATTGGTGTATTTATTTCCATATAATTCCTTTATACATTGCTCGCTTTAGTAGCCTTTTTAGTAAGATCCCAATAAGCAACTTCATAAGTAGTTCCAGGTGTTGTATTAGTAGCAGGAATTTCTGCCCATAAACGCATGCGATTATCGGGTACAACGTCTATATGACAATTTATCTTAGTATTGTTCAATCCGAATAAGATTACTTCGCCACCTTCTGAATTATCTCTTACGCCTATTTTATTAGAGGCTTCTATATAATTCGCTCTTATTTCATTATCAACAGTTAAATTGCCTGTAACTCTTGCCCCCCCCAAAGTAACTGAGTTATTCTTTAAATATTCAACCATAGTGCTTATAATAAGCTCTTTAAGATCATTAGCTGTTATGGGATTTGTTGTAATCATAATGTCTCCAAATTTCGTTTATAGTATTGTAGGAATTTCCTGTACTACACAAATTTTTCCAGATACTATTCCTCACAAGGTTCAATATTATCAATAATAGTTTCTGTAAGATGGAACCAAACCCCTGCAAAAATAGCTCCCCATAGCAAGCGTTCATTTTTACACGTGATATGATGTTCTCTATGATCTAAATAAGGACATCCACCACGACATCCTGATAATGCAAAACAATCTTTACAATTAGGACGCAAACTCCAATGTAAAAAGGCGTCATTAGCAATATTGTCGTAATCTGCTATGTTACCTATTTTAAAATCAACAGGATCACAATTTTGACAACTCAGCACATCACCCTTTAAAGTGACTGCTAAGACTTGATTACTAGTAGATTCACATTTTGCAGAAATACTATTAGCAGGTTTTGCATAAACTAACCATTCCAATAAGCGTATAGCTCTTTGTTGAATAGAATGCCACACAGGGTTATCCCATTGTGATGTAATTATCTCAAAAATCTGCTGAGTTAAGATATCTCGTTTCTGTTTATCAAAAATCATTAGACTTTGAGAATCACTATGATAATTAACAATACCCTCAAAGCCAAAGGAAACTCTTTCATCAAACTTTTTGAAAAATTCTGCTATCTTATAAAGATCGTAATTAGCAGGAGAGATAACCACATTAAATCCCATTGGATTTTCAGCTTCGATACTTTTATCTAAAAGATATTTCCATATCTCTACCATCTTAGGATCATTCATAGGATCATCTTTGTTTCTAAGATGAAAACCAGGCCCATCGTGAGAGATAGTAATGTGGACATTATATTTTAAGAAAAAGTCTATCTTCTCTTTATCCAAAAGAGAACCATTAGTAACGATACTAATAAAAGCCTTTTTCCAACGATTTCTTAGTTTAGGGATTAAATACTTTAGTACCTTGTAATAGACTAAAGGCTCTCCGCCCCATAATTCAATCCTACCCTTATTCCACAACAAAATATTTTGTTCGTCAATTGTATCGAAGAATTTATCAACATCAACTTCGGTGGGATATTTAGAAGTATCATTTATTCTATTAGAGGCTTGAGAACAATAAGCACAAGAATAATTACACTTAAGACCAAGTTGAATTTTTAAAGCATTTAACTTACGCTGTTTTTTAAGAGGATTCTTCGGAGAGAAAACTTCTTTCTTCTCCATATAAGGTTGTTTAATACCTTCAAACTTTTTATCTGTCCAAAAATACAAACGTCTTTTATCAGAATTTTTTACAGCGTTTGTTATATTATCATAATAAAAGACTTCTTTTTCACCATCTACAGTGTGTGCATTTATTTTAAATAGCATAGTTAGATTAAAGTAATTTGTACAGGATTTAAAGAAGAGGGGAATTTAACATCCATGCTAAATCTCAACACATCACCTACTTTATATTGAGAAGTAGGTATAGAAATACTCCCAATTCCGTTTACAATATTTACGGCATAAGTCGTATTTGCATAACCATCACATATTATGGTAATAAAAATAGTTCGGTTAATTGAAGTATCTAAATAGGCATTGTTAAAAGATGTCGGACGTATAGTATCTATGGAAGCATTAAAACACCATGTAGACATAGTGAGTTCAAAGGAATCTCCATAAGTAACTTCCGAAGATTCTATTTCAGGTATACAATACAAGGAAGTTATATCCATGTAATTACCTTCAGTGTGATTTAAAATCTGTTCTTCGGGTGATACTACATGGGAAATAGGAATATTAGTAATTACATTTTCCTGTGTAGTACCATATAGTGTATAACAGCAATTTGTTAAACTCTGTTCTTTAGTAAATGAGTGAATAATAACTAAGGGTTTTAATCCAAAGTAAGTAAAATAAAGAGCGGGTTTTTGGAAATAAGATGTATCAGATCTTGTATCTATACTTGTAGCCAAAGATATATTATTCTGATTAGTTACACCAAACAAAATTTGTTTACCAAATTTTTGAGAATCACTCTGCTTTGTTTTATCAAACTGTCTTTCTCCTGCTAAATACCAAAATTTATCTTTGTATTCAATAATTTTCTCAGTACCATCACTAAGAATATTAGTAGTATAAATATCTTCTAAAGAAAGATTAGCTTGAGGTGTAGAATCCTCGGGATTAAAAGAAGCCCATACTCGAATAATCAATTTGTTTTCATCAACAAAATATTGATAAACATTATCGTATTCGGTTGATTCACTATTATAAATGTATAGAACAGGATATATCATATTAATACACCTTTTATATCAATAAAAGTAACTTGAGGATTATTATCTGATATTGTTAAAACAATTGGCTTATCAGAGGTACTGTAAGAAGCGGATATAGAAAAGTTTTCGTTTGACCATGCTATAGTACCATCAGAGGGCATTACTTTATTAGTAACAGCAGGTGAAACTAAAGCAGGATAATTTAGATTAGTACCTGCAAGGAAATTATCTCTTTGCTCTTCTGTAAAGTTAGTTTTAGCAACAGATAGTATAGATAAATACAGAGATAACTTTAAAGGTACTTTATTGATAAAAGAACTAAAAGTAGAATTGTAATCTATCTTACAAGCCCATGTATTAGGCATAGATTCAGGTACAGTGAGATGACAACAATTAAAAGAATATACTTTATTGGTAAAAGCCTCGGATTCCCAAATAATGAACCGCGAGGCTAAAAATTCGTGACTTTTTAAAGAATCAATTTGATAGGCTTTATTATTGAGAGTAATCAGTTTTAAAGCACTTTGTCCTGAAATACTATCTAATGCAACATATTTTTCTTCAAACCTAAGACTATTGGCTACATAGATACTATCAGGATTTTCAGAAGGAGGCGTACCTTTATATATCTTCATAATTAACCATCCGTATCGCTATCCCCACAAGTACAGTCGCAGTTGCAATCACAATTACAGTTACAGTTAGTATAATACCTATACACATAAATGCATTGACGATACTGTGAACAATGGACTTGGGAGCATTGTACGTTAGAACATTTTACCTGATTACATTGAACTTGGTTACACTGTTTATCAGAACAATGAACAGCAACTGTTGATATAGTGTTAGAGGCTTTTATCTCTTCAAAAGAAATTGGTGCTAGAAAAAGATTAAAAGATTGGTTTTTATCGAAAGAAAATACAGCCGAATCTGTAGTTTCATCATAAGATATTTTTGACATAATTACGTATAATTTTGACAATCATAACAGTTATAGCAATTCACGCATAAAGTATTCGTTTTATCACATTTACCTGATTGATGTTTACAATTATTACATTCTAAACAATTAGCCGTGCACCTACCGCTACATTGCACGGTTGTACACTGAACGGTATTACATTGTACTGTCGTACAATCTATTGTCGTACAATGAATAGTATTACATTCTACTGTAACAGGTGTACAATAAACAGCAGAAGAAATAACTAAATCAGAAGGTAAAGATCCATTTACAGTAATAGTACCTAATGTTAAATCAAAGTCATAAGCAATATCATCACTACCGAATTTATAGATACGTAAACTTTCCTCATTAACCTGATCTATTCGGAGTTTACTCATGATTTTCTAGCTCTCTGATTCTATGTTCTAAATTATTAACCTTATTTACCAATAAGGCAACTATGGCGTTATAATCTATTTTTAAAATATTATTTTGTTCTGAAACAGCTTGCGGACAAATTTTTTGAACATCTTGAGCTACAAGACCTATTTTATCAACATTAGAATTTTTAAAATTATAAGTATAGGCTTTCAAAGAAGAAATATCAATATCAGATAAAACTTTAAGATTTTCTTTTAATCTACCATCAGAGGTTATTATAACGCTTTCAGCAGATAAAGATCCTCCTACAACTACATCTTCAGTAATAAAAGCGCTGTTATTGGTAATATTGACTTCCCATTCTGTCCAAGTAACCCCGCTGTCCATGGAAAATCGAGCATAAGTTTTTGTATTATTATTAGTACTATCAATAATTCTTATTAATTGATAAATATTAGTACTATCTTTTACCCTAGAAACTTCTAAAACTCCGGCAAATCCTTCTGCTGGTCCATTAGTTTGACCGGCAGAATCTATCCAATATCTTCCAGAGGTTAAAACTGTGTTTAAATCACAATTTGTTAAAGAGGGTAAATCACCGATTTGGCCTCTTTCGCTAGCAAGATCCTCGTAATCTCCATTAATAGCAACGTCAATTACTTTTAATTTTCTTACATTATTAGAAATAATAGTATCTGTCATGTCTTTTCCTATTGAGCAATAGTATTAGGAAAATTTATTTGAATATCTTTTACTTGTTTTATTGTGGTAGCATTGGAAATACTTTCTTCATATTGCCATTTTAAAAGATAATAAGCAGAACCACTTCTAGCAATTTCAGCTTGCATTTGTTTTAAATGGTCTTTATTAACTTCATGAAATTCATTATTAAAATCTCGGAAAACAACAGTTTCTTTTCCGGAAACTTCCAATTCATTAATCAATCCTATTATATTAATAATAGAAGTTTCATTAGCATTGATAGGAAAACCATAAGAACTGTTTACGTAAATATTGCTGCTATTACGAATTTCTTTAAAAGCTTGTTCTAAAATACCCTTTTTAATATTTTTTTCAACTTCTAAAGAAATAGAGGGATCTTCTACCTCGTAAGTAACTCCATAACTAAGCCATTCTTCTTCAGTAGCTGGTATTCCAAAGATTTGAATATTATTTTCTCTTAAAGCTTTATAAAGATCAGTTAAAGAAGTATATTCTTTATTGTCATATTTATATATAATCATATCATTCCTCTGTAGAAAGAATATTAATTACTTCTTCAACAGTATATCCTAATTCAAGAAGTTTACAATGAGAATCTTGTTTCCAAAGATATAAAGATTTTATTCCTGTTTGAGGATCAGCAAGAACTTTTTGAACAAAATTTTGCTCAATTATTTCATCCTCTTCTAATACTCTTTCAAAAAACCAATTATATTGGGTTTCTAAAAGATTATTAAAATCTTTTTCCCATAAATTTCTAGGAAAATTTTGTCTGACAAATTCATAATCAGATTTAGTTGCTAATATTCTAGGATATTCCATAATTAAGAAAAAGTGTAATAGGAATTGCCATCCTTTGACTTTCCATTTCTAATAAAAGCAACGAAGGGTAATTCCTCTTTATATTGAATTAATTGCCTTATAAGTACTTTACTAGACGTAAAAGTAATGTAAAGCGCGTCTTTATATTTGAATTGTATTTGAGCGCAATTATCAGAATATTTAGTTTTTGTAATTCTATAGGCGAGTATCTCAACTTCTTTGGAACATACTTTACTTATAGGTATTTTCTTTCCTTCTAAATTTCGCTCTTTACAAAAATCTGAAAATCTTTTCAAAGTAATTCTTTTAATTTATCTAACTGAAGAGTATTTTTAAAATTATAGGAATTGGCATGTTTTAACCAACCTTCGGCACTAGCAATTTGAGATCTTGCTCTTTCTTTAGAAAGTTTACCGTTTAAAATTCTTTCTTCTATATGAGACATTCTTTTACGAATCCTTTTAGCGGTAGATTTACGTACTAAAATATAATTAGTAAAATGCCTATAACCAAGGAAATCAACTCCTTGAGATACTGGGAATATCTCTTTCTTACTTAATACTAATTTCAAACTATCTAAAATCGGTATGATCTTATTAAGATAATTTCTTAATTCTTCTTTAGAATCTGAAAAGAAAACGAAATCATCACAATACCGTATATAGGCTTTACAATGTAAAGAATGTTTTACAAACATATCTAATTCGTTTAGATACAAATTACCAAACCATTGAGATAAATAATTTCCAATAGGGACATTCTTATTACCTTCAATGCTATCTATAATTGTATCCAATAAAACTAGAAGTTTTTCATCCTTTATTTTCTTACGAATAATATTCTTTAAAATATTATGATTTACACTCGGGTAGAATTTTGAAATATCACACTTCAAACAGTATTTGTACTTACGTATAAATTCCATACACCGTTTGCTTCCTGCGTGCTGTCCTTTACCTTTTCTACAAGAATAAGAATCTGAAATAAAAAGATTATCCCAAATATCTTCAACTATATTGATAACGGCATGATGGACAATACGATCAGGAAAGAAAGGCAATATATAAATAAGGCGTTGTTTAGGTTCATAAACTGTTTTATAACGATACTTAGAATTTTTAAAACCATTTATCAAAATATCATGCAGTTTATGTACAGCTTTATCAGGATTTCTCAAAACCTTTTTAACACCGGCTTTTCTTTTCTTACCACGAGAGGCATTCTTTAAAGCAAGATACAAATTCTCATAAGAGATAATCTTTTCCCACAAATTACCATGTCTCTTCATAAAATGTGTAAAGACGTTCACATAAGTTACTAGCCCAACACTCTCCCATTTGTGTATTTTCCTACATAACGTAAGACAGCTTATAAATCCAGCCTAGGGTTTGGCACAGAAACCTTAGTATCGAAACCAACCGAGCTGAATTGTTCGACCAGCTATTCGCTGAGAAATTGTTGCAATTCACAGCTCGCGAGCCGCAATTAGACCTATCGTCCTAGTTGCCTCCAAGTAGAGCCTGACGAAGAAGCCCATTGCAAGAATATGACTTATAAGCTAATATTAAATTTTTATAAAACTAAATCTTCACAATACCCTATTACCTGATATTTATCTATATCATAATCAGCTAACACTTTCCCGTTTATAATATTTATAAAAAGGTGTTTTATAACAATTGTATTTTCGTAATCTTTTAAATAAAGATAAACTTTATGACCATATAAACGAGTAGGTATTTCATCTAAAGAATTTAACTTAAATACCTTATTTATTCTTTCATTTTCATTATTTGAAGCGAAAATTGTTTTATCTTGTTGTTCTTTTCTTTCCTTGAAAGGAAATTTTTGTCTTCTTATATACTTATTAAGAGTTTCAGGATTTTCAAGATCTATAACATCCCAAGGAGTTAATTCCTTTTCTAAAGTAATGTACATATTTATTTCCTTTAAGTTACTTTTAAAATATTTACATTTTTAATTTTGGGAGGCTTACGCCTCCCTCAGCCTTCGCTTCGCTACGGCTCGGGTTGAGCGAGCTCCGCTCGCCGGTTAGTCTTCCAATCGGCCAATCTTCCCGTCGAGCCATCTTTTTGTAGGGAGGAACTTTTAGACCCTAGGACTCGAAACCAACCGAGCTGAATCGGCCGACCAGCCATCCGCCGAGAAAAGGCGGCAATGCACAGCCCGCGAGCCGCAATAAGACCCATCGACCCAGCTGCCCCCAAGCAGAGCCCGACGAAGAAGCCCACCGCAAGAACCATATTGTTGAGAATCAAAAGCAGGATTATAAACAGATTCCTTATACCAAGCGTAATTATCTAAATAATATCGCATATTACCTTCAGTATAAGTAGCTTCTCCTGCATTGTTTCTCCATATAGAACTTGTTGTAGGAGACGTAGCTCCACCTTCAAATAGTGTTCTACTCCATTGCCATAAAACACCACAACAATCTTCTAATCCATAATTAGAAATCATTCTGCGTCCAGCAGTATCAACATGACCTCCTGCTGTATTAGGATCGGAAGCTCCATTAATAGAAGTACCTTCATTACTGCCTTTAGCAACTACAGTAAATTCATCATAGCTAATTAATTCTTTCTTAGATAAAGCGGCATATTCTGCAAATTTACTTCCGTTAAAAGAAGGAGAAGAAGCTCCGTCAGCAATAACGCCTTGATATTTAGAAATTAACTTACTTCCATTCCAAGACGGCAAATATATATCTACCCATTTTCCAATTTCAGGAACCCATATCATCCCTTCGGGATCAGAAATAGGACGATGTGATAATGTCCATATACTATTAGGAATAACAGCTCCCGCGGTATAACCTGATAATGAATGTCCTGAGATAGTTCCTACATCAACGCATAAGCAGTGAAAACCTCCTATTAGCTTTCCTTCCGAAAAATCACTAGGTAAAATAGAGGATAAAGATAATGCGTATATTAATTCACCCGTTGAAGAATATCCTACCCAAATATAAATATCTTTACCTGCTCTATCGGTAGTAGAAATAGTTAAAGGTACTGTTGTATTTTCAGAAAAATAAGCGTAGTTACTATTTATCTTAATACAAGTTCCTTTTGGTATTTGAATACCGCCTGAAACTATTGTGGGAACGGACGGAAAATAATAATCTATTAAAATATCTTTTCTTATCCAGCTATCATAGGAGGTACCATTATAATTTCTGTAATAAGTTTCGTCCTGTCCATTATCATTTAAGCAACGTAAATACTGTACTACGGTATCTCCGTTCTTATAAACGGATAAAATAGCCTTAGATATAGTTTTTCCTAAAATGGAAACGTTTTCTACAAAATAAGTTCCTGTTTTTGTAATGGTTAAATCCGTAATAGTTGGAATATCACCAATTTGACCACGAGCAGAAGCTAAGTCATCTAAGTCACCCTCGATAGCAACATCGTAGGCAATAGCTTTTTGAAGATTACCGCTTTCCACGGTGATACCATCACCTTCACCTGCAGAAATTCTTCTAATGGCGTCTCCTGCCTGAGAAAGACCTGTAATATTCTCACCTCTTTCTTCTAAAGCTTCGGTAATATCAAGAGAAGTATTAGCTAAATTTTGTAAACTGCCTTCAAGGTTTTTAACTGTCATAATATTTTCGCAAAAAATTAATATAAAAAATCTTTATTCTTTTATATTTTTACTAAATAAAAGAATTTCATCCTCGGTTAAATCTCGAGGAGCACTAAAGAAACCCATTTCAATTGCCTGTCTGCAGGAAACATAATAAATATCAGTTTCTTTCTTGTAATTAAGAATATTTTTAAGTCGGGCTCCCTTTTGTACAATAACTGCACTACGAGTACGATACCCTGTAGTAGGCCCTACAATATATTTAGAATAATATTTTGCGTCTTCCGGACTAGTTAGAAAAACCATAAATTTAGGATATTTAGGAGCAGATAATCCATAAAAACAAAAATATCCTTCTTTTTTAGCTCGTACTAATAATTTTTCCCAAAGACGAACTCCAAAAGAGCTTTGCAAAAGATCCGAAGCTAAAAAGGTATCGATATAATCCTCTTTCAACAGCTTCATTAAAAAATTCACTCCAAAATTTGGAATATTTAAAGAATTTTCCTTAACAATAAGAGATTGACAAAGCCCATTCTTACGATACATATCGTTTCTAGGTTCAATATTTCTTAATATTGAATTAAAAACAATCCTATCAGAAATATAAGGATCATTATTATCAAAGCATAAAAAAGTGGTATCGGAATATCCTTTTTGTACATAAACGTCCTGTCCTCCTATTGTAAAAGCCAGTTCGGTATTGTTATTGTAAGGATAATACTCTTCATATGCCCTAGGGCCTAAAGATAATCTTCTAAAAACTTCAATCTCACGATCCTGTTCCTGAGGATTCATGAGTTGAGGCATGCTTTTTATTTTCATAATTTCTTTCAAAAAATAATTATGAAATAAAATTTTTTAGATATCTGAGGTTAAATCCTTTTCAGGTCTCCTCCTCTTATTACTAACTTCCATATCTAAAGAGTCTTGAGGTATATCTTCTACTCTCATTTTAGCATAGTTAAATTTAAGCAAAAAAGGAAAAGCCTGAGCATTACGTGATTTAGGTTGATCAATCTTAATAATACCACTTTCTTTGGTTTCCTGATTACCCGTCCAAATCCAACTTACATTACTATTATGACAAATAATATCATTAGCAATGTAGGCATTAACCTTAGGAACAGTAATATCAAAAACCGGATGCTGTCCTACCGGTTTAATAGTTTCAATAGCAACTAGTCTTCCATTAGAAACAGTAAGAAGATCATTTTCTTTAAGACTTCCTAGAGCAATCCATTCAACTCCTTTTTTCCCTTTTGCTAAAAATTTATGAGAGGCTGTACATGTTATTTTACTACCGTTTTTTAAAACAACTTTGTAAACCTCTCTAATACCATTATAATGAACATGAGAAACTTCTCGGTATTTTCCTTTAATAAAAACCTTTATTCCTCTAACACTTTTACTAAAAGGTTCGCTATCTTGAGGAACCGGAGGTAATAAACTATCTATACGAATTTTTCCATGATCAGTATCAATCAAAGTACTTCCAACTACACAGTGTTCCGAAATAGATTTAGCATAACGAATACTACCATCCTCATTAACTTGGCATAACAAGATATTTACCCTCTTTTCATTATCTGCATTAATTTTCGCCTGACGAGCAATTGCTCCTAAACGTAACCATTGATCATCCCCATCTAAACCTTTTAATAAAGAAATATAATCTACTATACAAACATCCGGATTTAAAGAGGTAACCGCTGCAAAAATTTCTCCAATGTCTACATCTTCATTAGGTTTAAATACAGTTAATCGACCTCCAAGGTCTTTCAATTCCTTTGTCCATTCTAAATATTTATTTTGGCAAGTCTCTTTTTCTTCTTGCGAAAGCTTTCCCTGAATTAAGCTACTTAAAGGAACATCACATACATTGGCCATAATACGATAAGTCATTTCCTGTTTACTCATTTCAAGGGGAACGATCACGACTTTATATCCCTTACTAGCCATTTTAATGGCCAAATCTCCTGCTAAAAGAGATTTACCCATACCACTATTTGCACCTATCGTTACTAAACCCTGTCTTGGTAAACCCCCGGAAACACTATCAAAGGCTTCATATCCGGTAGGAATTAAAGCATCTGTTTGATCGTCAAATAAAAGAGAATGAACAAATTTTTTCGAATTATTTCCTTTACCGAAATTTAAAAAACTATCTTTGGTAGATTTATTAGAACGAATTATAGAAATATCCTGAGCCGTTTTTTCTAAAAGATTATCTAATTGAATACCCTTATTATCTTGATCTAACTGTTCAGAAATATTTTTAGCAAGATCAAATAAACCTCTTAGTTGTCTATATTTATTTAAAATACCTACTGCCTTACGAGCATTTTCCGTAGTATTAATAACATCTTGACCTTGACTAATAAATTCTTTTATTTCCTTAGAAACTTCAGGATCATTAATTAGATTTGAATAAGAAGGAGCTTCTCCGGAATTTTCAATAATGGTTTTAATAGTAAAAAACGTTTGCTTTGAAATAGGATGAGAAAAATAAGACTCATCTATCATCGAAAGCAAAGTGCCGCTTATAGATTTCTCCTTGGAACATAGGCCTCTAAGAACAGCAACCTCAGCTTTGATACTTACAATTTTTGCCATTTAAATAACTTCATTAGATATGGAACAAATATTTTCGGTTTTATAGAAAATCCCATTGACAGGGATTCTGAGATAAGCCTTTGCAAAAGTAATTGGATCGGTACCTGCTCCTACAATAATACGAGGAATGTTATAATACTTAACTACCAAATCCCTAACTTTTTCCAAACGATATTTAGAAGTTTCAATACAAAGACCCGATAATACTAAAAGGGAAGGAGAATAAATATTTTCCAAATTAGAGGATTCCTTCCAAACTACACTGCTTCCTTTGTATTTATTTATAAATATATTTACAAGGTAAGCCGCAAAATATCGAGCAGGTAAATCTTCAGGAGAAGAGGTGCATACATATATTCGAGGTATTCCGCAATCTTTATTCCAATTTTCTAAAGAATTTAGTTGAAGATCTTTTTCAAAAAATTTACTAGTATCTAGAGAAGGATGATCTAAATAAAAAGTCTTAGGACGAAAATCAAAGGGTCTTTGAGACCAAGTAAACCCCGGAACAATACTTTTTAAAGCCGGAGAATTGGGTAATACTATTTTGATATTCTTTTTTTCAATTACCCGAATATTATTAGTCATATCTACCTAATGTAATTTCAAAATCTTTCTTGTTAGAAAAATATTTCTTTAGAATATTATAATCGATTTCGCTTATTTTAGGATGGAAATAAGGCATCAAAGCTTGCCAAAATTCCATCCTTAAACAACTACGTTTAACATTATAATCATCTAACAGCAGCCTAATAACCGGTTGAGGTTTGTCCTCCCATGGAGTTAATATTCTGGCAAATCTTTGACGGGCATTCGGAATATTTGCTTGAATAGAAGAATCAATAATTTCTGATGCACGGGGAATATTAATTCCGGTAGATAATAGTTTTATATTTCCTACAATAATAGGAAGTTTGTAGTTTCGAGCATCTTCAATGATTTTATCTCTTTCTTTCTTTTTAACACTACCATAGAAAGCCTTAGCAACTTCTTTTCCGGCCATTTTGTTAATAATCTCAACTTGAGATAAAATAGCTTTAACTCCGGAATAAGGTATTAAAATCATATGACCTTTTTTAATATCTTCTAAAGCAATCTTAGCAATAAGCTTTTGCCTATTTTTATCTTTCTCTAAAGGGCCTACAATATAAGCCCAAATCCCTGTATTAGAGCTTGTTTTAGAAAAATTAGTGTGTGTTAAAAGAACTTGAGGAACTAACTGTTTAACTTTAGTTTCAAAAATAATAGGCCCAACCACATGTTCTACTAAAACATACTTGCCATCTTTACGATCAGGAGTTCCGGAAAGTCCTATTTTATATTTGCAATTTATTTGACTTAATACCTGAATATACTTAGGAGCAGCACCTCCGTGAACCTCATCAATAATTACGCAACCAAACATACTCCTTATTTTCTTAAGAAGAATTTGTCCTCGTTCGCTATGAAGGGATTGTACCGTTACTAGGCAAATATCATATTTCTTAAAATCTTCATAGGTTTTACAAAAACCTATTCTTTCTTTGTCTAGTTTAGTAAATCCTTGCTGAGTAGCAGAACCTAAAAAAGTTTCTTGGAAACCTAATAACCACTCTCGCTGAGAAGCTAATATCATTGTCTTTTGTTGAATACGGCAAATAGCGGCAACTCCAATTAGGGTATTATGGGATACAAAGGTATTAGCAATAAAGTGATGATTTTTAGGAACACAAATATCATATACTCTAGTAGGAGTATTAATAACTTCTATAGAATCAATTTGATTATAAAAAATATCAGCATTCTTGGTAACCTTTACCCATTTATCATAGGCCTCTTTATCCATTTCTTTAAGCAAATCTTCATCTACATTCCTTAAACCCGCAGCAACACAATAAGAGAGTTTAAAAGAACCTTTTTTAAGAAAACGAGGATGTAACGGTCTATCATAAATATAGACTTTACGGCCATCGGATAAAGAATAATAGGCCTTTTCTTTTTTATATTTTTTATGAAGATTATTTAAAAAATCTCCAGCTTTATAATAAACATCCGTTTCATTTAAAATATCTTCTTTAATATAATACTCTTTATACAAGGTACCCAATTCTTTAATAAGAATTTGTGCTTGAGCATTTCTAATAAATAAATGATAATAATCTCTATAAATACCTGTTCCATTAGTAGCACAAGCTTTATTAGTCTTTAAATGAGAACGAACACCATAGTAAGGTAAAATCTCTTGTAATTGATGAATTAATTTTTCAGAAGCACTACATAATTCAATAGCAGTTGGAGTAATATATCCATCACAAGAAATATAAGCTCTAAGAAAAGCCGTTAAATATTTTTTATCTCCTTTTAATAAAACCTCCGGAATAGCTTTATCTTTAGCAGTACTCATAGACAAACCTATAGTTTCTTTTAAGAATTTATAAATTTGTTTACTACCCATACTTACATCGATACCGACTTCTTTAGTTCCCTTTGTAGTTATCCGTAAAGTAGCTTTAGGAAATACCTTACTAAAACATTCGGCAAAGCGTTGTCTAATTTCTTTACTATGACTGCTTACAGAAAGATTAACAGATAAGCAACCATTAGCTATCCAAAAACCTAACAGCTCTGCCAACTCCTCTGACATTTTCTTAGGCATCACTTGAGTTATTGAATTATCCCCTTTAGAGGTTTTATAGGTAGGCAATAAGTCAAAAACCGGAGTACCTTCAGGTAGCCATTGTGTACGACGAGACATAACTAAAATGTCAGATTTTGTAAGTTTTCCTAAAGGTTTCCAAGCAAAATCAAAATCATCCGTCAATACCATAACAGGATGGTTAGGAGTACCCCGAAGGGTATAACCATTTTCTGTTTTAACTAAAATAGTCCGGTCTACTACCTTACTGTATAAATGACTAACTTTACGGGTACCTTCATAGGTAGCTACTTTAATATTAGTAGAAAAAACGGATTCTTTCTTACGATTTAAAGTATATCCTTGAAATAACTTTTCAATCGGTAAGAAGCCTTGAGAAGTCATTATCATAGTACCGGACGCTACGCACTTGCCGGATCTGGGAGGAAGGCAAATTACTCCTCTTTTCTTTTTATAGATAGCTTGACAAGCTTCTTCTTGATAATCCCTTAATTTACCGGAAAATTCTATTGGTTTAATGGGATTATCTTTAGCCAAGCTTTTAAGTATAGGATGGTATTTTTGTTTTAATATTTTAGCTAAAATACGACCGGAACCGGAAGGTACGGAAAGATATTTGTGGTTACCTATAACAAGGGACTTAGATAACTCTGCCCCTCCTAAAAAGGCCGCACATTCCTGACATCTTTCACAAACCTTTCCGGTCTTTTCGTTTCTTCGAAAAATCTTTTCTTCACATTGCTCACAAGCTTTTTCTTCAAAGAAATAAAAAGAAAATTGTTTTCTTAAAAGATTTTGAGTTTCAAGGTCAAGAGAATCCTTGCGAATATAAAAAGCTTCCCTTAACCATACTTTTATATCTTTCATTTTTTTGAAATAGTTATTTCTAAATCTGCATTAGATTCTATTATTTTATTGACCGCTTTGATACCGTCAAAATAAAGAGTATTACGATTATTCCCAAAATCATCAATGACGTTTGTTAAAACTCCATTTACCGTAAATTTACTAAATTCATCCGGCCAAGTAGAGATAAGTCTTTGAGTAGATCGAGCTTTGGGTAAAGTAAAGGTACTATATTGATATTGTTTAGTAGAAATACAATTCAAAAGATAACGAAGATCTTTTTCATTTTCAATATTACCAAAGGATAAAAAACCTTTACTAAAATATCCAATTAAATAAGGATTTTCTTTAGAAAGATTTAAACAAAAATAATTATTTTCATTAGTATCCGGAACTCTTAATTTAACAAATTCGTACATTATATTATTTTTCCTTTTGTTTCACTTAATAATTTCAAACAATCCATCATATTACGAAGGGAAAAACCCGCTTGATCAATATCTTTAATAAAAGCATCCGCCATCTCTACAATGGGAGTACCTTTCTTAACATACTCTTTATACACGGCTAAGAAATCCGAAATGAAATTATTTTTTTGAGCCTCCGTTTTTAATGAAGGCTCTATAACCAAATAATTACTATAAATATGTTTAGAAATAGAACTAATTAAAGCTTCCAATAAAGCTAATCTTCTTGACAATTGAACTCGGATTTCTACCATACGAGAACGGGCAGCTAAATCTTGCAAAGAAGCTTCCATAAGAGAATTTGCAGAGTACATTTCCTTCTTACCATAAAGAGTCCGTGAAAGACGAGTACTCTGTAAGTTAATAAGTTGATCTTTATCAACTTCTAAATCGATTTTTTTATATTCTTTAAGAAAAGCATTTTTAAACTTCTTATACTTTTCATCTTCTTTAATCTTATTGCGTAACTCTTCTGACATTTTATTGAGTCTCAAAAACATGTTCTAACCACGGAGCTATCTTAGGAGAAATCGCCATAACTCCACCATTAGGAAAATTATAAAGAGTAAGATACTCTGTTTTCAATAAGCGAGTTCCTTTCTGCACTTTACCTGCATTTTGTTTTATATAGGATAATAAATATCCTCCTTCACAACGAACAGAAAGAGAAACTATAAAGAAATAACCTACCTCTTCTTCTAAATTTTTTTGTTTGACCGTATATATAGTAATAGCAGGATTATTAAAAAATACTTTCTCTAGATAAACAGAATCTGTAACATCTAAATCCTTAAGAGGTAAAAGATATCCTTCAAAAAATTTTGCAAAAATTCCACTCTTCAAAGGAATAATTAAATGTTTTGGAGAGTTGACAGAAGATAATAAGAATTTTTTGTCCGAATGTATACGTACTGAATTTCGTCGTTGACCCATTTTAACGAAACCTCTTCTCCACATTTAGCTACAGCTTCTTCAAAATAAAGTTGATCTAAACCAAAATTAACATTTTCATAATTACCATTAAAAATATTTTCACAATGACCAGCAAAGGTTCGAATTTCTAAAACAATTTTTTTAGAATTTCCTTTAAAAATAATGGAACCTCTTTCTTTAGTCTGTAAAGCCTTAGCATTAGTAAAATAAGCTAACAAATCCTCTTTCTTGAAAGAAAGAGAAGTCCCCTGAGCTTTATGAACTTCTTTAACTTTATCAATAATGATCTGACTTGGTAGATATTCCTGAGAAGGTAGAGAAACCGATACTTCACATAATTCATTAGAAACTGTAAGCTTAGTATCACTTTTTGACAAGGTAAAATTCTGTTTAGAAAATACTTCTAAAACATTCATAAATGTTTCACAGGGAATAGATAATTCTAGATTTCCCGTAATTTCTTTTGTTAAAGCAAAAGCTAAATGGTCACTTGAATAACAACATACAAAAGCATTTTTACTACTCAGTTTTACTACAAGCGGTGGATTTTCCATAATAGCGGTAGGAGTTAAAGCTACATTAGTTACCGCCTGTTTAAGCCAAGAAGCTTGTTCCGTTGTTACTTCCCAACTCTGAGTTTTTATATTTTCCTCTTCTTCAAATTCATAAGAAATAATTTCTTGAGTAGCTAAATTAATTTTAAAATTACCGGAAACAATTTTTAAAACACCTTCCTGTTCATATAGGGTAAGCTCTTTACGTCCGGCAATAGCACTTTTTAAAGCTTCGATGGAAACGCAAACACTTCCTTCTCCCTCAATACTCTCAGTAGGAACAGAATAAAAACAACGGGCTACTTCGTTAATAGCAATTAAAGAAAATTTATTCTTCTCTACCTTAAGAGTCAAAGCATTATTAAGGGGAGGAGCAATACGGGAAATATTTTTAAGAATATTAGAAAGAACGGAGCCTTGTACTTTGATCTTCATTTTAAACAATCTCTAAAGAAATATCTACATTATAACCTAAATTACCTTGTACTAAAAACCTAAAATCATAGCAACCTTTTTTGATACAACCTGCGTGTAAGAAACGAACTATCGTTGGTATATTATGATTGTTTGGTTCAGAAACATTATAAAGAAATCCTACCCTAAAATCCTTAGGTTTATCTTTTACAATAATGCTCTTAGGAGTATCGCTTGATAACTTATAATATTTTAAGGAATCTCGAAAAACTTCTAAAATATCTACATCCAAATAAGAGCAAGTTTCAAAGCGAAGTTTTTCAACTTTAAAATTCCATTTAAGATTTTTAGTATTTGGATTGGCAGGAGTTTCAGGAATATCAGAATTACCCCAATCCTCAGAACCGTAACCAATATCGGGACGATTTGCTATATTAATAGCAGGATTATTAGGATCATTTGGATTATCGGGATCCCAAGCAGTTTCTTGTGAAGACCAAATACCATCCCGAATTTGCTGAGCCCCATTACCTAAATAAGATTTAATTCCTTGCTTAAAAATCCAACAATACCACTCGGCCATTGCTCCAATGTCCTCTGCGGACAAAAACATTGAATAACCTAACCACGGACGCTTTCTTTCTTCCGATAGAGGAAATACTAAAGCCATAAATTCATCATGACCTAATCTTTCAAAAGAAGGAAAACCTTTTACTACAGTAGCTTTTAAAAATTTTCCGGGAGAAACTTCTACATCTCTATCTCCCCGAAATACCTGATTAGGAATTAGTATAACTCCATGCATTCGACCTGTTTCTTTTGTAAGAATAGGAAGAACACTTTGACAAAGGGGCTGACTTAATTGCATTTTATATGAACAGAGTTAGGACAAAAATTGCTATAGGTAAATTTACCTACGAAATCCTTTTCTCCCAAATATTGAGGTGATTTACGAATTTGTTGAGCTTCACAGGGAGAATATTTTTCAAAATCAACGGAAAGGATTTCATATTTCCTACTATTTATTATAATAGATTTACTACGAAAAGGAACACGAAATTCTTCATCCTCGTAAATTAAAGCAGTAGAATCTATGTAGAAGACTCCAATAGGTAAAGTTAATTTATAAAAACTATTCAACATTTTTTCCATATAATTTAGGAGATTTTCTATTCTTTAATTTTTGTAAAAGAGGACTTACTTTTTTAGGCTTCCTTCCGGCCTTAGGAATAGGGATACCTTGTCGAATCTTCTCCATAATTTCAACCTCTTTTTCGTGAGATTTAATTACATAAAGAATTTCAAAAGTAGCAAATCCCGTAATTTCCGATACCTTCTTTTCGTCTAAGGTTTTATGATATAATTTAATAGCATTTTTAAAGTTAGAACCTTCCTTAGAAAAACATTTATCTTTTAATTCTTTTAATTTTTCATTTTGAGATAACAATTCTTCTAATCGAAGTTTAGGCAAACTTCCATAAAAATAACTAATTACTGCCTGTTGTACTTTCTTTTTAAAAGCATAAGGAGTTATTTTATAAATAACCGCTTGAAGAGTATTTAAAAAAGAATAGGAAGTAGCTGTTTCAATAACCTGAGATAAAGTAGGAGGACTTATAATTAACTCTATCTTTTTATCAAAAGGAAGTTTAAACATTTTTTTCAAAGCAATTCTTAATTTAACTCCCGGCCATAATAGTTTATCACAATTACTTTGCAAAAGATTTTCTTTACTTTCTATAACAATAACTATAGAATTTTTTAAAAATCTGGAAATTCTACCAAAACCATCAACTAAATATATTTTATAAGGAGGTTCTTTCACTCCCTTTATTTCCATATAATCTTTAGGAAGTTTTCCTAATAAAGTATGTGAATATCCTAAATTAGAAAGTTCCCTAGATATTTCTGTAATCGATTTATGATAAATTCCAAACAAACCTTTCATAATGTATCCGGATGACCTGGTACTATTTTAGAAGTACCTTCTCGTAAAACAGTAAAGCAGTGTGAGCCTTCATAAATATCTTCAGATCTGGGAGTTATTATTACAATACTTTCTATAAGTTGAGAAAGCAATTTCAAAAGATCTTGAAAACATCTAGTAGTTTCGGAAGAAAAATTAGCCGTAGGTTCATCTAAAATCATTACATTAGGCCTTTTTTCTTTAGGAACAAATGAAAGTAAAGAAAGTACCAATATTATAGTAAAGAGTTTAGACTCTGCACCTGATAATTTTCTCACGTCAGAAACTAAAAGATTCTCTCCTGCTCTACGTTTACAAATTAAATGAATTTGTGTATCCCAAACTAATTCAAATCGATAATCTTCATTAAAAACAATGGCGGCATATTTATTAACCAATCCCATTAGACGATTACCAATAATTTGAATAACCTGTTTTTTAATTTGCTTGTCTGAATAAATATCTGAAAGAATTTGTAATGCTTTTTCATCTTTTAATTTATCTTTCATATCTATTAGACGTTTTTTAATAGCTAATAATTTTTCAGCATTATCTTTAGCAAAATTAATTTTAGTATTTAAAACAGCTATCCTATCTGAAACCTTATTTACACTTGTAATATCTAATTCAGGATATGTTTTATCTTCTAAATTACGATAATCCTCAATTCTTCGCATATAAGGTTTAATACTATTATAAAAACCTAACTGTTTTTCTAACTTACTCTTTTGAGTATTATAAGTTTCAATATCATCCGATTCTAAATCAAAAGATATTTCTTCCGGTTTAGTAGGAAGATCTAAAACTTCCTTATAAGCTTCAGAATATTTTTTATATTTATTTACTAAAACAATTTGGTCATTTAATTGTTCTTCTAAATCCTTACATTGTTTAATAATTGCTTCATATTGTTCTTTTTCTTCTAAGTAATTTTTGTACTCTTTTACTTTATTAAGATTTTCAGAAACTTCCTTCAATTGCTTTTCTAAAACACTAGGGTCTTTTATTCTAACGGATTGACCACAAGTAGGACATACTCCTGTTTTAAAAGTTTTAGCGTGCTTTAATTGATGAGAAAGTACATTTTTCTTCTCAACTAATTCTCCATAATCAAAACATGGATCTTCAATTTCTGTAGGTTTTTCTGTTTTCTGTAAAACTCTTAATTTATTAAAAAGAATATCCTTTTGGGAAATAGCTTTTTGATACCGTAAATTTCCTTCTTTGAGTTTATTTTCAGAAGTATTTTTAGCCAATTTAGAAAGCTGATTATAAATCTCATCATACTTAGCTAAAGTCTTTTTATAATAGTTATAATTCCTAACCTTTTCAATATTTTCGGAAACTTCCTCTATCTTTATCTCAATCTGAGAAATTTTAGCAACTAAATCTTCCTGAGAAAAAATTCCTTTCTTTTCTAAAATAGGAATTTTATCTTTTATTGTTTTAATAATATCCAAAAGTCTTTGCTTTTCCTGAGCTTTAATAAATTCTTTTCTTAAAGCCTCATATTCCTTTTCGAGAGAGGTTTTTTCCGAAAGCATCTTTTGAATTTCTTCTTTAGAAATAAAATCCTTTTTAAGAAGAACATAGGTAGCTTTAACTTCCTGATAAGCTGCTTTAACTCTCGATAACTCTCTTAAAGCCTCCTGATATAATTTCCTTTCAGCATCAAGTTTATCCAAACCAAAAAAAGAGGAAAAGAAATTTTTACGATCCGCAGTACTTCCCATAACAAGAGGATGTGGAATACGAGAATCCAAATGAACAAAAGTCTCGTATTCCTCCTGAGACAAAGGCCAAAAGGATTGAATAATTTCTTTAGCTTTAGTCTTAGTAAATAAATCCTGTTTTTCTCCGTTTACCGAAAGAGAAAGTTTATTGTTTTTTTGAATAATTTTAAGAGTTTTGTTGTTATGGGATATTACTAACCCTTGTAAACCTTTCTTAATCTTATCCTGCTTGGTACCAACTATAGGCTCATCATATAAAACTTCAGGGATAGTAGAAAAGAATAAGGACTTACCACACCAATTTGAATTTTTAGAATTTTTACCGGCGGATCTATTTAATCCATAAATTACGGAAAGCCCTTTTGGTATTTTAAAAGAAACGCTTTCTGAAAAGGGTCCGATTCCTTTAACAGCAATTTTTTCCAGATTCATGTAAATTCTCTAAAAATTCAATCTTATCACATACGTTTTCATAAATTCCTGATAATATTCCGGGAACAGTAAGATCCCAAATATTAGGAACACGTAACAAATCATTATTAGATTTTAAACAATAAAGAATTAATAAAGATTTACAGTTAGAATCAGGATAATCATTATAAGAAATCATATAATCATAATAATAGCAAGCTTTCTTTAAATCTTCATATGGCTTACCCTTATCTTTATATCTTACCACATATTTAAAAAAATTTGAAACACAACCACTCTTAAAAAAAGGAAAAAGATCAATTGGTTCTACTGTAATAGAATTAGAAATATAATGAGAGGGATGAATATTATCTACTGTCATTTTCTTAACCCTTGTAAACGTTTGATCATTTCATAAGCATAAGCGCTCATTAACATATCTACTGAAGTATTAAATTGCATAGCCTCGGATTTGAGATGAATTAGTTGAGTATTCACATCAGCAATCTCACCTAAACTAATACTACCAATCGCTTTTTGAGCTTCTCTATAAATAGGAGTTCCCCAAACCTTGGAATTTCTTTCACCATTTAAAACGGCGCTGTTAAGAATATAATTACTCATATAAACCACTTTATTTAAAAGCGCCATACCATCAGAGCAATTTAAAACAGCTTTAACCGCTTGCTTATACTGTTCTTTATAAATACCAACTAAATATTCATAAGCTAAACGATCATCAGAAGCCTGCATAGTAGAAAGAATTTTAGCAATATTTTCCACTGAAAGAGTTTCCGGTTTTTCCGAAAGCCCTTCATAATACTGCTGACAAGCTTCTAAAATCTGAGCTAAAGTACGCATTTCAAAGTTAGCGTTCTTTATTAAAGTTTTAATAAGACTTTTATCCTCGGTGAGAAGATAATTCATTTTCTCACCTCGAATAATACGCATAGCTTGTTTAAAAAGGTCTTTATTAGTATGAGGTTCTAAAACAAACTGAACACATCGATTTTTAATAGCTCTCCCATTTCCTGTATTAAACTTGGAAGGGTCCATACTGCAAAGAATCCAAAGAGTATCTTTTGAAGATTCCTCCAAAGGCTTCAGCAAGCAGGCAGCCGCGGCAGGAGAAGAAACTAAAGCCTGACACTCGTCCAATAAAAAAACTTTTTTCTTACCAACCATTGGACGCAACTTTGAAAGTCTTACTAAATCTCGAATATCATCAATACTTCTTTGATCTGCTACATTGATTTCTCTATAATCAGGAGATTTAATAAAATCAGGAGATCCGTTTAAATCAGAAACAAATGCTCTAGCAATTGTCGTCTTACCAACAGAAGTAGGGCCTGTGATAAGAATAGCAGAAGGGATTTTACCTGAGCTAATCATCCCTTTCATTCGAGTAACGGCTTCTTCATGACCAATAAGTTTATCTAAGGAAGTCGGTCTATATTTTGTATGTAATGCAGTATCACTCATTTTATTTCCTTATTTCGTTTCTAACACGCTCTTTAATCTCATTAGAAATTCTTTGTCTTTCTTCTGCTTCCTCTTTTGTAAGAGTAAGTTCATGATAAATATTTTGAATATCCTTATAAGCTTGTTCTTCGGTTATAGGAATAGGATCATTGTTATCTGAATAAGAAGTAGAATGGGTAAAACGGATGAAAGGATAGTCATATCTTTCATCCTCATGAGGTTCATCGGCATTACAATAATATCCGACAAATGATTGAGACCAACATCCCATGTAATCATTTTTAAAGTTTCCGTAAGCTACTCTAATACGGTACTTACCTATAACGTCTTCAAAAGTGGCATCAGTAAGTTGCATATATTTTTCTAAAAAGCGTCATACATAGAAATCGCTGTTCTACCATCTGGTAAAAGAAAAGCTAAATCAGAAAGAGCAATACACACCATGACATACAGGAGAATAGTACCCTTAGAAATACGTTTATCAACACTACTAACATTCATTAATGTATACATAATTGATATACCCGCTAAAATACCCAAAAACATTTTTATTTGAATATACGTTCCACTATACCAAACTAACCATGTCGGTATTTATTTCTCCTCATATCTTTTAGTTTCTAAATCAAGAACTTTTTTAACCTGCGCCCCTACCGTACTATAAAGCTTTTTTCTGTTCTCTAAAGTATCATTACTATCATCGAGAGTTCTTGTAATAGTAACCGTTAAAGGCTCGAATTGTTTGACTTGAATAGTTTTTGAAACAGTAATTGAGGTACTCATATTTTCTCCGAAATAGGAAGATATTTTTCATTCCACCAACCTTCTAAACTCTTATCTTCTCTGCAAACAGAACAATAAGGATTAGAGCATTTAGGCAAATTAAGAGCTAAAAACTCTTCATAAGTTTTTACATTTAAAACCTTTTCTTTCATTTTTAAAAACTTTAACAAACATTTCCTTATTTTCTTTCTATCTTTATCAGAAAACTCCCTAGCATAGATAGCAACATTTTCAATACTAGGAGATTCTTTAGCGAAGAAGAAAAGAGAAACACCTTCTACAGGTATATTATACTGTTTTTCCAAGCAATAGGCGTAGGTTAATATTTGCATTTTGTACTGCATTCCGGGGTCTTTAGCCTTATCTGGTAGCTTTTCTTTGGAAGTTGTTTTATAATCTACTATCCAGTATTTGTCTTTTACTTTTAAAACAGTGTCTATATGACCAATGACATTTTTATAATTAATGGGTATTTCTAAATATTCCAACTCTCCGCAACATTCAGGCTTGGTTTGTAAGAAAAATTCTTTGTCACAATTTTTACATTTCCAATTACCAAAAAGATATTCGCAATTCTCTGCCATATATCGTTCAATTATTTCATGAAATAAGGTACCGGTGCTAAGAGTTAAAGCACTGGCAAAATTGCAAGGAATATTTCCTTGGTATTGAAGCCAAGTGAGCATAAAACGATAACCACAAAAGGGAAGCTCAGAAGGATGTAATTCTAAAATCCTACTTTTATTAGGATAAGAAAATTCATAACCTCTAAATAGCTTTTGCCCTTGCTTATAAAGAAAAGTCTTAAACTCCTCTACATTCATGATAAATTTAATACAAAATAGGGAAAAATTATGATTGTTCAAATTACAGATTATGGGGTTTCTCGACTTAAGGAAACCTCATTACCTTTTGAATTAACAAAGTATAAATTAGGTTCAAGTTTTGGATATGCTCCAAAACTCGATGCTACCGATATATTAGGTAATTTACAATATGAGGGTACTCCAACGGAATATGTTCCTATCAATGGAAATACTGTCAAATATAGAATTGCCTTAGATTATGAAGTCGAAAGCTTCTCTTTTGGAGAAATTTCTCTTTTTGATGATTCTAATAAATGTGTAGCTATTTGTGTAGCTTCCAATCCCATCATTAAAGAAAAATATGAATCTCGAGACATAGGAAATTCCATCGTAATAGAAATATTTCTTTCTATGGTAGATGGTAATTTCGTAATGTGGACAGACGACTTAGCTTCTTCTAATCCTTTATCGGTTCCTATAGTTGATTCAATAGATTTATTATATCCGGTTTCTCAAACTACTTCCAATATGTATGTAGTTTGTCCTCCGAGTAAAGAAAGCACAAATACTTCAGCTATTTTAGCTTATACTACTCGTCAGGGATTATGGAATTTTGATGTTTATCAACTCAAAAATACCGCTTTTAACCTTAAAATATTAGAAGCTCAACCAACTGCTATTGTTTTTGATGTTTCAGAATTTACTTTAGAACAACTAAACGACATTATTCCCCGATATTTTGGGGAATTAATCCTAGAATTTACTTCGGGGCCTTTGTTTAGTTGCTGTCGCAATATTAAATCTACAGTTATTTCTGAAAATAAGGCTACGGTTAGTTTTGCAACTCCTATCGCAAGACCCCCGTATGAAGGGGATACTTTTGCCATTTTTGGACGTACTTCTTTATCCATAGCAGATACTATTTTTCCTATAGCTACTAAAGATAGCTTAGGCGCCATTATTCCGGGAGAAGGTCTTTCTATTAACCCGCAAGGAGTAGTAGATGTAGATTTTCCTGTAGTTTCTGTAAATGGCCATACTGGAGAAGTAAATCTTGTAAGAAAAGATTTTCCTTGGATGGCAAAAGTTGCGGAAACTAATAATTATGAGGATCTATATAATAAATATACATTACCTGTCGCTACTTTTAGCACTTTAGGCGGAGTTAGACCAAAAGAAGGAAGTGTCGTAACTATAGATGCTTCCGGTCTTGTTGATCTAAAAATAAATCCTATAGCCACTATTAATGGAAAAGCACCTGACGAAAACAATAATATTCAAATCAACTTTAATGAAGAAATAGTAGGTCTTATTAACCCTATTTTATTGGAAGTAAATAATGATTTGAATAATTTTACTTCTGCTGGTCTTTTTTATGCTCCTAAAGAAACAGCTCCATTAATTTTTAATACTCCAATTACAAATAATTATTTTACCTTGGAAGTTGTTCCAATGTATCGTAATCAAATTGGAGGAGAAGTTATTCAAAGGATAACTTCCTCAGACGTTGGTTATATTAGAAGTTTTAACGGGACTTCATGGACTCCGTGGACTATGGTATTAACCGGTAGTACCTTACCAATAGCAACCTCTCAGTTCTTGGGAGCTATACGTGTAGGAAACGGTCTTTCTATCACTCAAGATACCGGAATTTTATCGGCAAATGTTACCAGCGTACTTGGAAAAACCGGAGATGTTGTCTTCAATGGGGGTGATCTCTTTAATATTCTTAGAGGATACATAAATACTGAAGGAGGTTTTCCCGGCCTTACTGAAAATGAGGATGAAAATCTTACTCCGGAAGAGAAAAAAGAAGTTGGTTGGAAATATGCCCGCATAGAAATGAGGCAGCTTCCATTAGGCACCTTTTATTATATAGGAACCTATGATCCTCAAAATAATGAAGTTAACGGAGATAGTGAATATACCCTGTTGGACACTGGTAGAATTTCTATTCCGGAAAGAGAGACTTCATTAAACGAAGACGGAGAAGAGGTTGAAGAAATAAGTTATACCGTTCAGGATGCTTCTGGTTTTGTTTTAGAAATCACTAAAGATTTTGAAAGTACTTTGGACGATTTATCAGATCTTCATGTAGGTGATTTAATTGTTTCTTTAAATAGCCGTTGGTTAAAATTTAAAGACATCAAAAGCAATTATAAAGTAGATAAACCTATGGAAAACAATAAATTCCAAAAAGGGCTTATTTACATGGATGAATCCGGAAAATCACATCCTTTAACCTTTATTGATGGCGGAACTTTTTAAAATGCTTGTCCATATCGTAATGACCTCTCTTTTGCTTATTGGGATTATTCTAATATCTGTATTTTCAACAATTGTTTTCTTATTAGGAATATCATTAATTTTAAATTCGATTTTTTATTTAATGTATTCTTGGTGCGGAGCAAGTTATACGTGGAAATACTTTTACCCAAATAAAGAAGGAGTATTTGGATAAATAAAATCCAAATAATCAAAATAAGATTTTGGCAAACGAGATTTTAGAAAAACATCTAGAATTTTCTTTTCCAACTTAAGAGAAGAAAGTTCGGGTAAAGGAACATCCTTTCTTAAAGTAACTAACTCTTTATTTAAAAGTAATCTAGGTATGTTAGTTTTTAAAGAAGATATAACCTTTTGATCTGGACATTCTTTTAAAATATTTTTAATAGAACCATATTTATTTAAGAGGTTTTTAGTTTTGGTAGGGGATAAAATCGAAGGAATATTATCAATTTTATCCCCTACCAAAGTTTGATATTTTACCATTTTAGAAATAGAAATTCCTTTTAATTTTTCCGCATCTTTATAAGTTATAAACCGAGGGAAGGGTTTACCCCCTTTTTTAAAAGAAGAATCATAAAGAGAAACTTTATCAGAAAGATATTGGAAAGAATCTTTATCCTTAGTCCCAACAATTACTTTTGAATATTTATAGGCAGCAGAACACGCTACATCATCGGCTTCAAAAATTTCCGGTTGGCAGTAACAAATACCTAATTCCGTAAGCAAACAAAAAAGATCCGGTAAATATTTATAAATTTCGGAAGAAGAAATTCCCATTGAATTAACGGAAGAATGTTCTGATCTGTTAGCTTTATATAAAGGATCTTTTTTGTAACGAAATACATGAGGCCCATCAAAAGCTATTAAAAGATGAGAAGCTTTAACCGCTAAAGCATCTTTACAGGCTAAGGAAAGAAAGGAAAGACAAAGTTTTTGTGAAAAGTCATAATTTGTTTTCACTGTAAAAAAACATCTATGAAGATACCAATTACCATCGATAACGAAAACCGTAGACATAATTATATTAGGAAATAAAAAATGGATTTTGGAACACCTTTCGGTTATCCTATTGAAACCTATATATGGGTGATAGGACTAGCCTCTGCGGCAGGGATGGTTAAAAATATAAACTATACTGCTATTACAAAGCAATTTTCACTGTTATTATTGCTTAGAGATATTTTAACCGGAGGTTTTTCAGGACTAATGGCCTTTTGGATTTGTGAAAATTACGAAGTAAAAATTCCTCTTAACGCTGTAGCTATTGCTATTGCCGGTACTATGGGTGCACGGGCATGGGAAGAAATAGAAACAGTTATCAGAGGAACTATTCTAATGCTAGCTAAAGTCCCTAAAACTTCTCAAAAATTACCTTCAGATAATGATAAATAAGGAAAACATAATGTTCTCTCCCACATTTAAAGCTAATTATAGAAAAACCCTCTTAGTTGTTAATGGTATTTGGGGTTTAGTTTGTCTCTTTGTTATAGCCTTTATGATAGGAATATGCACTTTTTGGCTAGCACAACCCCAATTCTTCTATTCTATTACAAACTCTAGTGTAAAGCCACATGTAGTGTCTTCGGAAGGAGATATTTATCACCCTAATATTTTGATAACCGGTACAGGAAAAGCCGAATATCATCAATGGATAGAAAATAGAAAAGGAGAAACAGTATATGAATATACTAAAGTAACTTTAGATACAGAAAACAATTCAAGTATTCGTCAAGAAAGAGTAACCATTCCAAGACTACCAAAAGGTATTTACATTATTAAAGGAAAAATGATTTCCCGTCCTAACCCCTTAAAACAAATGATGGTATCCATCATTATAGGGGTTATTCAGGTCAAAGATAAAAACGAAGAAGAAAATGAACATAACAGAATTACTACAGTAATAAATGATGACAGAAAATAGTTTATATAATTATCTTCGAGCAATAGGTTTAAAAGGAGAACCCTTTTATTCTATACCTCAATTAACACAAACTTTAAATAATATCAGTCAAAAACTATCAAAAAATAGTTTTTTAATGTTTGTAGCTCAAAGTGCCTTTGAGACACAATGTTATTGTAAATTTGTAGAAAATTTATATTATACTTCAGCGGAAAGAATTAAAAGCGTTTGGCCTTCTAGGTTTTATGTAGGAACTCCGATTTCAGGAAAAAGAAATGCTAATCTTTATATTAAGAATCCCCAAAAATTAGCTAATTTTGTTTACGCTAATCGAGGAGGTAACGGATCAGAAGAAAGCGGAGATGGATTTCGTTATAGAGGAAGAGGAGCTTTTCATCTCACTTTTAAAAATAATTATTTAAACGCTTCTATGTCTTTATACCAAGACAACAGGTTAGAGATAGAACCTGAATTAGTGGAAGAATGTTTTTATGCATTTGATACTGCTTTATGGTTCTGGAATTATAATAATTTATCTCAATATGAGAATAATATTATAGAAATTACTAAAAAAATAAATGGTAGCGCTTCTAGTGCAAATAATAGATTAATATATTGGAATAAAGCAAAACAACTATTAGGATAATCTCATGGACGACATTGATAGAGCTAATCTACAGGCAGAGCTTATTTTAAATTCCGAAATATCGGAAACAAAAAAAGCTTCCCAAGAAGAAATTGAACGTACAGGATACTGCTTATATTGTGGAAACAAATGCAAAATCAAAAAGCAATTATTTTGCTCTCCTGAGTGTAGAGAGGATTACGAAAAAGAACAAAGAATCAAAAAAGCGATACATAGGTAAAATAAAAGGCTCCAATCAAGGAGTCTTTTATTTATCAATTATTTATCATACTCACTATTCCGTTGCTCAATTTCATGTTCTCTTAATCTTCTAGGTCTTCTAAAAAGATTTTTCTCTAGTGCTTCTTTAACGGTTAAAACCGGAATCTCAGGAAAAATAATTTGATCTAGGGATTGTCCCTTATGCAAAACAAAAGCACAACGATAAGAATATGCAGGGCCCTGATGCACTATCTTTCTATTATAAAAACTAAAAATATCGTGCTGAGTTTCTATCTTAATAACACATTTCTTATCAGAAGGACTTGAAAGCCCATAATAACAATCAAGTCCTTTTGAAAGAGCATAACTTAAAAACTTGATCCACATATCCATACCATACTTAGTTTGTAACATATCGGTTACTAATACTTTGATATTGTTGAATTGAGATAAAGCATATAAAAACTTAGGAACAAAATTTTCACCTCTGTTTCTCCAATCAAGGCGACGCCAAACAGCAGATTGATATCTTCCGGCTCCGGAAATAAATAACTTACGACGGTCTTTTACAATACCTACCTTCGAATAAAAATTCAAATAAGGTTCAGTAAAATCGAGAGAATAATAAACATAATAATTCCCTTCTTTTACTAGATAAATATCATTTCCATTAACTGTCAATACCTTATCAGTAGCACAATTTTTATAATTTTGATAAGTTTGCTTATCTAAAAAAGTTTCATTCCATTTAGAAGTTAAATCTTGGGTGTCAACCTCGGGTAATAACTCTGCGGAATATAATCGCTGTTTCGCTTTAATTTCAACCATTTTCTTCCTATACAAAAAAAATCTCCTATAAGAATATTATAGGAGATTTTTAAAAAGAATTACATAGCAAGACTTAAAACAGAGATGCTTGTAACTGCGGGACTCTTAGAAGCGGAAACTGTAACAATTACTAAATTATCTTCATCCGCATCCTGCAAATAAGTGCTAGAAACATATAAACCAGACATACTACGGTCAACTTCTTTAATTACTTTGAATTGTAATTGAGGTAAATTTTGAAGATAATCTATAGCTTGCTGTTTATATCCTTCTGGATCATAGACTAATTTTGACATGAAAGCACTGTTCTTTGTAAAAGAACCTTTCATTTTCAGAGCCTGAACCAATCCCCGAAAATGACTAGCCTCCATCACATCTGCAATAATCAACATAATATTTCCTAAGAATTTTTCTTAATTTGTTGAGCTATTTTATCGGCAAGTTTTTTGTACTTATAATCCCTAGTTTCCAAGAATTTATTTCTGGCTTCATGATACTTATCAGTAAGAGTAGCCAGATCCATGTTTTTTGGTCGATAAGTTACCTTATCTAAATACTGCATAGCTTTCTTCTTGTCGCCATTTTCCATAGACTTGCCGGCTTTCTTATAAAGAATTTGAATAGCTTGTTTATTACGCGGATCGGTCTTATCGTGAGCGATCTTATGTAACATACTATCTGAAAGCTGGTTGACCTCTTTGAGAGCTTCTAATCTTTCCTTAGCATATATATATATATATAGCCATATTCCAAATTCCTTAAATAAAAGACATTTCTTCAATAGATTTAATTACTTCATTCATATAATTAGGATCATAACCATAAAGTTCCCGATAATAATCTTCCATCGTGGCTTTAGCTTCATCTGTAGTTTCTGCAATTAATTTTTTACGAATTTTCTTATCCATACTCGCAGGAATTTCCGCTTCATAGGAAGCAACAATTCGATCCGAGTTCATAATAACCGGCTTACCGGTAGCCCTAGAAACAATAGCCACTTTTTTAGTCCCTACTTTTGTTACAAAACCATAATCCATGTCACCTGTGTTAGTAACATAGGCTGCTAACTCTTTAGGTTGAGGCATTACAGAAGCAACCAATCCAAAACGAGGAGCAGTAGAATTATGAGAAAGAGTAGATTGAACAATGGAAGATAAATCTTCTTCCCCGTGACGGGCTAAATAAATACTACCCGCTCCTTTTTTAACTTCCCACAAAGAATCATCCTCGTTAGACATCAAAATATTCTTTGAAAGAACTTTATAACTAGCTCGAATTTGTTTTTCATTAGTTGCACGAACTTCACGATTTAAATGAACGTAACCAACCGCAGAATTACTATCTAAAGAGCGGAAAGAAGCTTCTACAGGAGCAGCTAATCCTTTAAATTTCTTAACAAGAGTATTGTTAATAAAACTTTTATCTGGAGAACCTGTGTAAGAAATTATTACACGAGCTAAAGAAGGAGAAACCATCGTATAATCAGTGATTGCTACCGTGTTTACGAGGCTTCTTAAATCATAAGATTTCATATTTGTTATTCCTCAATATAATCAAAACTAAAAGTAACTGACATCATAACGGCTGCACTTTCACCACCATCGAGGTCTACCGAGTCAATTGTTTTTGGCCAAACACCTGCTAATTTGATGGTTTTACTTTCGTTAGGAAAATCATCATATAAACTAAGAGTGCAAGAGGATTTATAAAGATCAGAAGTACTACCTGAATTATTTTGCCAAGAACGCATAAGTTCTCGCCAAGAATAAAAAGCATTACGCACAGACCAATCTACCCCTTCATAGAAAGTCACAGTAAATTCATGATCATAGGTAGCTCGTCCTGCAAATACTAATTTAACCCCGTGCAATTCGACTTCTACCGCATCTAAATTTGCTCCCGGAAACTGAGTAGTTTTAACTCGAAAAGTTAAATCTCTTAAATTGCCGGAAACTCCGCTAGGAAGTCTATCAAAAAATAAATCAAAATTCCATGTTTGTGCAGGATCTCGTAATCCTGCGACATCTTGTAATGAAGTTCTTGCCATAGGTCGGCCCTTTTTAAATGTATAACATTAAATTTTCTATTAACCGCCTACCTGAGAAAGTACTTCTGAGAAATCAACACCTTGTTTAGAAATAACCACTTGTAGTTGAATCTGAGAAATAGGAATCATAGGAATAATTACCACAATAACATTTCTGATACCGGAATTAATTTCAGCGGCAGAAGTTTTAGTAGAAACAGTAAATCCTGAAATCGCTCTTGCAGCCTGCATATTACTAAGGTAATCACTTACAGAAGACTCAATAGCTCTTGCAGTATAATCGTCGTTTGGTTCTTGTACCTGATAAATCAAATAATCCTGCAAAGCCGTTTTAATCACATTTATAATACGGCGAACAGAAATCCAAGATAATGCGGAGTCTTTAGTTTGAAGAGTCTTTTGTTCCCACAAAGCAATACCAGCACCTACAAAGGTACGAGTATAATTAACCTGAGCGGCAAATAACAAGCTAGCCTTGCCATCATCGTAGGTATATCTTGTTTTCAAAACATTTAATAAACCACGATTTAAACCGGCAATAGAATAAGAAGCGTTTGCTACATTATCTGTTCTTGCACACAAAGCAGCCGCCCAACCACTGAAAGGAACGTATTGCTGTTTACCATTAATAACATCCGCTTCTAAAACATCAGGACAAAAAAGACCTGCATAAGAAGTGTTGGCATTTAATTCCAAATTACGATAATCGACTGCAGCTTGAGCTTCTTGAGATGCGGAAGGAACATCTAACATCGCAACGCAATCCCCACGTTTTTCAGCTAATTCAATCATAGCTTTCTGAACAATAGGATTCGCTTTACCGCCATTAATTAAAATATTAATAGAATAAAGTTGGCGATTTTCAAAGGTAGACCACATTCTAGCTACATCATATGCGGTAGGAGCAGCTCCGGAATCACCGCCGGCCATAGCAGTACGGGCTAAATTAGTTATTTCAGGAATAACATCCAAACTTACAACATTAGACGCAGCTTTAATATATTTGGAATAAGGATTGATACGAGAAGTTAACTCAGAAGCAATACCGGAAGAATCTACGGCTTCTTGCAAAGTACATACAAATTCTTCAACCGGAGTAGAAGTATTATAATCCAAATCAAAAATTCTTACCGTAAATTCATTAGAAGCAGGAATAACATTATTTGGATTAGTAATAGGCTTAGCAGAAGTGTCCGGTTCTAAGGTACCATCATCGATGAAAGTAGTTTCAGCAGAGCCTAGAGTTGCTAAAAGCCCAAGGGCTTCTTTTGTTCTTCCATAAACCTTATAACCAATTGCAAGAGGATCTTGCTCAAAAGATAAAGTAACAGAATTAGTTTGATCACTAGAAGCTATTACAACTTCAATTGGATTAGAAACTAAAGTTTCTCCGCCACCCTGTAAAACTTTCGAAACCTGATATTGATAGGTACCAGCAGGTAAATACCCTTCATTGGTAGTATCTGCAGAAAGATCTTCCGGTTTAAAAGGAGAAGCATTTGCAGATTGGATGCCGATAGCTAAACGATCTCCGTAAGACCCCGGTCCTTTATTTGGATAAAATAAAGCTACAGGAGTCAAGGTATCACTTCCTAAAAGCATTTCCCAATCAATATTATTTGGATCGGCAATACCTTGTTCAACAGGTACTAAGGAAACTGCTCTGCTTTTGTCCATGCAAAGAGCAACACAAGATGTTAAAGCACCTTCTCCAGCTACACGCACGGCCCATAACTGATTACCTTCTCTAAAATAATCTAATCCACAATAGGTATCAAAGGAAATTTGAGCATCCGGATTGCCATATTCTGCTAAATAATCATCTCCGTTTGAAAAGAATTTAGGTTCGGTAGATCCTTGACGAGAAACAATAACTTGTGCAGCTACAGAAGAGGATGTAGAAGTAATGACTTGAGATAAGTCAATTTCTGTAGTATAAACACCTGAAGGTTGAGACTTAATAATCGGCATATATTATCTCACAATAACTTGAGGATTACGAATAAGGTAATTTTTAGAAACTTTGCAGTCCTTAGGTAGAGTTACTTTTCCTCTTCCCTGTACAAAAACAAAATCTTTTTTACCCTGTGCGTTAATAATTTCAACGCTTAAAGCGTCTTGCCCACGATTTATAACAATACTCATGGTAATTCCTTTTTAAATTTCTTATTATTAAATTTAGAAAATACTGAAAATTTTTCTAAAATTATTTCTTAAATTCCATAAAAGTATGTCCGGCAACAATACTTCCATCTTCTAAAATATCCCCAACTGCGGCAGAGAAATTTGTTTCCACATTTACCGGCAGAGTACTCATAGTGTCAGAAATACTTATATAACCTTTTAAAGTAAGAGATCCCTCAACTTCATAATGTGTTACATTATCCGTTATTTCTTCTCTGGTAGGAATATTTAAAGATTCTTCTAAAAATGGTACTATAGAAAAAGGAATATCTGAATATACAATATCGTATTTTAATTTTCCTAAGCGTTGAGCACTTATCCATTTAGAAGCAAAACTTAAAACACTACCGGGAGCTCCCATCAAACAATTCGTGTAATAACGAATATTTATTTCAAAATTAACGGGAACACATTGTATTCGATTAGCAAGATTTTCAGAAGATCCTTTAACTGGAGAAGTTATTCCGACTCTTGATAATCTATGAGAGGTTAAATTATCTCCAAAGGCAATATTAGCAACACTTATAAAAGCATAAGGATAAGATATTTCTTTTCCTCTTTCCTTTTCTTTTCTCTTTATAATTTGAATAGGATCAGAAGAATTAGTAATAGTCACAGGACATTCAAAAACATTTCGAAATTGATTTTGAAAACCTTTAAAAACAAATTCCTCAATGGGTTCTACTCGATCTACTTTTTTCATAATAAAAAAGGGTAAGGGTTTTTAAATTCCCTTACCCTCACTTTCGCTAGGAGAACTACAAATTATTTACGAGCACTTGCACGGAGATTACGGCGGGCGCGAATAGCGCGACTAGCTTTTGCTTTAGCGCGAATAAGGCGAAGAGAAGCTTCAACAGCTTCGTTGATATCATCGACTTCCTCCGTTTCAGTTTCAGCTTCACTTTCAACTTCGGCGGGTTCCTCTACCTCATCAACTTCGATACCTACATCTTCTTCATCTTCATCTTGAGCATCCAATTCAACATCAAGATCTTCTGCTTTAAGTTTCTTAGCACGAATAACCTTTGGACTAGGACCAGTAGCAGCAAGACATGCTTCCAAAGTACGAATACCGGAAATCGCATCAGGAGAACTAGAAGCCTGAGTCATTGCTTTAATGCCTTTAGCGATAAGTTTTTTAGCAGCGGAAAGACTCTTAGCATTCTTAGCACTGTAGAAATAGGAAAGACCAAGAAGAGCATGGTCTAAACTTTTTGCATAAACGAATTTTGCCATTATAAATTCCTTGTAAAGGAAGGGGAATTTTCCCCTTCAAAAGATTAGAGACGGACACCCTTAGCAACAGAGAGACTGTTGCAAACAGCGATAGCCATGCTTTCTTCCATAACCCAGCCACGGCCCGGAATATTTTCGGTAGTGATGGAAATCGGTTCAGAGGTAATACCATTACGATCAGAATAAGCACCGTGAGTAAGAGGATCAGAAATAACGAAGAACTCACCACGATTGAGAACCTTATGTTCAGGGAAGCGATAAGCGTCAGAAGTAACCAACATACCGTAAATTGTACCGAGCTGGCCGGTTAACAATAATTCGTGACGTGCAACCGGATCAATGATGGAACCAAATTCAGCATTACCAACAATATCGATAAAGAGATCGGAAGCCAAAAGAACATGGGCAGCTTTCAAACCCCAACGAGTAACCTGAGATTGAACCTGCATAATACCCATCGGAGTAAGACCAGTACCAAAGTTATTGAGCTTATTATCGACACCAACAAGAGCATTAACCTGATTATACCAATGACGGTCTTCTTTAACCATCAAGGCTTCAGTAGCTTCAACAAATTTTTCCTGAAGAACATCACCGGAAGACTGATTAATTTCATTGCGGGTCACAAACGGACGAGCAACAATCTGAAATTCCGGGGGAGTGAACCAAGGATCGCGAGTAACTTGAGTAGCAATGCGAGTCGGAGAAGTAGACCAAACAGCAGTAACATTCTTCATGCGAAGGGGGAAGCGAGGAATTGCACCCTGTTTAACTTCCACATTTGCAAGGAATTTACGCATAAAGCCTTGACGATTGGCAGTTTTAAAAAGGGAGTCTGCCATAACTTCGCCAAGAATACGATGGGTATCATTATCATTAAAAGCAGCACTGATAGCCTGACCATGAATTTTAGCATCGGCCTGCATACGCTGATTCTGAGCAACCACTTCTTCAGGTTTCAAAAGACCTTCGGAATTGGCCATCATAAATTGGCAGGAACGCTTAAGAAGATCACGATTGCTGGAAGCGTTAATTTCACCATTGCGACCAACCATCGGGGAAGCTTCACCCGGTAATGTGAATTGAGTGGCGGGAACTGCCAGACTCGGTTGACGAGAAGCTTTAACAGAATATTTCATTATTTTCTCTCCAAAAATTAGGCAGCGCTGAACTCAATACCAAGGAATGGAATTTCAGCGGTTGGGACTTTAACAACATAAGCACCGGTAAGAGTAGTACCTGTACCGGACTGATCGGTAATAAAACCACCAGAAGCCAACTTAATAGCGGTAGCAGCAGCCCAATTAACGGAAGTATCAAAACAGCTTGTATAAATAATACCGCGTTTAGCAAGACCACACTGACCAACAATAGCACCTGCAGGGCCACCCGGCTGAGCATCACCCATCATAGCACGAGCCTGAATGTTAGTAAGAGCGTATCGATAAACAACTTTAACTTTCATACCCGCAGTCATTGCAGTAGCAGCAATAGTTTTACCGGTAACTGTGGGGGAAGCAATCGCTGCATCTGTTTCCAGATTGATCAAAGCAACAGAGTTGCTAATAGGAGCAAACTGAACAGTAACTTTAGCAGAAGAATCTACCAAAAATTCTTCAACAGCAATACCATAGGGTTCCAAAACAGGAATACCACAAAGCTGATTCATTGCAAAACCGGCAAAAATTTCGTTTGCAGCGCCAGTGGAAGGAGAAATTCCTTTACCGGGGACAGCAACCATCGCCTGACCTTCTTGAGTGACTTGTGCACCTTCAGCTAAAATAGCCTCGGAACTGTCAACGATTCGTGTATCAATATAGAGCATTAGTATCTCCGAGTTAATTAATAAAGATTAAAACTTTTTTCGAGACTTGATAAAAATTCTCGTTCATCATTAGAGGCTTTTACCTGTTTACCGGAAGCTTTACGTAAAGGATTCAAAAGAGAAGCCTCTAAACTAGGAACATAATCTTCCTCTTCTTCAGCGGATTCAATAACTTCATCACCTAAAAAATCAGAATCCATGTCGGCTTCAACCTCAGGCTCTACAGTCATATCCAACTGTTCTGCTAAATTATCTCTGACTTCTTCCGGTTGGGCTTGCAATTTAGTTGCCAAAGCAACAATTTGCTGCATAAGCTCAGAACCCTTGGAAGCGAAAACAGAGCGAATTACTTTGTTTGCGTTAGTAATTCCAGCAGCATTTAAAGAAGCAGCTAATTCCGTTCTAACTGGATTCTTATATCCCTTGAAAGCATTACGATTAATACCCTCACAAGCTAAAGCTAAACATTGTTTCCAAGATTCGAGAGATTTCTTTTTCTCCGCCTCGTAGGAAGCCTTGATTTCTTTTGTTTTAGCTTCCACCTTATTAGTAAAAGCAGTATTTCCTTTTACCTTAATAGAAGCAAGGGTAAAACCACAAGATTTAAGACCAGCACGCAAACCCACCTTGCCACATTCGAATTGAACGGCATCACAGAAATTATCTGTAGTATAAGTATCCGCTACTTTAGCTTTAATAGCATTTCTCTTTGTAAGAGTTGCAATAATACGATTTGCTTTAATAGCGTGTAAGGAAGTGCCGGAAACTACAAATTCGATATCTTCGATAGCCTGATCATCCATGTTATCAGCATCTACAATATCAATAGATTCATCTTCCAAAACAGCAGGTTCCTGAGCATTTTGAAGAGTTTCAGGAGCTACCTGAGGATCAATATCTTCCAAGGCATTATCTTCAATAGAGGCTTCTTCAGTAACAGGTTCTTCTGTTTCCTGTAATTCCTCGTCATCAACACCGCTTTCAAGGTCAATATCTACTTCGGCACCATCTCCAGAATCCAAATCCGCCTCCTCCGTCTTAGGAGCTTCATCATCCGCGACAGGAGCTTTATCTTTGGATTCCGTATTATCCTCTGCAATTTCTACCTCTTCAGCCTGTTCCACTTCTTCAGCATCACCTTGTTCATTTTCCGCAATGGATTTATGCATGAAAATTCCATCAGTGCCTGCTAAAACGTTTTTAATAGCCGCTTTAACTGCAACAGAAAAATGAGTGTTTAAAGGTTCCTCGTCTTTCTCAGGAGCGGAAATAGCAGAAGGAAGCATACTATTTTTGACTTTCACGTCTGAGTCTACGATTTTCACTTTCTCTTCATTACTGATATGAGTAAGTGCAGCTCGCAGAATTTGTTTTCTGCTTTTTCTCATTTAAAAATTCCTTAAAGAAATAGAAAAATTTTTACTTTTCTTATTATTAAATTAAGGGTTGTGATTTGAATTATTCTTCAATTTCTAAAATATAATCACTTAACTTAATTTCTTTTTCAAGGTATTTAGTAAATTTTTTCGCATTGGTAAAACGCTTAATAAGAATATCATAAATATTGTCAAAATAAAGCCCATCTGGTTCTACTATACTAGGATTAACTCCTGTGACACCGCGAGTACCCATACCAAAAAGATATTCACAATAAGCATCCCCTACAATAAACCAACCCCAATCACCGCTATTTTTATCTATTTGAAATTTTTCAATAACAGAAAGTCCAAAACGTTTAGCTGTAGCCTCTATATCAGCATTTAAAGCACGTAAATCTAAATCTAAATACATTTTTAAATCCTTTATAAAATAATGTTATCCGATTGTGCAGGAGCCCATGCAGGGTCAGGAACAATAGAAGTTTCGATAGGAGATAACGCATGAGCATTTAAAAATACTAAATGAGTATTTCCTTCATAATCTTTTACTGTTCTAAAATTAACATCGTTAATACTTGAAATATGTGAGCAGCAATGTTTATCGTCACAAATTTCACCACAATAAGAGCAGGTAAAATAATAAGCTTCCGCTCCCATAGAATAAGTATTTATTTCTCCCGACATAACTTTTTCCGCAATTTCCGGATATTTTGTTTTATCAATTGCTAAAATACCGGTCACTTTACAAAGTCTATTTCCGTTATATCCTTCAATACGTCTTAGAGAAACATCTAAAATCACACCATGAGCTTTGGTAGGATCTTCATTATTATGGTTATAAAACACAGGGGCTCCGGCCCAACCTTTATAAGCCATTCTATTATTAGGAGGAGGCATAAAACGAATTAACTCTTCCAAAGGAAAAGCAATTCCATTACGATTGGGAAGATCGGAAGGACAAATTAAAGTAGAAACAAAAAAATAATCATTTAAATCTTTAGAAATACAATAGGCTTCCGCAGCTAAAGGAAACCAAGATAAATCCAATGATTTAATTTCTTGTGAGTCTCTTGATAAACTTGTTTCTGCTGTAGCAGTCGAACGAATTTCAAACATTTTTATCTCGTTATAACATATAGAGTTCCGGGAGCAGAAAATGTAACTTTCATGCAGCAACAGGCAATAGGATTTAGAGCAACAATTGCTCCTTCATTAATAGTAGTTTTATTAACCCAAGCAATTGTTTTTTGAACTTCTTCGTCTGGATCAGAAGCTCTAGCTTCATTTTGAAGAGTAAATTCTACGGTCACAGAAGCTCCCACAGCTTGAGCATAGGTACATTGATCAAACTTACCGGTTAAATAATCTGTTGCTTTAATATAAGCAATATCTCCTGCTTTTTCTCCGACAACCTGACAATAACTCAAAGGCTCAGAAACCTGAGGATAGGAAAGACCTAAAGGACCGGAAGCCCCCCTATGCCTTACATGGTACATACCATTACCAATTAATATGGCCATTTTATTTTCCTTCATTAAAAACCTCTGACATAGTTTCAGAGGTTATTTTATTAGTTTTCTTGATCTTCTTCGCCGTCTCCCTCATCTTCCCCTTCTGGAGGAGTAGTGGGTTCAGGTTCTTTAGGAGGATCTTCCTTTTCTTCCTCTGGTAAATGCTCTGTTAAAAAATTATCATCAAATTGAGGAAAAGGAATATTTTTATCAATATTAAGATAAGCTCTTAAAAAAGGATAATCTTCAGGAAGAACGTCAGTACCGGAACTTACCTGATATCCTGCAGCCTTTGCAGCCGCTTTTACTTCTGTTAGTTTCATAAAAACCTCGTTGTAATTAATTAAACTTCAGGATTACTAAACATAAAATTTTGATATTCTTCATATCCCACAGCACTAAGGGAATGAATTTTTAAAAAAGATTTTACCTCCTCTACCTTCTCAAAATTTTTAATCAAAAGCTTAATAGCTGGCTTAAAAGGCAAAGTAGTGGTTTTTAAAAACTTTTTATTAATCCCTTCCGGAATTATTTGAAAGTAATATTTCTTATTAATGAGAACAACCTGAATATCTAATTTCTTACTTTCTTTAAAATAAGGATATTTTTGAATACTATCAATGGTCTTTTGAGAAAAAGATTCTTTAGAAATCTTATAAAGAGTTCTCCATGAAGGCAATAGCTTACGAATATTCTCTACATTGAAAATTTCCTGATACAAAGGAGTCTTTAATTCTGCCATTAAAGTTTTAATATTTTGAGTATTAAAAGGACACACATATCCTACATCCAAATAATTAAATCCTAAATTTTGTAAAATCATTTTATTCTCATAATAACCCGAGCAAGGATATTCTAAGAAAAAGTTATTATTGAAAATAAAAGGTTTTAAGACGAAGGAACTATTCTTTTTCTCTGCTATTTTTCTCTTTCGCAAAATTGGTTTATAAGGTAGTCCTATTCTCTTTTCAATTTCCTTTCTCAAAAATGAAGTATTGGTAGTATGGCATGTGAAGATTTTATTAGGTGAAAAGGACATTGTCTTAAACCCTAAATCCACCTGAATACCGCCCTTATTTATTTTCTTAATAAGACCACATCCAAATTCAGTATAAACCGCCTGATTTTCTAAAAGATTTTCTTCCTCGTCTGCTCTTACTAAACGTAATTCCTCTGCTTTGTAAATATCCATATTTTCTACAAAGGGAGTTTCTATATAAAAACAATTTAGACTATTATTATCTACTGGTACAGGGGTAAGTTTTATATTCCCAAATTCATCCAACTCACTAGGATGTTTTTCCTTATATTCTTTATATTCTCGATTAATTAGTTTATTGTAACTATTATAAGCTTCCATATAAGGAGTCAAATATTCCTGTTCCATTTCTTTGCGAATATATTCTAAAGTCATGGGAATAGGAGCAAGGTTGGGCAAATTCAAATAATCTTGATTATGAGAATTATCGAATTTACTAACACTTATAACCTTAGCTACTAAACGAGCCATTTTACAAATATCAACGGTACGAGAAGCTACAATCCAATCAAAATATATATTAGCGCGTTCCTCTGATTTTTTAAGCTGAGGACGATTAATACGCGAATTACCCTGCTCTAAAGAACCGGGAGTCCACGTATATTGAATACGAATTAAACGAGAAGCCATTTGAAGATTCAAACCAGTATTCATAGAGGTTTCTACTCCAACCATCCATTTTTTAGAATCTTCTTTTTCAAATTTATCTATATGAATATACTTTTCTGCAGCTTTATATAAAATACCACTTTCTTGCAAATTATATTCAGGTAATTTTGATGCTTTATAAATTGCTTCAGCTACGGCAATATTTTGACAATAAATAATTATTTTCCCCGGAATGTCTTCCTCAATATGGTCTTTAACAATATCAAGAACTTTTTTAACCTTAGGAGAAATGCGATCCTCTCCTTCCAATATTTTTCCAATATTAGTTTCATAAGGAGCTGCCGTAAAAATTTCAAGTTTTTGCAAATAAACAGCCAGCATAGAGGCTAAAGCATCTTCATCCCCACTTTCTTCCACTTCTGAAAGATTTTCCTCAGTAGATTCTTTATATTGACGAAGTTTTTGCATCAAAGCTTTATTATTTTGAATTTCCTCTAAAACCTCTCCTAGCAAAACCCGATATAACTCCTGTTGTTTCTCAGTTAAAGAAACTACATGAATTTTTTCATATTTTGGAGGTAATAGAGCTGCCCATTCTTTACGTAAAGCTTTTCCAACTACTATATTGCGACTAATAGATTTCATTACCAAAGCTTCCGTTCCGGTTTTCCATCCGCCTTTAGGTAGTTGATAAATACTAGTAAAATCTTTTAAACTTCCAAAAATAGAAGGATCTAAAATACCTATTTGAGAAACTAAATCTGCAATGGTATTATGAGCCATAGTACCGGAAGCTAAACGTACTTTTGGAATAGAAGTTACTAAACCTCTCACTGCCTTTGACCGTAAAGAAGTAAAGTTTTTAATAGTTTGAGATTCATCTAAAAGGCAATATTGAAAAGAAAAGGATTTTAAAAATTCTTGAATCGGAAAAATATTGATTTCATAATTACCATAACCGCAAACCTGCGCTCGATATTTTAAAACGTCATAAGAAGCTATAACTACGGTATTAATAGGAGCTTGCGAAATAACATCTCTTAAGCGATCTAACTCTTGAGTTTGCACAACAGAAGTCGTTAGGGAAATTACGTTTAATTTACCATGAGTAAAATAAACTACTTCTCTTACATATTGGCCTACCAAGTGAGTAGGGCATATAATAAGATAAGGAAAAGATTTATTCTGTTTAAGATTAGTAAGAATATCCAAAATAGCCAACAAGGATTTACCTCCTCCTGCACTAACCGGAAAAATAGCATATTTAGGATTTTCTTTCATAATATTAAGAATTTTCCTTTGATGCGGTAATAACCCGATAGAATCACTAATCAAAGGAATAGAAGGAACCTCCCAATCTTTTTCTATATTTTGATTAAGAGCATGTTTTCGTTCTTGCTCGACCAATTCATTTAAATTAGAGGAAAGAGAATTGTATTTTACTAAGGCTTTAATGAGTCCATACATTCTCAATACTCTAGGAATATAATAACTAATCTCTAATCGAGTATAATCTTCTTCTATTATCTTAATAAACTTTCTAAAAATAGGGAAGTAGTATTTAAGGAAAGGATTAGCTTCATTTATCTCTTTTAAAGAAAAAACCTTTCCAAATTTCCAAAACCTTTCTTTAAAACTCGGGGTATATACTTCAATACAAAACATAGCATCTTCAACAAACCCATGACCATAATCATTTTTATTTTGTCGAAGAAGTTTAAAATGATTAAAAAGCTTTTCTTTTTTATCCCCTAAACAGGCCCATCCAAAAACTTCCTCATAATCTATATCTATATTAAAAGCATCAGGACATACATTTTTTATAAAAAGATCTAAAGAAAGTAAAAAATCAGGATTAACTTCAACTCTTTCAAATATGTTTTTAACGTGAGCAGGAGTTAATTTACGAAAATTAGAGAGATCTAAAATCTCAAGGTCTCCCTGACCTTGGGTATAGGAAAGAATATTATTTTTCCAATCAGTTAAAATAATTCGATCACTAATATCATCATTAAAAGTAAATTTGGTAAAACCTAAAGGACTGGAAACTCGAAATTCATTATCATACCAATCTACCTTATTAACCTTACTAGGAATATAGTAAATTTCTCCTAAATCTGAGAGACAAAGGTTATCTTCATTTAAGCAACTAGGTTTACTATCTTTGATATTATCTAATATCTGACAAAGAGGAGAATATGCTTTAAGTTTTTTAAAAAAGCAAGACTTTTGCCAAAAACTAAGAATATTCCAAAGATCAGCTTCCCTCATTACCGAATAGGATAATGAACTAATTTTCTCGCAAATTTTAGGAGAAATAAAAAATTCAAAATAAAACCGTTTTTCTTCAAAAAATACTCCTCGATAAGTTTCTTCGAAATTTTTAGATAAAAAATAGGGAGACTCTTTAAAAGAACAAGGAAGAGGATTTTTTTGTTGAAAATTTTCAATATCTTTTTTTATAGCAAAATAAGTTTCCCTTAGAGCATTCCGCTTAGTTTCCGGTAAATCATAATTGAAAAAATCTTGGGAAGATAAAAGAATATGAGACAAATCTTCTATGGAAAAAGATATGCGGTATAATACTCCCTCCTCTTCCTTTTTAACAAAGGAAGTAGCCTTTTCAAAAAAAGTAAAAAAGGCCTTCAAGGTTTGCTTGTCGGCCTTTGTATAATCAAACCCTAGCCCTCTAGGAGAAATAAGGCTATAAAGGATATCAGCTAAAATAAAAGATAAATTACTTCTTTTATTTAAAGAAAATTTTTTATTAGAATATAAAATATTAAAACTCATAGTTGAGAAAAAATCTTACAAGGATTCATTTTTAACATTGGTTCTAATATTATACCATATATAAACCGTTTAAGGGATGTTTTACTAGGAATAGGGTCGGGTAAAAAGGGTAATAAAGGTATTGAAATACAATAGCCTATCCTGATTCGATTATTAGAAAGAGGTTCTAGAGTAAGAATTACCCCATCATTCAAAGTAAGATTATAACCCTCATAACTCTTAACAAAATCATTTTTTTGAGCAAAATCCTCCAAAAAAGTAGGATCTTCTCTATTTTGCTTTTCAAAATAACATTCTACCGTATTACGAAGATTAAATCCTAAAGTATCCGGAAAATTAATCTCGACTTTCGAATTATGAGGATTTTTAATACTCTCAATAAGAGTATCCAATTTAGCAATAGCTTGAGCTCTTTTTGAAGATAAAAGCTCTACCACTTGGCTATTAGTATTCTCTCGAGAAACACTAAAAGGGAATTTATTATTGTCGGAACATTTTTTAAAAAATTCTCCTATAACCTTGCCCCACGCTTCCACAGGAGAAAGATTTTTAGAAAAAATTAAACTTTCTTTCCATTCATTCAAAGCATTTGGAGAAAATTTACTAGGATAATTTTCTTCAGTAGGATAAGAATTTTGCTGTTGAATAGATAATCCTAAGTTTAAAAGAAAAGGACTTTCGAGCTCTTGTTTTGCCATAATTTAAATTCCATACTGCGTTAGCGCCTTTTTATCATACTCATCTTCCTCAGAATCTTCAGATCCATCCATATCTAAAACATTAGAATCATTAAAATCAGGAGAATCTTGATCCCCATCTAAAATAAGGAGAGAATCTGTAGGAATCTCTGTTTTATCATAATCATTAACCAAAACTTTTTGATCTTGAGTTAGTGCTCGTAATTCTACAGAAGTTCTTTTAATAACTTTTGCAAAAACCGAGGTATTATTTAAACCTAAAGCTTTACCTAAATAACTCAATTGTTCTGTAGTAGCATTAGGAACCAACTTCAAATAATCATCAAGAAAATAAATTAATTCTTCTGAGATCATCTTCTTTTCCTGTATAAATGTCTATGTCGCTTATTGTGACAGGAGAAACAGAGGGAAACTAAATTAGTCATAGAGGTAGTTCCTCCTTGGGAAAGAGGAATAATGTGATGTACTTCATTAGCTGTTTTTCCACAAAAGACACATTTATAATTGTCTCTTATTAAAACTTTTTCTCTAATAGAAAACCATCCGTTTTTTACTCCTGAATTATAAGTATCTCGTTTTATCCTTTTCATAAATATATGTATTTTCCTTTTTATAAAATTCAAAGAAAACTAATACTGAGTAATAAAAAAGGACACAAAATAACATTCATATTTTCTCCATCCTTTGACCTTGGATATTATAATATTTGCGCCTTTTCGTTAAAGCAAAAAATAACCCTGTTGACATAAGTATCAACAGGGGCATAGCAAATAAGAGATTATGAAATAATGGAGAATATTAACAGGAGATCATAATCCTTTCATCTTTTCGGATGATCTGCTATAAAAGATTTAACAATCTAATTAAGTATATTATACCACAATTTTATTCAAAAACAACCCCTGAACCGAAAATATTTGGAATTTTTATAAATTCTTCACAGAAAGTCTTAGCTATTTCCTGCTGGAACGGTGTAAGGTCAGAAGATAAAGGTATTACAGACAATACTAGAATACCATTGGACTGGTGATAATGAAGATTTCTATGAGTTAATAATTGTTGATTAAATTCTGAACTTAAAAGACGAAGATTTTCAAAAAGCGTTTTTTTAAATAATTCTTTATCTAAAGGAATATCCCCTGTAACCTTAAAATAGGTCTCTACATATTTATCTAGTAAAGAAGGTCCTATACGTTTAAAATCTCTAGGAACTTCCAAAACGGTTGCTATCCAATATTTTACCATATTTCTATTTCTTTTAGTTTAAAATCGGTCACTTTATTTTGCCAAAAATAACCGAAAGAATTATTCACTAAACGCGTCTTTCCTATAAACGTGTCAACTTTTTCATGTACATGACCGAAGATCCATGCCTTTATATTGCTTTCTAAAACTAAATTCTCTAAAGAACTGCAAAAAGCACTTTCTAAAATAGAATTTTTATATCTGTTATTAAGAAAAATCGGGCTATGATGAGTAATTATTAAACAAGGTTTTGTAAAAAACCTTTTTAAAGCAGTTAAACTCTCTTCATAAGCTTTACAATAATTCTGATAATCAGAAAACTCTTCAATGAATTTAAAATCCTTCACCATCGAACATATAGCAGGTACATTCAAGGGATCTAGCTTACTCCATAAGGTAGTTCCAAAAATATTTACATTTTCTATTAAAAGAGACTCTTTTTCCAATATAAAAATGTTATCTTTTTGATACCTCTGTTTCCAAATTTTTGGAGCATTCAAGGAATAATTCCAATAATCATGATTTCCTAAAACACAAACAATCTTCTCATATTTTCGTTTTACTAATGTGAAAAAATAAGAAGTATAAAAATCATTCTGAAATCCTAGATCTCCTGCTATTAAAAGGTTAGGAGCGTGAGGATTTTTAAAAAGATTTTCTAAAAACTCCAATCCTTTGTCACCACTGCCCTGAAAATGATCTAAATGTAAGTCGGAAACTATTTCAAATTTTGTCATACAAAAAAGAGGGCTTTAAAGCCCTCTTGAAAAATTAAAGGTTATCTAACTCTTGAAGAATTTTTTCTCGCTCAATTTGCAGATCAATAAGACGCAATTTGGTTTCAAGCATTTTCTTTCTATCTGGCTTTTTCGTTTCTATCTTAGTCGATTTCTCTTCTATATTAATTGGTTTTTCTTGCGCTTTGATAATAGGTTTTTGTGCTACCTTAATCACATCTTTAGTCGAAGAAAAAGAAATCGTATTTTTCTCTCTAATATAATTCATCAAATCTTTCCAAGCAGGTTTTTTAATGCCACAGTTATAAATAGCATCAGTAATTTTTCGATAAGAATCATAAGAGCTAAGAAAATTTTTAGCAAGGCATACGTCGTGGTAATCAACCACCTCCCCTGATGGGAAAGGATAGAAAAAATTCGGATAAGTTTCAAGCTCTTCAGAAGAATAATATCCTAAAAAAATTCTTTTAGTTGTTCCATTAGAACAATCTCTAAAGAGATAATAAACATTAAAAGGAACTTCAGGTTTTTCTCTAAGCAAATAAAGCGAGCTCCCTCCACCAAAACCTAGTTTATGAACTTCCTTATTTTTAAAATCGTAGGAATTAACAATAAACTGAGTTACTTGTTTCTCAGATATAAAAGATTTGTGACTCATTAATATTCTCCTGTTAAAAATTAACTTTAATGCTTTATTATAGTACATAAAAAAGAAAAGGACAAGTCAAAGAGAACTTGTCCTAAAAATTTTCAACAGGATTAAGTATTAACTTTCAATTGCATCATAAATTTCGTTAATTTTTTCTAATTCCTTATCATACTCTTCTTTAGAAATCTTACCTTCGGTAAGAGCATCTTGTAACTCACAATCCCATTCCTCAATGAGATCTCGTAATGTTGAAATATATCCTTTAGAGATTTCACAAACTTCCATAAACTCACCTATCCACAAAACTCTTTTAAAAGTTCAACAATCTTTGAAGCCTTTTCCAAACGGTCTCCGGAAATTTCTAAGGCATTAATATCTAAAGCAGGAAAAGAGTTTATAAATTTCTCAAGCTCTTCTTTCGCTTCTTTTATTTGCTCTATAGCAATATTGGCAATCTCTTTTTCACAATTCATTTTTTCAAATACTCCAAAGCAGATTCGATTTCTTCTACTGAACTGCCGGGAGAGGTACCATCACAAGAAACTTCTACGCGAATACGTTTTCCATGATTAGAAATCACGAAAGAAATTTGATCATCCTCAACCTCGAAATTTGAAACAGAAAAACCTTGCTTTTTAAAAAAGGAAATTAAAAAATCTATTCCGCCTAAATCCATGTTATCAAAATTCATTTTAATACCTTTGGAGCATACATATCTTTCCAAACATAGTTAAGTCTGAAATTACCTTTTCCTTTAGGGTATTTGTAAATAAGATTATTTTCTAACAATCTTTTTTCAATACGACGGTAGGATTCAGCAGGAAAATGTTTTCGAACATCAAAAGCTTTATAAATAAACTCTTCACTGCATTGGTCGTAGGCCAATATTAAATAACATTTGTCGGAATAAGTTATATTTGGAATATTCATGACATATTTTGTATATACGTCCATTATATTATCCTAGGGAAATGAGGAAAATTACTGTGACAGTAATAGCAAAAATCCACGTAATAGTAATCATCCAAAAAGGATCTTTCATAAGAGATTTCTTCATAAAAAATTTTTAATTTGGAAAGAACCAGAAGCATAGAATTGTAGGCGTTTCATGGACGCCTCGTTTCTAAGATTTTTCGTTGATAGATCTAGAACATATTATTACTCATAAGTCCATGAAACCTATATTTCATAACATGCTTACTCTAGCAAGCAATCTATCGCTAGGCCCTTTGAAGCTAACGCTCTTCCTAAACTTCTATTTGCCGGAGTCAAATATCCGGTAGTTCTTTCCAAATTAAAAAATTCTAAGAAAGCCCTATCATACATATACAAGGTACATAGGGAACGACTGTAGTTTGGAGAATTTTACCAAAGGCAACTGAGAGAGAATGTTATGTATATTAGTCACTACAGATTTTAACTATCTTCCTAATTAAAAGTATATAAGAAATTTCATTTATTTTCAAGTATTTTAGGAATATTTTTATAGTTTAATCGAAGAAGCTTTCTTTTATTTATATAAGCCACTGTAGAAATATGACCCTTCTTAACCAAACTATTTTCTATTCTCCCTATAGAGGATCGAGGAAAAACACATCTTACAATTTCCTGATAATACTGATACTCTTCATCACAAGCATCATATGCTAATAATAAATATAGCCTTTCTCCGTGACTTAAATCAGGAATATTTATTACATGCCTAGCGTAATAATTCATATAAAAGATTTTTCTAAATCTCAAAAAAGAAAATTTGTTGAGAATCTTACGGCCTCGAACCGCAAACTCTACCTAATTTCTATATAGCATGGATAGCGTTTTGCCAAAGGATAAAAAGTGCACGCTATTACAAATTCTAAGCCTATTAAACTAAGATTCTCGTAACTATGTTAATCTTTTCTAACAATCAATGTTATTTATACTTTCCCTAAATAGAGTAGACTATTTCCAAACCTTTGAACCTTGATAGTCTATGGAGGTTTTTCCACACTTCTCGGAAACTCAGATATATTCTCGTCCTATGTCTTTTACCATCAGTTTCGGATCACAGCTAGTTCACTAGCATATATTCGCTGGAGCAGCCGGCTAAACTCCAACTTCTATGTTATTATTTTATGTGATTATATCACACCTCGACTTTAACATAGCAAAGGGACGAGGCTGCTAATAATCTAGGCAGCTCTAGAAGGATTTCATCTTACCATCCCAAAGATAGGTTTCAATAGGTTATTTACTTCCTATTGAAACCAAACGTTGAATATTCAAAAGTACCAGAAAGAAGAGATTCGAACTCTTATATACGTTACTTCCCAATCAGTACACTTTCTAAAAACTTCCAAACGATCAACGAAGCTTATATGCAACGGGAAAATATCGGCTTAATACGCTAGAACAATGTTCTTGGATGTCACCAATATTCCCTCCGGTTGACATTCTAGCTAATAACTATATCTTCAGATATAGAACGCGTGACTCCTTAAAGGCTTCACTTAACAGAATCTATCAAATTTTTATCGATTTCTTTACCAAAAAATTTGATATTATTTTAAATAAACTAAAATTCTATGATGCTAGTCTTTCCTAGCAGTCATAATCATCTTGAATTAAAGTCAAGGGTCTTTGCCTCTTGTCCATGTTCTTTCGCATCGTCAGACATTTTAAGCTATCGTCTTGCTACCTTCCTACAACCCCCAAAAGTCGCACAAACTTCGTTGCAGGAAAATTTTGGTGGGAGATACTGGACTCGAACCAGTAACAGAGTCTTATCTAGGCTCCGCTTTAAACGGGTATAAGCCGTTCCCTTTACCATTAAGCTAATCTCCCTTAACTGTTAAAATAATTATACTATCTAATCGAAAAATAATCAACTAAAAATCGAAGTTTTTCTACTTCTTTTAAAAAATTTTCACGCATCTCATCATTCTGCAAACGGTCTAAAATAACAGCAGAAGAAACTTCTCCTTTTCTATCTGCAGAAAAATCTTTTAAAATAGCAATTTTATTAGCAATTGCTTCAGCTACTGGCAATTCTTCGCCGGCAATTACTCTTTGAAAAACACCTTCGTCAATAACAGCATCTTTTGATTCAATCATAATTGCTTCCCTTATAATGGTGCCGAGGACGGGAATCGAACCCGTATGGATAAAATCCGAGAGATTTTAAGTCTCTTGCGCCTACCAATTTCGCCACCTCGGCACTTTCTTATTATTTACACTTTTGAAAAATTTTCTTCTTTTTTTAAAAGTTTAAATAATTTCTTTATCTCTTTTTTACACTCTTTACCTCTTTCAGAGACTTTTGAAAGAGCCTCGGAACTCCGTCGATCTGAAACCATTTCTATAAGAACTCCTTCTACAGAAGCCTGATAATTTCTAATAGAGTCAAAAGTATCTATAAATTGACAATAAAGAGCTTCATATTCTCTACTATTAACAAACTTAGAGCAATACGGAAAATCTCTTACTGAAAGGGAATTATTGTGATCGTAATGGCAGAAAAGATAGAAATAAAAATATTCTTCAAGAATTAACTTTCCTTCTCCAAGCGCTTTAGCAGCCCCTTGTTTTATTAAAGAGCAAATAAACTTACGGGCAATGTTTCTGTTAATTCTATGAAATTCGAAAAAATCATAGAGTTCCTTTTTTGCAAAAGGAGCTAACGGATTCTGTAAAGTAGCAAGAAACTCTCTTAATACTCGAGATTTGGTATCCTGTTTTATCATTTTTAAACTCCTGTTAAAAATTTATCCAACGAAATAATTATACCAAAAAAATTTTAACAAGACAAGTTGAATATTTCACAGAATTTTTCCCAAGTAATTGCCCGAGCTCCTGCCTTAGCCACTTTACTGGATTTCTTATTCTCTTTATATAGGAGATAAGTAGTCTTAGAAGAGAAATTGACAATCTCTCCACCCAACTCAATAATCTTTTGCTCTTGTTCTTTGTCGCGATAACCGGTAAAAGTAATTCTCTGATTAGAAAGAATACCTTGTTTTTTAATATTAGGAGAAGGCTTTATAAAGCTATCAAAATACTTTTTATTCTTCTCATACCATTGAGAAAAGCTTTTCAAACCATCCGCAATTTGTTGAGCAGTGGCTTCCTGAATACCTTCTCCTAAAAAATATTCCATTGGTTTTTTATGAGTAAGAGATTCTGCAAAATCAACTCCGTTATCAACCGCATTCTGTAACTTTCTAATACCAATACCGGCATCAAAACAATTCGACGCTACCATTAAAACAAGCAAAGAATGATGTTCTAATATAATAGAATGAAGACTTTCAAAAATATTTTGACCTTTAACCTTACCAAAAACCTTTTGCAACTTCTGAGGAAAATCTTCTTTACTTAAATTATAAAGAAGGCCCGAAATAGATTTAATACCTTTGTTATAAAGAGTCGCTACAGAGCTCGAAGCAATATTCTTAGAACCGAGTAGTTTTATAAAACGAGTAATTTCCTCAATCTTTTGCTCGTCCGTTTTTTCAACAGAAACAAAGTGAACTCCCTCCATTTTATAAGGAATAGAAGGATATTGTAATTGTCCTTCCTTCTGTACTCCTACAATTTTAGGAATAACTTCTCCGGAACGTACTATAGAAATAACAGCTTTTGGACCAATTTTTCGTTCAATCATCCATTGAGCATTATGACAAGTAGCATACTTAACTGTCACTCCTTGCAATTGAATTGGCTCAATCTCTACCTTGGGAATGATTCTGCCGGTATGAGAAACTTGGTAAACAATTCTCTTAACAGTAGCAGAAACCTCACAGGCTTTTAAATTCTCTTTATAAGCTACAATATTCTTTGGTTTATCTGAATTTTCATAATCATAATAAAAGGAAATGGGAGCAATGACTACACCATCAGCCTCATACTTATAATCACGAATTTTTTTCAGATAATTTTCTTCTAAACCAGCCTTACCTACAGAACATCGAACAATCTTTAAACCAAGGCTCTTAGCTTCTTTTAAGCCTTCTACGATATTTTTAGAAAACTCTCCCAAGACCACAAAGTCAATATCATGGATGCAAGGATGAATATCAGTACGGTTTAAAATACCGGAAACCATATTGCGATTAGATTGAAATTCCTGATCCCATTTTTTGAAAGTTTCTTTAGAAACAATGGCTTCACATCTAAAGCAAAGATCTTTTTTATTGGAAATATTCCTAGGAAGTTGTTTTAAAAAAGGTAGGAAAAAAGAAATATCTTTTCCTTTTTCTCCATCTCCTCGAGTAACTAATTGTATAGGATTACCATCTTTATATCTAAGCAATACACTACTGCCATCTAATTTAGCCATATAAAGATACTTTTCCGAGAGATTTTTCTTCCAATATTTCTCAATCTCTTCAGGATAATATTTATTTAAAGAAGGCATAAAATGAGGTAAAACAACCTCAGTTTTTTTACCTACTTTAATACCCGTTTTTTTCAAACCAATCCAATCAGGACATTTTTCTTTCAAAAAATCTTCTAACTTATCAAACTCTTCGTCCGGCATAATAGAGTCACCACTATTATAGTAGGCCTCTTTTGCTCTCATATAAAGATTTTTTGCTTTTAGGATATCCATAGTGTGAATCCCAATATAAACCTAACATCAAAGAATTTTTCCATCTCATAGAAAAGGGGATGACTAAAATTACCTTCATTAATTACTTTACGTAAGGTAGTTTGTTGTTTGAGACCTAATTCTTTGGTTAATTTTCGAATATCACCATCTTTGTCAATAAGAAGACATTGAAGGGATTTTTTAAAAGTATCGTAATTTTTGGAAGTATTGCCTTTCCAGATATAAACGGTTTCTCGGTAGGGAATAGATTTCTTTTTCAAAAATTGAACAATTTCTTTTTCCGAAGAAAAATATTCCCCTTTAAAAACCGTGCTAATATCAAACTGAGTAAACTCTTTTAGCATTTACAAAAGTAACTAGGTAAAGAAACAGTAGCACTGCACTTACGAGTTTCTTCAAAACTTACTTGTTCTAATACAACATCTTTTGGTAAAAACTTTGGACCAACTTCCTCTAATAAATAACTAGCTAAATTCTCAGCGGTAGGATTAAAAGGAACTACTACTACCGTCTTGTCAAGAGAAATCAAAGCGTCTTTCAAAGGATCCTTTTCCCATACTAAAAAACGATGATCCCAATTCCTTTCCAACCATTCACAAAGAATACTTTTAATAACACTAAAATCAATTACTCGGCCAACAGAATCGGTTGTAGGAGCAGAGATATAAAAAGTTACTCTACCATTATGACCATGAAGATTTCTGCATTTTCCTTCATGACCAACTACTCTATGGCCATAACTAAAATCATGGTAACGAGTTGCCGTGAGTTTATTCATATTTATCTTTCCTTTGGTATGGTTAAATCATAAATATTTAAATCAGAGATAATAACATCTCCTAATTGATTATACTCTTTTATATCTTCCTGTTCTAATATTTTAATAAGTTTGCTTAATTTTTTCTGCAAACGTTCTCTTTGAAGAGAATCATGACATAAAGCTATTTTATAAGAAAGAGATATTCTCTTTTGTTCTAATTCATCCCGAGTCATAAATATTTTTGAAAACTTAATAAATAATCATTTACATGCTCTTTATCAATATTGAGATATTTGCAAAGTCTACTCAAGTACTGGTTTTCTGTATGATTATGGTAATAATCGCTGTTATTCATATTAAGATAAGAAGAAAACTTTTTATCGTAATTACCCAAGAATAAATTTATAAAAATTTGCCCTTTCCTGTCTATCTTTTTCTGAATATTAGAAAGAGTTATAATAGTATCTCTCTTATCTCTAACTTCTTCATCAGAAGAAGAAATAGGTAAATTATCAACATTACAACAGACAGCAGCAAATCCATTAGGATTACAAATTAAAGCCTGTCTTTTTTTACGAGTATAAAAAGTAATAAGATTTATTCCTCGATTATGAATAGCACTTTTAGCAATATTTAAAGCATGTAATTCCGAAACAAAATAAGGATATTTTTTATAAATAGCGTAAATACCAGCAAATTGGAGTTCTGACACTAATTCACTTTTAGAAACTCCATAAGATCTTGTCAAAAAAATAAGCTTTTTATTAACGTATTTATTAATATAATCTTGAAAATATTTAGAGTGCAAGGCACTTAAAAGTTTATCCATCCCCTTGATAGTAAGAGGCTTGCAATGGGGTTTTACTAAATTGATAGAAACTTTATTTAAAATGGGAATATCTTCGGGACATACTCCTAATAAATCACACTTTCTTCCTTTTAATTTATTATGAATATAAAGTTTACAATTTTTAAGAATATACCCATTTTGTAAAAAACGGCTATCAATTAATTTATTTTCTTCTTTAGAAAAACATTTTTTTAAATCACTCTTCTTAATATTACTAAATAAATAAGCAAATATGCTATTTATAGTTTTCTGTATTTTTTCATCATCGGAAATTTCCAGCATTTCTTTAAGCATGATTTTAGACGCTATAAGATTGAGTGATTTTATCGTAAATATCTTTAACTTTTTTCTTTTCTTTCCATTCTTTAGGAGCATTATCTAAAGTAGGAATTTCGGGTTCATAATTATCAATGGACGTAAGAATCTTTTTATTCATGGCTTTGGGATCATAAATACGCCCGCCAGCAATTAATTGTTTTTTCTTGATCTCCCAATCTTTAAAAGATAAACAAGAATTAACATCAACAAAACCAAGAAAATTTTTACCACGTGAAGAAGATAACGGAGAACCGGAAATAACCGCTTGGCCATTGTTGGTATAACCTAAAACATAAGCAGATAAATAATTTCCTATATAATCATCACCTACTTTTATATAAACCTTAGAACCAAAAGGAAATTTTTTATCTTTAGTTTTATGAGCATTCAATAAAATAGCTACAGCTAATTTAATTTGCTTTGGGGAAAATGATTCTAAAAGAGAAGCAAATATAGCAAATTGATCGGTATTTTTAATTAGCTGAGAATAATCCGGCTGGAAACATTGAGAAGGGGCAGAAGCAAATTGTCGTACTCCTTGAGAAGAACAGGGAGCTTCTCCCTTAGGTAATTTTTTAAAATGAAGACATTCCCCACATTTCATATTAAGTACTTGAATTATGGGTATATTTTTGAAAGATTGGGTTTCTCTTTTTTCCATGGAAATTCTCTTGAGCAGATCGTCTATAAAGAAGATTATAACCCTTTTAATAGATAAATGAAAGCTCTTTTAAAGAAATCCATATTTTATTCCCCTAATATCATTAGAGAAAAACCCTTAATAATAAAAAGCCCTAATAGGCTTTTTTACTTAAGATTTCCAAAATATTTGGTATATAACAAATCTAAGGCATAATTATAGATAGAAGCCCTTGAATTTAAGTTGGGTATTGCTTTTTTTAAAGCCTCTAACTTTTTTACCCTATCTCCCCCGATAGAAAAAGTAATGAGCGTTTTCTTATTAGGATCTTTTTTAGTAGCCAAATAAGCATTAGCTGCACAAGTTCCTAGATAAACTAATTTACGAACATTTTGGGAATCAAACCCTTTAACAAATTCATAATAAGATTTTTTTGATAACAAACAATTTTGAATCTTATGAACCTTAGTATGGCACCCATCACATAAGGAAACCTGAGGACCATCAGTACCACCATAAGCTCTAGGAATAATATGATGATCCTCTCTATTAGCAAGGCCGGGAGGATAAGAATTAGTAAATCTCTTACCGCATACCCAGCAATGATCTAATAAAATACTTTGAAATATAAAGTTTTCTGACATTTACTAAACGCAATTATTCACATCGTAATAACCGATATCATTAGCATAATCCAAATCCAAACTTCTTATCATCATACCGGAAAACGTTAAAACCGGCTGAGCATTTACAAAGAAATCAGAAATGCTATTTACAAAAATATTGTAATTGGAACGATTATGATAATAAGGAACTATGTTTATATACAACAAAGGAATTGGATGAAACATAGTACCATTTTCTTTTCTTAAGTTCAAAGCATAGGAATAAAGCTCAGGAGAAGTAAGAGGAAGATAAAGAGAAGTCCTTGAGAGATAAGGATCGTACGCTTTAATAAGTCCTTTAAAACGATCTCCCTCAATTTGTACAGGAAGAGCCTCAAAAACTCTATTAGGTTCCACTCTTACTACCTGATCGGCTTTACAAGTATTAAGCTCTACATAAAAAGAATCAAAATTTATAGCAAAAGGACAGGTAGAAAAAATACCTTTTAATTGCTCTAAAGTGTCTTCCGTAGGAAGACAGATAGTTTGCGTAACATTCATCATATGGAAATGCCCCAACTATTGAAAGAGATATTATTTGAAGATTGTTTAAAAAGATGAGCAAATTTTTTAACATCTTTTTCAGGAATTACCCAATACCAAGAAATATTAAAACCGGTTTCTTTAGAAAGATAAGGTTTATTACTTATAAGCATATAATTGGCATTACTTCCTTCATTAAGATTTTCTAAGACCTTTTGAATACTTATTTTCTCTTCGTTACGTTTTATCCCAATAACCATCTGATTCTTAAAAATAACATAACCCTGAAAAACTTCGGTATCAAAATATTGTTGTGCTAGAAAAATATCAAAATTACCAATAGGAATCACAGAGGCTTTTCCTATAGTAACATTATACTCTTTAGCCTTTTTAATGAGCTCTTTACTTTCTTCAGTATGAACAAATTGAGTATCCTTACTTTCTTGAGAAAAAAGAGTATTGAATCTTTTTTTAGCTGAAGAAAGTTTAAGAAGAATATTTTCCTGCAAGGGTTTAAGAGAATAAAGTTCAAGATCCTCCTCCTGAATAAGCTCTTCTTGCAAACCTTCTTTTAAAGAAATAAGCTCATTATGTAATTTGGAACATTCTTTTTTAAAACCGATTGGTCGCTCTACCTTTTTTAGATTTTCTAAACAAGTAAAAAGAATTTCCAAACTTTCTTGAATATTGGAAAGAGAAACTTTCTTAAAATCTTCCGCTAAAGTTTCTGTATACTGAAATAAAGCCTGCAATAGGTTAATTTGTTTAACCAACTTCAAAACCTTTACTTTTTCAGAGGGAGAACATTCGTTTAAACTCGTAGGATCATACTCAAATTTCTGCATACCTAGCCTTTTATATTTTAATTAAATTTTCATCCCTTATTTACAGTTTCAAGGCAAACAAAAAGGGCTCTATAATATTATAGAGCCCTTAATCAACTTCGGACAAAAATTAAAGTCCGAGAGCGTCGAAGTCATCAGCGGGGGCGGCTGTGACCTTGGGTTTAGCAACCTTAACCTGTTTAGGAGTCTTAGGTGCTTTAGCCACAGGAGCGGGAGCTTCAGCAGTCACTTTAGGCTTACGACCACGAGGTTTCTTAGCTTCTGCTGGTTTTTCCATTTCAACCTTAGGCTGTTTCGGAGTTTTCGGAGCCTTAGGAGCAGTACCCTTAAGCTGAGCAAGTTTTTCTTCCAACTTAGCAATCTTAGCATTTAACTTAGCTTCAACCTTAGCAACAGCAGCCTGAGCCTTTTCTTTCTCACGGGCTAGAGCTTCATCCTTCTTAGCTAAGGAAGCCTGAAGCTTAGCGACGCCTGCAGCATTTTTCTGCAGTTCGGAAGTCTTGGAAAGAATACCTTTAACCAATTCTTTGATGTTTGGGGTTTGTGCCATTTTATTTCCCTTTATTAAAAATGAATGAAATGAATTTCTATGAAGATAATTATAACATAAAAAATCTTTTATGGTACTTCATTTTTGTAGAAAAAGCAAATTTATTTTAATGGACACTATAACTCGCGGTCTTTCTCTTACCCTCAATCACTCTATCTTTAAGGACGTTTTCTAAAGCCTCTTTAAAATCTTGAATGATTTTAGGTTTAGGATTTTTTAACCATCCTTTAAGAGTATTTAAAACCCCTATTTGCTCTTTTAAAAGGGCTTCTAATGCTTCCTTATCCAGTCGTGAGAGCTGACGTACTTTAAGCTCTAAAATGATTTTTGCTTGCTCCTCGGAGATTTTTAAATGCTCTACTAAATAGCTTTGAGAATCCCTTTGTTTAAGGGATTCAAAAATGGTTTTAAGGTGGTTACAAGCAAAAATTAACAGTTTACTCCGATCTACCAAAGCCTGCTGTTTTGCAATCCTATAATCCAAAGATTTAGCTTCTAGAGATAGTCTCAATTTGGACCACTGAACCAAAAGTTTACCTACCCCTAAAGAAAGGAATTTAGTATCAAACGTAGTAACCCCGTCTTCCATATTGGCAACACGATAAGTTACGTTCATTCGATAACTCTGACGAACATGAGTAAGTTTCTCAACTTTGGAAACAAAGGTCTTAAAATTCTCTCCGTTACAATCCCTACGAGCTTCTATAGTAAACGTAAGAGAACCTTTTGAATTAAAGGCCCTAGCACATTGCGGAATTGCTCTAACCCGTTTTATGAAAGTTTCCGGATTAAGTCCGGGAGGCCATTCTGAAATCTTAATAGATCGAGTTTTTTCATCAACCTCAAGCGGGGAGAAGTATTCTATACGGCCCCGACCGGTTTTCATAAGGTTAAGCCATTCCTGTTTATTTTGAGCATTATTAACTAAAGCCCCACCCCAAAGCAGAGCGGGTTTTAAAGTTTTAGCTAAATATTCATAGTTAATCTTTTTACCTTGAAACATGGATGTAAGAACTTCTACTACAGACTCGGCGGTAAAAGTAGGAAGTTTGGTAGTAATACCTACTCCAATTCCGTCAGAACCATTTAAGAGAACTACAGGCAGTTTAACAGGAAGAGTAACCGGTTCCTTATCTTTGCCATCATAATTAGGAACTAAATCAATAACGGCGACATAATTTGGATCTAGACAATCCCATCCAAAATTTGAAAGGGAACAATTAGTATAACGGGGAGCGGCACAAGGGTCTAATAAGCCTCCCCAATTACCGGTTCCTTGAACCAAGGGACTATTTTGATGAACCAAGGTTTCAATAGAGCCAGCTACTCCTGCATCTCCGTGAGGATGGTATTTACCAACAACATCACCCCCCACGCGGGCTGTCTTAACTAATTCTCCCCTTTTTTGAAAACTCATTGCCCAAATAATACGCCGCTGAACCGGTTTAAAACCATCATAAATGTCAGGAACTGCTCTATCCAAATTTACTTCAGTAGCATACTCTTTGATACATTTAATACCGAAATCTGCAATATTAGCTTCTGTAATATATTTATCTTCTTGTTTTCCGGTTAAGGGTTTTCTTACCATAACTATCCCCGAAAAGTACTCTTATCATGCCATTTACCCATAGAAGCGGTTGCCTCTACACCATTAATTTCAAAAGCTCTAACACAGGATAACTGCTTATCCATTTTAACTTTACAATTTGGACACGACTGAGGATCGTTACGTTCACTCATATGAAGTCTAAGATCATAAACCTTATGACACTTGGGACATTTAAAAGAGTATATAGGCATTTTATTTTAAGATACGTTTTTCGATAGCTTCCATAGCCCAAAAAACCAAAGTTCTAATATCAGAAGCGTTAATACTAAAAGAATCCGAATAATGTAACCAACGAATTACTATAAGCTCAAGGATATGAATAACTTCTTCCATATCTACAAAGTAAGCTTCATGGAAAGGATAGGAAGGATCATTTTCATCTTCCGTTTCCATATTATATCGACCAACTTTAGTTTTTGGTTTAAATCCTTCCATTTCAGATAATTGATTATACATCTCAATGAGCTCATAATATCTAAATGTCCAAGGATCTTCAAGACTACTATATTTACAAGACTGAATATAATAAGCATTAGATAATACATCTAATAAATTATATAACCATTCTAATTGCTCTCTACGAAAATCCGCAAGGTCGTTTTGAAAATTTCCATATTTAGAAACGGTTTTTGTTGCCTGACGATATTTACCTAAGAATATTTCAATTGAATCTTTATAATTAATATTTTTAACAAGGAAACGACTTTCTTCAAGCCAATAAGGAAGTCTACTTCGATAATAAGAAAAAACAGGAGAAAAATCTCCGCCGTATAATGTAATACCGTCTTTACTGAGACGAAGTTTACCAAATGAAGGACGAGAGGCCTTAGGATTAAGTGTTTCCTTAACTTGTTTATGTAAAACTTCCAATGAATCTGTAGAAAAATAACATTTCAGGGAAGACATCACATTACGTAAATGGAAAACTCTATCATCCTCAAAACCACTAGTTTTATTAAGAATGAGAGCAATAAGTTCCTTACCTACAAAATACAAGGACTCCCGGTAAGTTAAACTATGATATTTTAATAAACGGTTCTCTTGTTCTTTCATTTTAAACCTCTTTTGCAAGACCTAACAACTCTTTTCTAAATTCTACATCATCTGTCATTAACTTATTAAAAACAGTCTCCTGATTTTTAGTGACAGCCTGAATCCTAATTAACTTACGCGTATTAGGATCGATAGCCAATATCTTCATAAGACATGCGTCAATTTCTCCCCAACCTTTAATATGATTGATTTCTACAGAGTTTGGGACTTTAGCTTCGTTCATTTTAGCCCTTACTTCACTTAATGTATTTCCTGAGAAAAATTTATCTTTATAAATGGAATAAAACTCAGGCATGTCCGCTACATAGATCATACCTCTATCAAACATTTCTGGCAAATAAGTATGAAATAAAGTAAGAAGCAATGCATTAATATGACAATTATGACATAAATATTTATTGCCAAAAGTATCAGCTACATAAAAATTATGTAACCCGCAAATATCTAAACAATAAAAATTCTTTTCCCTTGGAAGTATTTTTTTAGTAATACTATTGATGGTAAAACAAGTATTTCCATCGCTAGATAATCCTATAATACTATCACCAAGCTCTAAACAATCGGTACGAACATACTCAATAGCACATTTATCTTCATGGTAAACCGCCCATTTATGAGAATCGGTACATTCTACGGTGAAATCATTTGAAAAAGTTATTTCATATTGTATTAATCGAGTACAAGTAATACCAGCCCAATTAATATCCGCTAAAGTAGTTTCCCTCTTTTCTTCGTCATATGCATAAACTCGCAAACGATCAAACGAATGGTAATCAATACCCTTTTCCCATTCTTTAGTAATTTCCTTTATAGTCAGCTGACCTTTATTAGTATAAACAAGAGTATCTGCTGAAACAGGGCCATCAGGGTCAGCATCAGCTAAGCAAATAACCTTGCTAACTTGCAACTTAGATAGGGGATCAGAAGCTTTCGGATCATAACCAATAGCCCCAAGAATGTTAATAATTTCTTCACTTTCTAATGCTTTTTCATTTTTACCGGAACGTTTTACATTTAGAATTTTACCGCGTAAAGGCAAAAGAGACTGCCAAGGCATTCTTTCTTCTCGAATACCACCACCAGCAGAATTGCCTTCTACAATTAAAAGCTCTCTGTCCTCAATTTTTGTTCGAGAATCGTAGGGAGCATACTTAGAAGGTAAACCCTTTCTCTTAACATTATTTAAAGCGGTAACTACTTTCTTAGAAGCCTTAAACTGATCCATTAATTGAGAAAGTTTAGAGGCTTTTTCACACAAGCGTAAAGCTAATGGCTTATTGGTAGCAAAAAATTTATCAGTTTCTTTTTGTAAAACTTCTTTAAAGGAGTCACCTGCACGGGAATCGGTTAACCGACTTTTATCCTGAGAAGAAAACTCTGCTTTATGGAGTTTTATATTCACAAGACCTACAAGCCCTTCTTTGAAATTATAAATAGAAAAAGATTGTTTAGATTTTATATATTTCTTTGCAGAATCGTATAAGCAAGAAATAATAGAATCAACGTGCTTACCGCCCTCACTATTATATAAACCATTAGTGTAACCTCTTACATTACAATTCTCAATATCCGAAAAAGCTATAACGATATCACAAAGATCACTATGGTGTTCAAAATAAATTTTTTCTGCAGTTCCTTTTAAAGAACTGAGAAGTTTATTGACATACTCTTTAGGGCCTTCTTTAGAAAAATAACGGGTCTTACTTTTATCTTTCTCTACTACCATTACGGAAAAACCAGGAGTAAGATAAGAAGTAATTTCCGCCCATTGTCTTACATGATCAAGAGAAATAGAGCTACCTCCAAAAATAGTAGCGTCCGGTTTGAAATGAATACAAGTACCCTTCTTAAGAGTAATTCCAAAAGGCCCTTTAGGAGGCTCCGATAGTTTAGTAACAGGAGAAGTTAAAATTCCTTTTTTAAACTTTATAGAATACCATTCATTTTGAAAGTAAGTATATACTTCAAAAAATTCTGAAGTAGCGTTTGTTCCCTTAGCACCCACTCCATGCGTGTTACTTACTAAAATATCACCACCTACCATATATGTATGATTGGTTTCTACTGTAATTCCATAAACAGGAACGGCAACAGCAAGAGACATTTTAGTAATGTTGGTAACTTTAGGGCCACCATAGAATTTATCCTTAAAAGTAGTGTCAAACAACTCATCATCTACTTTTAAATCTTCTGCTTTTACTTTCTTTAAATCTACGTTATAAAATGGATGATCAGGAGTACAAGTTATTTGTACGTACCCATCTATTTCAATACAAATTAATTCCTTCGTGTATTTAGACAACTGCACATGGGTTATTTTATCCTTATAAAGGGATTTGCCTGTCTCAGGAGAAACTGACGGTAAATAAAATTCTCTTTGTCCTTTTTCCCATGCTCTATAAAGCTCTTCTATCCTTATTTCATTACCATCACATAACGTAACGTAAGTATCCCCAACAAAACAACCTACACTATTTTGATAAGCGTCACTTTTGAATTTACCGGAAGTATGCATCTCGGTAAAAATAGCTTGCATAGTTGGTATAGTATTTTTAATTACTTTACCGTTTACATTGATCTCAAAAGTTTTAGAACCTTGAGGAATACCGGCTCCGAAATCCATAACCCAATAGCTGCCATCAGGGTCTTCTATAAAAAAATTTCCCTTATTTCTTCCAGCTAAAGCTTCGTCCAAACCATTATCCAAAAGTTCACGGGCAATTAACCAACGTCCATGTTCGTCGGTACTCCCCAAATACATACTAGCGTTTTGACGTAAATTAGCAGGAAACTGCAAAAGTTCAATTGATTTATTGTTATATTCTGTTTGCGCCATTTTCTTCTAACCCTAAAAGATTAAATACATCTTGATAATAAGATTTTATAGAACTTACTTGAACTTCACATTTATCTACCATTTTTTGTAATTCACGCCCGCTTTTCTTTTTTCATAAATACGGCTATTGCATTTAATTCTTTCACCTGTTTTAAAGGAACAAGCGTCAGGTAATTTTGTAATAACTCTTTTAGTCATATTTAATTATAACGAATCGGAAAACGTAAAGTTTGAATATCATTACTACCGTACTTCATGGTTTAGAACATCAAAAAGGGTTTCAATAAAATGAAGATTTTTTACTTCGCCATAAAAAACACGGTAAGTTTTGGTATAAATCCAATTACCACCAACTTTATCTTCTTGGGTAAGTTCAAAATATCTTTCACCTAAGGAAAGTTTAAAACGAGTAAAAGGAAATTCTAAAATAGCCGGCTCAATAGAAACATCTTCTCCCTCAAGAGAAATTTCCGGCATCCTATCCTCTGAAAATTCAAAGATCACAGATAAAGTAACTTTAGTAGTAGTTTCGGAAAAAAGAAACTCACTATTTAAACCCCAACGATTAAAAAATTTTCTCCAAGAAATTTCTATATTAGAAAGAGCTTTTTTATTTTCTTCAGTTTTAGGGCCAGATAATTTGAAATTATCCTTCTCATAACCAAAAGTACATTTATCGCGTTTTATCCAAAAGTTTTTTGTTTTATCAATAGCTTTTAAAAAAATATCTTTCCATAAAATCTCTTCAACCTCAGTTCCCTGACAAATATATTTTAATGTTGGTAAAAAATTTTTTGAGACTCTAGTAGTTCGAATACCTTTTTTAGCCAAGAAAATATAGTCCTCCGGAGTATAAGGAATTAAATATTTGTTGCTTGTACAAACTAAGGTTATTTTATTCATTTTCTTTTGCTATCTAATAAAACAAAAAATCTTTGTTTAAACGCATCACTCATTTTAGAAACCGCTTTTAAACATCGGGCTTCTTTCTCTAAATCTCTGTTTTCCCTAGCTTCGAGAATTTCCTGAACAATACGATAAATCTTATCTTCAATAACTATTACTACTTCTTGAGCAGGACATTTATCATTATAACAAGTATACCGCATTTTCTCAGCACTGTCCATATGCTGACAAAATTTGCATTTTCGGTAAGGTAATCTTAATGCTTCCATATTCAAATTTGGGAGAGGAATATTCCTCTCCCAACTATTAAAAATTATTCATCATCTAATTGGAAAATTTCATCTTCCAATTCATCTTCGTCCTCCGAACTATCTTCGGTATCTTCATCCTCGCCGTCTTCAAATTCTTCTAATTCAGAAGACTCTTCAGCATCTGCATCAACCTCATCTTCTTCGGCTTCTTCAGGTTCTTCAGGTTCTTCAGCAAGTTCCTCCTCGTCAGAATCTTCTTCCTCAAGCTCAATATCTTCAATGACTTCATCTTCACCTTCTTCAGATTCGTCATCTTCGACCTTAAGATTTTCTAGTTCATCATCCTCTTGATCTTCTTCAACAAACTCAGGAACTTCCTCCTTAGCAGGAGCTTCCTCTACCACTTGAGAAGCTGTAGTAGTCGCTTTAGGTTTACGGCCTCGTTTTTTTGGAGCAGCCTCAACAATCGGGGCTGGAGTATCCTTACCTTCTTCCACTTCTGCAACTTCAACTGTTTCTGGTTGAATATCCGGTACTGTAACAGAAACCATTTCAAGGAAAGAATTACTCAAGGGAGTAATGGTAGATCCGGATTCTAAAACATAAGAGAAACCAAATTTATCATCACAAGTTCCGGAAACTTCTTTATCGAGAATTACTTTATCCTGATAAATAACAACACTATTATTAAGAATAGCAAGAGCTTGAGAACGGGGGATTACAAAACCATCGACGTTGATATAATCAGGAGTTACTTCAAGAGATTTACCAACAATCTTTTTAGTAAGGGTAAAACAAATGCGATGTGAAATCATATTTTTCCTTTTTTAGATATAAGAAATAGGATCTTTAATGTTATTAGCAGCAAAGGCGGCTAAACGATCAATACAGGTACCACAGGTACCGCAGGCTTTTTCTCCACCTTCATAACACGACCAAGTTAATTCGAAAGGTACATTGAGACGAATACCTTCCTTGACTACTTGAGCTTTAGTTAATGTAACTAAAGGGCCTTCCAAAGAAACCAAATTGTAAGTACCAATTTGAATAGCTTTGTTAATAGCATTTACAAATTCCTGAGAGCAATCAGCATAAGCACATCCGGCAGCATCATCCGCATGAGCTCCATAATAAATAAGAACCTGCTCTTCTAAGAAGAGAGATTGAGCCAAAGAAGCAACTGCCGAAAGCATTAAACCATTACGGAAAGGAACATAGGTTGAAACCATTCCTTCCCCATTTTTCTCAATCTGCTCTGCATAACTTTCATGAATAATTTCCTGAGAACTATTTTTTAATAGAGAGCAGTTACTATATTTTAAAATATCCTTAATTTGAAGGATATAATGCTTAAGACCATAATGCTGTGCTACCTTATCAGCACATTGTAATTCCTTTGAATGCTTTTGACCATAATCAAAAGAAACAGTAATAACGTTTTCATTACCTACTCTTTCGACTGCCTTAGCTACACATACTGTGCTATCCAAACCACCACTACTAAGTACAATGATCTTCATTTTTAATCCTGTAAAGTTTTTGGTTTTCTAGGGGCTCTACAAAAACCTTTCTTTGAAGCTTCCAATTTACGATAATAAGTTTCTTCTTCTGAATATTCTTTAGGAGGCAAAATAGTTTCAAAAGCACCTGCTAACAACCGATTTGCCTTTCTCAAAATCTTATATTCAATTCGATCTCTAGTCAAGGGAACAATCTTCTTTTTACTCAAAAGTAATAGATCAACACGTTTGAAAGAAGTTTTCAAAGTATTGTTTCTAACACCTACTCTGAAATCAATTCTGAAAACTTGATTTGGCGGAAGTCTCTTAGTAACATTACTTGAGTAAGTTCCCATAGCAAAACGAATAACGGTATTCCATAAAGTCTTAGGATCATAATCTCCCAAATTTTCAAACTTTAAGGGATTCTGCCTATCCTTTTCCAAATTACCTGAAAAATATCTTTTCATTCTTGCCCTTGAAGAGCAAATTAGTCCATCTTTATCCGTGGAAATAATAAGCTCTGCTGTAAAGGGAACAAACCCTGAAGGGGGAATATAAGATTTATTTGCAGTGGGTTTAGTTGTTACTTTGTTCATTTTTTCTCCAAGAGGCGATGTCTTGCCTCATTTATTGCATTATCCAAAAGAAGTTTCATAAACTCTTTTGCTTCTTGATTAATGCCGGCTTGACCGGCATATACATCAAACTCTAAAAGTTTAAAAACCGGTAATGATTTGAAATACTCTATTAATATATTAGCCCTTTTTGTAGCAAAAGAAACAAGTTTTTGCAAATCTTTTTTCTCCTGCTCTGAATTTAAGTATTTTAATACTTCTTCTAAAGTATTTCTATCTCCGGACTTATAAGCCCGTGTACAAAAATCAAATAATTCTTGAGAACCGCCCTTTTTATCCGGATGCAATTTACTAGCCAGCTGTTGATAAAGTCGTTTGCAGGCCAATTTCTTAGCACTGTCAAATTCTAACAATCCTAAAACAATACCAGCAGTATTGGGAATAGAAGTAGAAGTTTTTTTAATGTTTAGAAGACCTTTATATTCTTTCAAAAGTTCAATCTCTTTAGGAAAAAACTTAGAGTAAAAAGTTACTGCTTTTTCCAACTGAGAAATCAAAGAAAGACAAGGTCCAAAACAAAAAATCAATTGTTTATAAACTATCTTCTTTTCCATTTGTTTTCCAAACTTTTAAGCTTACCTTGAGAAGCCTGCTTATGGTAAACACGAATTAGTTTGCCGTCAATATAAGCTATGTTTGTATAATCCGGAGAAACATATTGCGTAACATCCGCTCCCGGTCGAGTATACTCTTTTTTCCATCTCTGAATAATACTGTGACAAAGAGGAAGCTTTTCTTCATCTCCATGAAGGATATAAACCTTTTCCGAATTAAGATTTTGTAATTCCGGAAACTCATTATAATCCGATTCACTAAATTTTTTCAAAAAACATTTTCCGGGAAAGCGAATTTTTTCACTTTCAAAGGAATGCATAAAGCGACGAAGATAAGCAAATTCCAAACCGGTTAAAAGAACGATTCTCTTAGAAGCCATTTTTAAATTCCAGTACTACCAAGACCTCCTGAACCCCGAGAGGTTTCAGAAAGAACTTCTTTTTCTACAAAAATGCATTTTGGATAAGGAACAATGACGCCTTGCATAATTCGATCTCCTACTTTGACTTCATAAGGAGTATCAAAATGATTATAAAGAGGACAAACTACTTCTCCTCGATAATCTGAATCAATAACTCCTACACAATTAGTCGGAGAAATACCATGTTTAACACCTAAACCACTACGACCAAAACAAAGCATTACGTAGCCATCTGGAATTTCAAAACACCAACCTGTTTTGAAAACTTCTTGACAAGAGGGCTGAATAATTTTAGTTTCTGCTGAACGAATATCAAAACATCCGGAACCAACAGTAGAATAAGTAGGCGGATCTACATAAAAAGAATTATCCGCTCTTTTTATATTAACAGGCAAAATCATTTTTTAAGAATTTTTTCGATAGAAGCACAAGTTTTAGGATGATTTTTAAGACGGGAAAGAATGTAATTAAGTTGACTTCTCTTAATTCTTCCCATACTACGCAATTCGTTTAAAACTGCAATATCTTCCATCGCTATCCACCGGTTTACTTTAGCAATAAAAGAAGGTTCAAAACCATCAATTTGGTTTACAAAAGTATTAGTGGAAGAAGCTCCATCATCAATCTGCATAGTTTCTTCTTCACTCATACCGCGAGCAGGGCCGGCATTAATAGCAGCTTTATACTCCTCTTCCAAACGTTCTTTTTCTTCCTGAGCACCCGGTTTGCTTAAAAGATGTTCAGCATATTCACGAGAAATAGGAATAATCCAATTATTGTTAATGGCGTTTCTAAATTCGTGAGTAGGAACCAATTGACTATAAGCAATTTGAGAAGTTACTTCAATTGGAAGCCAAGTAGCGGGAATCCGCAACATAATAGGATTACCATTGCCGGTTAATCTCGGAATAGCCAAAAGAACATTACCGGATTTTGTTCCGGGAGCGTTACCGGTATTATTTAAAACATAAAGAGGACCTTTACCAAGATCTTCAATCTGTTGAATAGTGAGAGCAGTTAGTTTCATATTTTCCTTTTAGAAGTTAGTTAATATCTGACAAAAGTTTTTGTAATTTCTTTTGTCGTTCTTTCAATTCTTTTTGAGAAGGAACTGGAATTTCCATAAGTTTGCAAAATTCCTCAACGGACAAAGGTTTATCTGTATAACGGCAATTATGATTTTTATCTCGCCACATACAATTTTCTACAAAGCATTTATCCAAATCCAACTCTTTTTTTACAATACCACACACTAGCATTATTTACTTAATACTTTTAATCGAACATTCCTGATATTTTCTTTTTCTTCATCGCTTAATTCATATTTAGATAAAATCTCTTCAAAAATTTCCTCAGTATTAATATCAGAGGTAGAAACATATTCTAAATCGGAATTAAGAATTTCTTTTAAGTCCTTACGGCTCATAAATGATTTTACTACCGCTACATTTAAATGAGCATAAGAATGAGGAGAAATATCACAACCATCGTTTATTAAAAGACGATAAACGTGATTGGGAGAACTTGGTAAATTCTCCAAATCTTTTGAACTATTTACAGTAATAGTATGTAATTGAATCGCAGGAGTATTAGGTATTAAATCAATTTCAAAATTTTTGGAATCTTTATAATAAATCCTATGAAAATATTTTTCTTGGGATTCTCCAAAATTAGTTTGATATAAAGTACCGGAATAAAAAACTTTCTTAAAATTGCCGGCAGTATGAATGTGACCGGCGACTATTACATAATCTTTTGGATCAATCTCAGATTGCGAAGGTCTGCCGCTATCCATAGTACTTCCTTTAACATCAATATGGCAAACATTCAAAGCCTCTTTCCAATCACTGTAAGGGAATGGAAGAAAATTAACATAAGCTCCATCAATTTTCTTTAGAGTAGGTTTGGAAAAAATCTCAACATTAGAGAGAGAAAATTTTTCCAAAAGATCACATGAAGAGCCGTAGGATTCATTGGAAGCAAGTCGATCGTGATTTCCCAAAATAACATAAAACTTCATATCAGCATTTTGAGAAAAGAAATCGTACAAGGCAAGATGAGCCTTGTAACTCATCTTTGGAGAATCACAAATATCTCCATAAAAAAATATATTAAAAATATTTTGATCACGAGCAAAATCAACGGCCTTTTGAGCTTCTTTCAAAATTAGAATATCCGAATTACCATCGGTATATTTTGACCAACCACCATGACCGTTAAAAGAAGATAGATGCAAATCTCCGATACCTATTGCTTCCATGAATTTTCCTTTTTATAAAAAGTTTCAAATATTTTACACTTTCAAAAAGAAATTTTGCAAAAAGATTCTCCTCTTAAAGATCTATTTTTTAAAAATTTCCTTTAGTACCTTTTTGATACTAAAGATAAAAAGAAAAAATTCTCATTCTCATTTGGGCTTTAACTTAACCTTGTTAAAGTATAGTATCCAAAAGATACAAAGGTTCCTTTTAGAAAGATAGGATCTATTTCTATTCTCAAGTACTATAGTATCTTTTAGATACAAAAGAAAATTAGGGTTTTCCAATAGAAAACAAGAAATCCTCATAAAGCTATCAAAATCGCGTTATACGCGATTTTTGTAGCTAGGCAGGTAACTATATTATCCAAAGGACAATCGGGCCTTAGAGTCTCTCTATTTTAGTTTTAGAGCTATTCTAGACCTTAGGATAAAGAGAATTTTTAATTTTCTAGGCAACCGGAGGCTTTAGCCGAAGGTTGATGTCAGGATTGGGAACTTTGGAAGGAGCTTTAGCTCCTGGAAATGTTTCCATTTTTATCTTAGTTTCCAATCCCAAATCCCAAATTAGAAAGGTATCCAAAAGATACAAAGGCTCCTTTTTAAAAGATAGTATCTAAAAGATACCTTAGGTTTTCAAAAAACCGGTTAGGCCGCATCAGCGAACCTTGATCAACTTGATTTTTCCAAGCTTAAGCTTTCAAGCTTTGAGGGTCTTTCTAATTTGGGATTGGGATTGATTTTAAGGTTTACTTCGTAAAACATCTTGACAAGCTTTGCAAAAAGCTTGAAAGCTTTTTTCTTCTTGTCAAGATGAATTTTTTTAAAAATTTATGACTTGACAAGCTTTGCTTTTCAAGTTGATACAGTTATTATATTTTTTAGTACGAAAACTAATCCGAAATTCAAATTTTCGTGCGTTTTATTGCAAGCAAATGCAAAATTTTTAAAAATCGCGAAATTAGTTTTAGGATCACCCTTTTTTCTCCCCTAGCAGTTAGCTACCCCTCAAAATCGCAATTTCGTGCATTTGCTTGCAAGAAAACGCGATTTTTTGAGTTTTCGTGAATTTTTACAGTTTTTTCATGAAAATCTGCCCTCAAAAGTTGTGTTTTCCGTTGCATTTTCACTATAAAAAAGACGCTTGTTTTGCAGATAGTTGCAGTTATGCGCAAAATGCCCGGAAAAAATTTTTTTGTTTTTGCCTACAAAAAACATAGGATTTTTCAAAAGAGCCCTATTTTAGGAGTCTTTTTTATTTAGGAAGCTAACTAAAGTCTGTACCGTTTTCGCTATGAAAATGCAACTGTTTCTCGCTTTTCAGGGGGTAAAGAATTGCGATTAGTTTTCCATTATTAATACCGGATTTTCACGTTTATTTTCAGTTGCAAATATGCTATGTTTTTGCACCGCTCGAAAAATTTTTTATTAAAAAGCGTACTGTTTTTCTATCAAAAACAACACTTTTTTGTACTCTGAAACATTAAAAATTTTTAGTATGTTGTAAATACTTTCTACTGAGGTTATAATCAATCCAAATCTTATATTGGTATTTCAAATGTCTTCAAAAATTTATTTTGCTGATTGCCTTCCGGGCTACGGTAAAACTTATTGGGCAATCAAGAGCATGGCGCTTTATCATAAAAAGAAAGATAGCGTTTGCATCTATTCTGCTCCTACTCACAAATTACTTGGAGAAGTTTTTAAACGTTTAGTGAAAGCGGGAGTAAGTCCTAAACATATTCACTATATTAAAGAAGAAGAGATTTTTAGAGTTTCCGCTAAACAAAACCTATATTGTACTGTTGCAGGTAACCGATCCGGAAGTGATTCTCCTTTTGATGATGGTTTTGTTGCTGAAGGAGATATTATTTTAATAACTCATAGCAATCTTTGGAATAATCAAAATCATCCTATATTTAACAGAGATTTCTTTCCTAGACGAGAAGACATGCGTTTGTTCATTGACGAAGCCCGAGACTGTCAAATGAATAAACTTTCTATTCCTATCAATGGAGAACTTACTTTAAAAAATATTTTAGCTATCTTTGGTTTGGGTGAAAAAACCATTAATACCGGAAAGTATTATCCGGTTGTTATTACTCCGGAAATTTTGAAGAAATGTCGCGGTTATTTAGGAAAGAAAATAACTAGAAAGCTTGTTAGAGTTTCCGGAATGAGTAATATTAAGTTAAGAAACATTGGTAATAGAAAAACTTATGCCTATATTACTATGAACGGAGATGTGGAAGAAGGAGAATTTACTATACAATCTATTATGACTCCTTTTTCTTTTTTATCTGGATGGAAAAGTTTTGTCCTTCTTTCCGCAATGTTTAAAAGCTCTCAGTTTTATCATTTGTTGAAATTATGTAGTCATAAAAATTCTCTTACCCAAGAGCAGCAGGATTTATTGGGAGAAATTCCTTCTATATATTTAATAGATATTACCAACAAAATCATTTCCCCAAAGCGAAAAGAGCAAATGAAAAAACGGTTTGATCAAACCTATTTTACTTATCTATTAACTAATAATATTTCAAAAGAAAAAATAGATGGAGTTATTGTTCCTCAAAAGAATCTTGATACAGTAAGAAGGTATTCTAATCTCATGTATGATATGTTAGGAGAAAAATTTGCTCCCGCTAGTGAACATCCGATATATTCCCAAATAAGTACTTTAATTAAAAGTAATTTTTTTCTTTACGGAAAGTATTTTTCTGAACAAGAAATAGAGCGTTTAAAAAATTATCAACAAAAAGTAATTTCCAATTGTCTTTGTAAAACAAAAGATAATGAAAAAATCCCCTATAGTCCTTTGGATTATTTAACAAGAAAGAGTTGTGCAATAGCTCATAAATGGATTAATGATCCTAAAAATAATTGCTTAAAAAATTCTAAGTTTATTCTTATAAATATAAACAAGCATCGTATTTTAAATTGGTGTTTTTCAGACGAGGATAAAGGGATTCTTTATGACTCTTTAGTAAGTGATAAAGTTAAAAAATATGCTGTGAATATTTCAGGAGACATTCGAGGATTGGATTGTTATAAATCAACGGATGTAGCCTGTTTTCTTTCTTCAAATCGTCTCCATCCTCTTCTTAGAAGATGGTTTATTCAATTTTGTCCTTCCTATGATGCTGAATTGGACACCTTAGTGGGAACAGCAATTCAGACTTTATTAAGATGCTCAGTAAGAGACTCTTCAAGCAATTCTAAGCCTTTACTTATTGTAGCTACTAAAGAGATGGCCGAACGTATCGTAGAAACTATAGGTTTATATTTGAATATTTCCAAAGAAAATATTTTAGATCCTGAATACTTTGGATGTACCGTGAGTACTCTAATAGCAAGATGCTCTTCTAAAAAATATATAGAAAAATTAAAGGCTTATGATCGTGAATACCATCAGCGGGATTACGTCAAGGCTAGGGCAAAATTACGCCGTGAGACTCTAGACTTTAAAGTAAAGAATTATTTTTTAAAATCCTTTGTTAGAGAATTAAATAGCCGGTATTGTTCTATTTTTGGAATTATTAAAAGATCCTCTAATGAAGCTAAAATCCTTGCCTTAAAGAGAGAAAGAGAGGAGATTTCTAAAAAAATAACTTTGGAAAAACAAAAGCATATTAAGGAATTTTCTGCTAAATGGAAGATAGATAAGGAATTTACTGAAGAATGGACAGTAAAGTATGAAGCCTATCAAAATGTAAATAAGGATAAACAAACAAGAGGTTAAAAGTGTTAGAAAGTTCCTTTTATTTTTCCGGTAATATTAAAAACGCCTATAAAATTAAATGCTTCAAGGATTATGGTTATGAGAAATCCAAAAATCGTTTTCTTATTGTTATTGGCCATATTCCTTCAGTTGACTTAAGAAATAATTCTTTACTAAGCTGTACTGAAACAAGAGAACCCCTTATTTCTTCTTTAAAGAAAGCGAGAGAACTTTTAGATGATCGGGGAGCCGATTACCCTTCTTTTTCTTATGCTTGTGTTAATTTTTTAGCAAGTAAACACTATCAATTAGAAGGAACGGCAAAATCAGATAAAGAAAATGAGTTTGTAGGAAGAATTAAAGCTCTTATTAAAGAGCTTTCTCCTACTCATGTAATGATATTATCTCCTTTAGCTTTTGAATGTATGTTTCCTGAGATTGATCATCAAAGACATAAATTAGGCTGGATTTTTGAAAAAAAGGGAATTAAATATTGCGGGTCTTTAGATCTTTACCAGATTATAGCAGATCAAAATAAAAAACCGGGCAGTAATATTTCTAACACTATTGGTTTTATGTTTAATCATATTGCTAATCTAATGCAAGGGCAAAATCCCTATTCATTAGAAGGGCTCCCTCTTTCGCCAAATTATATAGATTCTGTCGAAAAATTTGATAATCTTATGAATTATCTTGAGACTCAGGATTATGTTGCTTTAGATACTGAGACTCGAAATTTGACTGTATTGTCAAACGCTATTTATACTATTCAATTTGCTGGAAACTCTCAACCTAATAAAGGTTTTTTATTAGCTTTAGACCATCCACAAACTCCTTGGACTTCTGATGAATTAAGGTATTTCAAAAAAAGACTTAGAAAATTCTTTGCTTCTTCCTCGGGCCCTACCCTTGTAACCTATAACGGTGCTTTTGATCTTTATGTTATTCGTCAAGCTCTCAAACTCCCTATTGTTGGCAAAAGAGTTTGGGAAATTATGGCGGGAGAACATTTGTTAGATGAAAATGTTAATGACTTAAGTGACGCTATTGGAAGTTATCGTTCTGATAAAACTAAGGCTAATCAGGGTAACTTAAGAGCTACCTTATGTCGTTATAATAACGATTTTTATTTTAGAGATTCCGGATTTACTAAGGAAGATCGTAATACTGCTGGAGATATTTCTCCCAAAGATAGAGATTTTGTTTCTTACGGTTGTATGGACGTAGTTTCTCTTTTAGGTCTTAGAAAAATGCAGATTAAAAGAGCTTCTCATATGTTCATAGGGGATAAGAATTATAAAGAAGCTTTTATAAAGCATATGCTTTATCAAATGAGTGATACAGTTCATACCTTATCTCAGTTACGACAAGACGGAAGTTTTATTGACTTGAAAAACCTTTCTTTTCTTCTTTCTAATAAATCTCCTATTTTGGAAAAACTATCGGACGTTGAAACCGATTTAAGAATTCAACCCGAAGTTGAAGAAGCAAATGATTTTCTTTGTAAGCAGCTAGGTTTTAATTCTGGAAATCTTTTCGGTAATAAACTTAAAAAATGGGTTTTTTCTTGGACCAAGCCAATTCATAAATCAACATTATTTTTTGATATTATGAAAATGAAACCAGTGTCCGAAACTTCCACGGGAGCTCCTGCTGTAGATAAACTTTTCATAGCACAATATGAAAATACTAACCGTATTGTTTCCTTGTTTAAAGAATATCAAAAAATTAATAAAGTACGAACCTCTTATTTAAAGAGTTGGTTTTCTCTACTCTCTTCGAATCCGGATTGCATTCTTGATCATAAGCTTCGTCCTGACTATGCTTTCTATAATGTAACTACCGGTCGTTTGGCTTCTAGAAATCCTTCTCTTCAAACTATTCCACAACATTCTGATATAAGTGATATTTTAAAGCGAGTATTCTCAGCACCTCCCGGATGTATTTTGCTGCATTACGATTATAGTGCTCAGGAAGTTCGTACTTGGGGTATTGTTTCTCACGATGCTAAAATTGCAGATACCTTCCGGCAAGGTCAGACTTTAAGAAAGATCTTTATAAAAGATCCTTCCCCTGAAAATTTAGATAATGTTAAAAAGAAAGGTGATGTTCATATTCTTAACGTAAAACTTTTCTTTAATAAAGTTATTGATAAGAAAGATCCTTTAAGACATGCTATTAAAGCGGTTGTTTTCGGAACTCTTTATGGTAAGGGAGCAAAAACCCTTGGAGAAGATACTAAACAACCGGATATTTCTGCATTAAGAAAGAAAATTAAGGAATTATTTTTTAAGCTTGATAATTTGCAAAATCCCAAGGAAAGGCAACCTTTTGAAAAAGAACTTAATATCCTTAAAAAGGATTTAGATAAATTAGTTAAAGAAGACAAGACTGATTACGCTCAACATATTATTGATAAAATGTTTTCCATTTTTACTAAAGGTAAAAAATGGTCAGATTATATGAAACATTCTGCCGAAAAAAGAGGTTATGTATATTCTCCGATCGGTCGTATTCGTCATTTGCCTTCAGTATTTATTTCCGATAAATCCGGTATTGCTAAACAAATTCGAAGAGGTTCAAATGCTCCTATTCAGGGCTTTGCTTCTGAAATTGCGGTAAAAGCCTCACGTCTTTCTTTAATTACTTATTATAAAGAATTCAAAACTATTGCTAGTATGTTAGGAATAGAACAAAGAGCTTGGGAATTAAAACCAGAATGTTGTAGAATTGTTCATGACGCTTCTTATTATGCAATTCCCTATTGCATGGTACTTCCTTTTTTACATATTATGCAATATATGGCTACCTATGGAGTAGCTCAAGATTATAAAGATAAGTTTGGTTTTAGTTTTAATATAGAGCCGGAAATTGAAGTAGAGATGGGAGTTAAAGATGATAAAGCGTATACATGGAATTGGTCTTTAACCCATCTTTATGAGTGTTTAAATAATTTAGTAGATGATTTAGAAAAAGAAAAAAAGTTGATTGATCGTAATGGCAAAGCTCTTTCTAAAGAAGAAGTAAAAGAAATGATTTTTAAACCCTATAAGGATAAAAAAGTTATTCATTATCTTCAAAGTAAATTTCCTTTGCTTGGTGTAAATGATTTAGAAAAGGAGATATTTGATGTCTTTAATAGACCTGACCATTCCTGTTGATTTTACTGAAGTTCCTGTTTCCTCGGGAACTCGTCAAATTTTTCCTTACTATTCTGATAGTATGGTGATATTAGCTGATATCAATCGATACTATCTTTTGAAATTATTTAAAGAGAGAAAAGGAAATTATAGTTATATTTTTTCTCGTGGTTATTGGTTAAATACCTCTTTTTATGTGAAGAAAAAGATTTTAGAAGGAAGTTTTTATGTAAATCCTAAAATGAAGATGTTTGAACCAGAAGTTTGGTTAGAAACAGTTAGTGAAGGATTGGCTCAAGAAACGGATTTAGATTTTCCAATGGCTACTGCAATTTCTTTAGGAGCCTGTTTAGATGGCTCATATATAAGAGCTAATAACGAACAGATGGTTTTACAATAAATGTCTTTTTTAAATAAAAGAGAATTTGTAAGAAATGAACTTTTAAAAGTTCCCAAGGCTAAAGTTGGCTCTGAAATGGCAATGATTTGTTGTCCTTTTCATGCCGATGATACTCCTTCCTGTGGAGTTTTTTATAAACCTTCAAATAAAGATCCCGGACGCTTTTATTGTTTTGGATGTCAGGCTAAGGGAGATTGGAATACTTTAGCTCGACGCCTTAATTTAAAAGAGTTTGATCCTAAACCTCATGATGAATTTAGTTATTCATTAAACATGAGAAAAGAAAAGGAAGAAAGTGAAAAGTACGAAGAATTAATTTTCACAAATTTACCTCCTAATAAAAAATGGCGGGATATTCCTACAAATTTACTTATTAAAATAGGTTGTAAAATTTGTCAGGTAGATTATGGTAATAATCTTTCTGATAAATTTGTTTATTTACCTGTTTATGTAGGTAAAAAATTAAAAGGATATACTAAAGGCAGAATGCATAAAAAGGAAGGAGTAACTAGTTATATAAATGAAAGAGGTTCTTGGGTTAAAAGTTGGGGTCTTTTTCCTTTTGATTATTCTATTGCTTTAATGAAATCAATAAAATCTCGTACTATGGTTTTAGTAGAAGGTCAGCGGGATGCTTTAAGATTGATAAAGTTGGGTATTCCTGCTTTATGTATTATGGGAACCGGAAATTGGACGGATAAAAAACGAAATCTCTTGGAATTTTACGGAGTTAAAAACGTTATTTTAATGATGGATGGGGATGATGCAGGTATTAGAGCAACTAATTACATTGTACCAAGTTTGCAGGGTTATTTTGATAAAGTTATAACGGTAAAACTTTGGAAAATAAAAGGTTCTCCCTATCTTCAAATACAAGATAATGAAAATCCTTCAAAGTATGCTAGAGATATAGGTCTTGATTTATGGGATCCCGGTAATTGTCCTAAATTTATTTTAGAAAAATTAAAAAATTATTTATAAGGTGTCCTATGAAATATGAAGAGGATTCTATCCTTCTTTTTAACTTATTAGATTTACTTTTACAACAAGTGGAAAATCCTCTTGGAATTGATATGATCAAAATTTCTTTAATAAAAGAAATGTTCGAAGAGTGGAAAGAAGAAAATGGAGATAAATATAAAGATATTGTTTCTTCTCCAACTCTTAACAAAAAAATTGATCAATTAGAATATTCTTTGTCTCATTGTTATGATAATTTCGATCCTTCTTTTTTGTTTTTAGGAAATGAGGATGATGAAAATATTGAACACTAAATTTTTTTATACGATTGGAGCTATTATATTCGTAATTTCCGTTTATTTTTTTGGTTATTCTAATGGTAAAACCTCGGGATATCAGAATGGATATCAAATAGGTCTTCAAGAATATAAACCAAAATATGAATATGCTATAGATACTTTTAATAAAGAAATAGAAGAAAGTAATAAACGAATTGAGTATCTCCAAAATGAAGCAGATAAAGCCTATTTTTCTTTGAAAGAATATCAAGAAAAAGAAAAGGAAGTACCTGTTTTATCTCGGGAAGAGCAAGTTAAATCCTCCTTTTCTCCTGAGATGATTATTCAGATTAATAAGCTAATTGAGAAATGAAAAAATTTTTAATAGTTTTTTTATTATTAAGTGGATGTACTTCTACTCCAAGGGATATTCCGCAGGAAGTTTCACGGGATGTTATTTTAAAAAAGGATAATAGAGTTATTTTAGATAGTAAATTAACGGAACCTTGTCCTTCTCTGTCTAAATTAACTGTAAAGAATTATAATCAACAGGAAGTTATTGAAATTCTTAATCTTTGGATTCGTAACTATAAACTTTGTAAAAAACGTCATGCGCTTTTAGCGGATTGGGCTATTAAAGCTGCTAATTCACATAAGGAAATAAAATGAAGGAAATTCTTGTACCCGGTTCTATTTGGCAAACTAAAAATAATACTTTAATTCAAGTTCTCTATATTTCTAATCTTAAACTTAACCAAAGTAAGAGACCTACTCAAGTAATTTTTAGACGTAAGCAGGATGTTATTTCTCTTTCTATTAAGGATTTTAAAAAAATTGCTACCACCTATGTAGGGCAGGATTCTGTAGTGGCGGATTCTCTTTATGACATTCTTTCTACGCCTATTGGAGTAGTAGATCGTGAGGAAGTTCCAAATATCGTTTATAAGTTAACTTTAGAGAAGGAAGATCCTGCAAAGAATTGTCTTATTTCCGAAGATACCTTAAACACTGCTCTTATTTATTATAAAGAACATAATACTTTTGATGGGATTTATCGTACTTTAGGTTTTGTTCCTTGTCCGGAAATTCCAACCCTTAAATCTCTTTTTGAAAGCTTTTCTACACCTACAGAAAAAACGACAGTTTATTCTAATTTAACTTTTTCTATGAATGATTATTCCATAGAAATAAATTGGGATACTATTACTCAAGTTTCTCCAATGGTTTCCGACGGTAGATTATTGTACACTATTACTTTTTACAATGCCTTTGAGGAAGAAGATTTAATGGATGTTGAGGAAACCCCGAATGAGGTCGGAGTAGAAAGGGAACCAGTTCAAGGTGAGGTTCAGGAAAAAGAGGACGAATCTTCGGAAGAAATTTCTCCTGAATTACAGGAAATGCTTCAAAAACCCGAAGAGTTTAAAGCTGAAGAAAACTTCCAAGGTGAAAATAATGAAACGCTGATTTCTGAAAATAAAAACGGTGAATCAGAAAAGGTAGAGACAGTTGAAGTTGAACCGGTTATCGAGATGGAAAAGGGAAGCATTGAATCTGAGCCTTCTCCTGAAGATTCTACTAAAGACCTTGAACCGGAAGAATTAGAAGAAATTAAAAATAAAGTTGAATCCAGTGAAGAAATGAAAGAGCATGTTGAAGAAGTTAAAAAAGAGCTTACTTTTCCGGTAACCGAAGAAATTATTCAAAAGATTGAAAATAAACTGGAGAATAATAATGCAAGTGAATCCTAAAGATTTTATAATTGCTTTAGTAAACGCTAAACCTACTTTATTAAAAGTAACAGAATCTTCTAATGATAAAATAACTTGCTTGAAAGAGGCCTCTCGCTTTTATAAAAAGGAACAACAAATTGTTTCTCCTGAGGATATTTTAGTTAACCTAGGTGCCGATCCTTATGCAGGAATGGTTTATGGGAATGATACCTCCTTTATTTATAGAGGAAAAATTGATATAGAGCATTGGGGAAGGGTTGCTTTCTTTAAAAGATATCCTACTCCTATAGTGGAAGGTTTGAAGAAAGCTTTTGTCGAAGCTTATGAAGTTGTAAAACAATATGAGCTGGAAGCCTTTGTTCCAGATACTCTTATTTGGAAAATAGTAAGTACTAACAAACGATATGCCGGTTGCTATGCAGTACCTAAAGATCCGGAAATTCCTCTTACTATTACTCTAAATATGGAAAATATTTCGGAGGAGGATGCTAAATATGTTATTTTACATGAATTTTTCCATCATGTCCACCATTTAATGGAAGAAAATTCTTCTGTTAATATGCAATGGTTAAAGCTTTATTCTCTTTCTATTCATAAAGAAGATATTTCTTTAGATGATTTGCAATTTTTATGGGGTTATCTTGAAGGAGATAAACAAAATGAAGATCATGAAAGAAGTCCTAGAAAACTTAGTAAAGCTTTGGCCCCTGAAGACAAACCTAAATATTTAGCTGTTCTTAGATGGATTAAACAGGTTAGAGGAGTTTCTCCTAAAGAATTAGATTTGGCTTGGCTATGTGAAGATTATGAATTTGTTGAAAATTTATGGCCTTCCTCTCCGATAAGCTGTAAGGACATTCAACCGCTTATTAGTGATTATGCCTGTAAAAGTTTTAAGGAAACTTTTGCAGAAGGAATGTCCTATTATGTTTTAGGTAAATCCTTGCCGAAATGTGTTAAAATATTATGTGAAAAAACTTTAACTTATTTGAAAGTTTTAAAACGAGGAATGTAATGCCTATTCATTTGGTACCGGCAGGGTTGGAGTTGATTACTGATTCTTCTACTTGTCTTTTTAGTACATATAATGCTAAGATTAAAAAAGATAGAGAAGTTTCTTCCTTTGCTTCTAAAGTCAAAAAATGGTTTTTAAAAGATCGAATTGTAGAACAGCAAAACTATGCTTATGGAGATCCCTATTCGATTGATCCTAGATATAGTTTATGTAGTTCTAATGTAGGACCATTTTTTCTCAAGCAAAATAATTTTGAATATATTTTGATGAACCTTTCTACAGGAATAAACGTCAAATATAATCCTTGTAAGTATATCGAAGGAATCAAAACTTTTGTAGATAGCGGAGGATTTCAGCTTTTTACAGGCGCTTTAGATTTTATTGATCCTAAAGAATTAGCTCAAACTTATAATAGAGTTGCTTCTATTGGGGTAGATTTAGATATTCCCTGCGATAGTCCTCAGGTTACTCGTCCCTATTTGGAAGCTTGTGCAAAAATTCAAAAGGCTAATTATGAAGTTTTGTCTGCTAATGTTAATAAGGATGTAGAGTTTCTTCGTGTTTCCCATGGAAAGAATTTAGAATATAGAAAGATTTTTATGGATATTCTTGCTCCTGAAAATCCGAAATATCTTTCTATAGCAGGGGCTGTCGTAGGAATTGAAGGGCCTAGAAAACCTTTTATTATAGCGGAAGCAATTCTTTATTTTGCTAGTCAGTTTAAAAATCTTGAATATATTCACTGTTTAGGTTATACTGATTCTAAGGCTTGGGTAGTTTATTCTCTTATTGAACAATTAGGTTTAGTTAAAAATATAGGAGGAGATTCAGTTAGTTTTCTTATGAACTCTGCTTCTGGAACTTTTAATTTACCTAAAGGTGCTTTTACTCTTTCGCGTAATGTTCATGCCTCTACTCCATGTTATTGTACCTGTAGTGTATGTCGTAATGCTAAAGACTTAAGGCTTCTTAACTCTTCTCGATTATTACATTCTCATAATTTATATATCTTAAATAAGAGAAAAGAATTTACCTATAATACTGTAAAAGAGTTATTAAATGGTAATATTAAATATGGAGAGTTTTTGAAGGAAACTGGTATTAAAATGACCCAAAAACATCTTCATGAATTGGTAGATTATATTCAGGAAGTTAAGGCGAATAAATTTAGGGAATTATCGAAGGTAAAATCTTCATCTCTTTTTGGTAATATTCCGCATCCGATGCCGGTAGAGTTAACTACTAAATATAACAGAATTATTAAAAATTATGAAAACTACTATAAAGAAAGGTTCCTGTAACGTAGGCGGTTTAGTTTTTGGGCATAAGAATATTCCCTTTTTATCTATTTACGAATGGATAGAGCAGGGATTTCCGGATAACACTTATATTCATGCTTCTCCTGATGTCTTAACAATTTGCAATATTCCTATATTGGATTGTTACAATGATGATGGCTTGCTAATTAAGAAAAAACCTTCTAAACTATTCTTAGTAAATTATTCTGTTCCAACACAGCTTTTTATTAAAAAGCAAAAAGTTGTAAAATATCAGAATTGGAAAGGAGAAGGACTCCTCATTAAGAATCCTCTTTATAAAACAGGAAATTCGCTGGCTAAAAAATGATTACACTTCATGCAGATAGTAATTTTAATAAGAGTAAAATAGATAAGTTAGTAGGAGAAAACGAACTCCTAGTGTCCTCTATTTTTTATACTTTACAGGGGGAAGGACCTTATACCGGATGCCCTTCCGTATTCATTCGTTTAGCCGGATGTAATTACGGAAGTAAAACTAAAGTATGTGAAATGTGTGATACTTCTTTTGAAGTTAAGAATGCTAAGAAATATACTATTGACCACCTTATTGATGTAGTAGAAGGTTATTTCAAAGAAAATAAGGTTAAGAAAAAATTGATAGTAGTTACGGGAGGAGAACCTTGCCTTCAGCATAATCTTCTTAAATTTCTTTATAAATACCATCATAGAAATCACTGCGATTATTACAGTCAGATTGAAACAAATGGTTCTCAAAAAGAGTTTTTCAAAACTCTCTTGACATCTCAGGAAGATTATATAAGAGTCTTAAGAGATGATTTACGAGACTCTAGCTGTTTATTTGTCTGTTCTCCTAAAGCAAGTCAGTATTTGAAAAAATATATTCCCTTAAGCGAAGAAACTTTAGAAATATGTAAATACTTTAAATTTCTTCTTTCTGCAGATCCGGATTCTATTTATCATAAATTACCGGAAGAGTTAGTAGAAAGAATTTTACATAAGCCTGCTTTTATTTTGGTTTCTCCTATTGCAGAATATAGTAAATCCTATGACGGAGAAATTTCTTCAATTTGGGATGATTCCCTTATTGATAAGGAAAAGACTTCCAGAAATTATTCTTATGCTTCCCAATATATTATGAAGCATGCAGATATAATTGATAGACTTTCTTTACAAACTCACCTGTTTACCGCAATACCCTAAAAGGAAAAATTAAATGAACGAAAAACTTTTGAAAGCCTACGAAACTATTGTAGAATATTTAAAAAGTAATACCAGTAATGAACAAGAGATTGCCAATTTCAATGGTTCTCCTGCCCGATGTGTTAAAGCTCTTAAAGAGATGTGTTTATCTGAAAAGGAAATCCAAGAAGCTTTATCCGAAATTATTCGCAAAGTATTCCCTTTAAATAAAGAGGAAAGTGATAAGGAGTATAATGCCATGAAGGTCAAAGGTGATGGCATGATTACTCAAGGACCTATTGTTATTAATAGTATGTGCCCGCATCATCTTATGCCGGTAAGATATGAAGCCTATGTTTCTTATGTCCCTGATAATGGACAGGTTTTAGGTCTTTCTAAACTAGCTCGAATTTCTAAGCTCTTGGGAAGGCGTCCGGTTTTGCAGGAACAATTAGCTTCTGATATTGCGGATGTTTTATGTGCTCCTAGAGATGATGAAGAAACTCCTTTGGCTAGTCGTTTTCCTGCTATTAGCTCTAAAGGAAGTGCCGTTACTCTTATTGGAGTTCACACCTGTGAAAGCTGTAGAGGTGTTCAAGAAAATGCAAGGACTTGCACTACAGAAGTGCGAGGAGTTTATTGTTATGATGAAACAGAAGATAAATTTCAAAGAGCTATTCAATCTTTGAAAACTTCTAAACCTTTTTAAAATTTGATTATAGGGAGTAAGAAATATCTTACTCTCTTTTTAAAAGGTTTAAATTATGTTAACATACCCTCAGATTGTTAAAAGAACTCCTACTCTAAGAAAAGAAAATTCCAAGTATGCTGTAGTAGCAGAGCCTCGTTTTGGTTATACCGCAGATGGTCATGCCTTTGTAGCTGCCCGCACTTGGACTACTAAAGTAAAAGATTCTTATGGTCATATTGTAAGAAAACCTCCGGAACCTAAATATGTTACTGTAGTAGAGTTTTTAGATAAAAGTCTCCATGTAAATATTTCCTGTTCTTGCCCTGATTTTCTTTACCGTTTTGAAGTTGCCTTATCTTTGAAGGATGCTTCTCAAATTGAATATAGTAATGGAGCTTTGCCCGTTGTTACAAATCCCGCTTTACGTGCGGCTTGTTGTAAACATTGTATAGCTATGTATTCAAAGATTAAAGGAATTATGAATCAGGGTATTTTTGCTCCTTTAATTGAGAAAAATAAATAATGTCCGGAAAGTATACCCATTCACGTGTTTTTGCTGAATATAAAGCCGTAGATGAAGATATTAAAGGAAATTTGACTTCTCTTGAGTATCTTCAAATCTTAGACTATTACTTTAAAAAAGCGTGGGAACCATTGATTATTAATTTTCCCATACTTGCACGAAATTACGTTGCAAAAGTTTTAGGGTATGCTTCTATTCGTTCTAGTATAAAAATTTCTTCTGAAGAAAAATCTTATTTACCCATTTTTGTATTTAATTTTCTTAGTGCTCAAACAAATGAAGTAATGGTGGAGAATTTTGAAAAACTTCATTTAAATAGAGGAATTATTGCCGGATTATTACATTATTTTCTTAAACAGGGTAATAAGTATTTAGAAGTTTGGTCTCCATTCAATAAAGAAACTATTGATAAAAAAACTAAAGATTTCTATGAAATAGAAAATTTACTTGGTATAAATAACAATAATCGAGAAAATTTTCTTACAGTTTTTAATACAGTTAAGTATTGGAATGATAAAGCTTTAGATTTTCGTTCTAAAATAATACAAAAATATACTAGAATGGCGCTTCTTGCTGCTCAAAAAACTTACGAGGATTATCATTATGTTTTAAGTCTTGATGATATTTCTTCTATTTATATTATGACTATTGGTAAAGCGGTTGATCGATGTGATTCTAGATTAGGTGTACTTACTACTTTTATTCAAAATTGGCTTCAATCTGCAAAAAGTGAAGTTCAGGAAATCATAAGTCATATAACCAATCATACCTCATATGAAGAGCTAATTGAAGAAAATCCGGAAGGATATTTATTTTCTCATTATGATCCTAATAGTTCCTTTATTAATGTAGAATATATTATGCATTATGCTAAGCAGATTGACCCTGACGGGGCTTTACGTATTCAATTAGGTATTCCTGAGATATTGGACGCTCTTACTATTAAAGAATTAAATAAATATGCAAAAAATAGAAGTTTTAGTTGATGGAATGATTATTCAAGAGTATAATAGAATCTTGCAACAAGCAAGAGAAGTTATTTCTAATGCTATTGAAAATAATAAGGAATTTCCGGAATTAGTTGCTTCTCATGTAAATCAAAATAGTTTATTACATGCGGTGCATGCGGAAAGGCTCTTATTTTCAATAAGAGATACCCTTAATTTTGCATTAAGCACAAACGATAACGAAGCTCTTTTACGAAATGCAAAATTAATTGTTGATCAAGTTTCCCTTTACGAGAAAAATCTTGTAAATAGACAGAACACTCAACCCACACAAAACGAGTGTAATTTAGGAGATAAAAAATGAGTAAATACGGTATTTCCGATTTAAGTTCGGTACAGACTAACAAAGGCGGTAAAAGTGAGTTGGTATTACCTCAAGTTCTTTTAGATCTTTTTGATTTTAAAAGCGTGGAGGGTAAATGGGTTACTTTCCGCCTTTTTGGCGATATTATGAGTTTCGGTAATTATTGGATTGCCGGAGTTAATAAACAAGGTGTTAAGAAAAGATTTCCTCAGGCCTGTCCCTCTTTTAATTATCTGACCGGGCAAAGAGAATCTGGCAAATATGATCCATGGTGGGAAGTTGAGCAACATGAAAGAAATGGTTCTGAGGATAATAAATCTGAGACTGTTCAATTTACCCGTTCTTTCTTTATTAACGCTATTGTTCGTTCCGAACAAGATAATGAACCTGCTAAGATTAGAAAAACTCCTGAGGAAGCTGAATCCGGATTTAAAGACAAAGATTCTAGTTCTTGGACTCCGGTCAAAGTTTTAAGAATGCCTCCTTCTTTACTTCAGAAGATTCAAGAGCTTAAACCACTTAATTCTGTTAAGTTTAAAAATGGTTCTATTAAATGTTTTGATGTAACACATCCTATTTATGGTAGAGATATTCAGGTTAAGTTTGATGATTCTGCTTCCCCTGCAAATAAATATTCTATTCAGTTAGGAATGAAACGTACTCCTCTTACAGAGGAGGAAAAAGAGTATTTAACTTATGATTTAGATGCTTTATATTATGTTCCTAAAGAAGAAGAAGTTAAAAGATCTTTTGAGGTATGGGCAAAGCGTTCCGGTTATTCTAAGAAAGTAGAGGACGAAACTGAAGATAATTTTGATATGGATAAATCTGAGGAAGAAGATGAAGCTCCTGCTCCTGTCAAAAAACCGGTTAAGAAGCCTGCTAAAAAGGTAGTTGAGGACGATGAAGACGATTTTGATGAGGATGACGAAGATGAAGAGGTTGATGTACCTCTTAAAAAAGGGTCTAAAAAAATCAAAAAAGTTGTCGAAGATGATGATGAAGAGGAGGAGAAAGCTCCTGTTAAGAAATCAGCAAAAGGTAAGCAGGAAGAAGATGAGGAAGACATTCCTGACTTCGACGAAGATGAAGACGAGGAGGATTCTGAGGAAGAGGAAGATGAAGCTCCTAAAAAGCCTGTCAAAAAACCGGTAAAGAAAGCTCCTGTTAAAAAGGTCGTTGAAGAAGAGGATGAGGACGATTTTGAGGATGATGACGATTTTGAGGATGATGACGATTCTGATGAAGAAGAGGAAGAGGAACGTCCTAAGAAATCGGTAAAGAAGCCTACCAAGAAACCTGCTAAAAAAGCAGCGGACGAAGAAGATGACTTCGATTTTGATGACGATGAATTTTAATTAATTGTAAATAGAGGTTATACTTATCAATAAGGGTATAACCTCTTTTTTATTATGAGAAAAAAAGTTACAAATAACGACACTCCCGTTTTTGACTATAATTCCTTGTTAGTAGAAACGGTTGACGAAATTTCCCGTAGGCAAGGTTTTGAAAGCGATTCTCTTGCTGATTGTACCCCTATGTCTACCGGTCTTTTGATGTTAGACCTTCTTTATGGTGGTGGAATAAGACCGGCTTGGTATACACATTTTGGCCCTGAACAATCCGCTAAAACTACCGGAGCTCTTTCTATTATTGGAGCAGCTATTACTAAAAAGATTCCTTTAATTGCTTTAATTGATTTTGAAGGATCAAGTGGTAATTCAAAGCCTTATATTGGTAATATTCTTCGTACGATGGGCTGTACTACTAGTATTAACGAAGCTTTTGGACAAAGAGATGAAGAAACAGGTAAATGGATTACTCCTCCCGTTGTTCGTTATAGAGCGGAGACTAGAGGAGAGGCTTTCTTTGATTGGTTGTCTGAAATTGAAAGACAGCTTCCTGATAAAAAGAAAATAGGTAATCAGTGGTGGTTACGTTTTGAAAAAACAAAAGTTAATCAAGCCAAAGTAGGGGAATATGCTGATCCTTCTATGGCTAAAAAATATGGTGATGGAATTTGGGTAAAAGCTCAAGATGGAAATTTGCAGGCTTTAGTAGTGGTTGATTCTTATCCTGCTATGAATCCAACTTCCGCAGATAATGAGGATGGAGATAATTCTATTGCTTTACAAGCTCGCATGTTTTCTAAGCATTTACCTAGAGTTAAAGGAAGACTTGCTGATAAGATGATTGCTGTAATTGGTATTAACCAATTACGTATGGCACCTATGGTCCGATTTGGTAACCCCGAGGTAGAACCGGGGGGACAGGCCTTAAAGTTTAATTGCTTTGGAGAAGATACTTTATTGCATACGGAATATGGTATGTTAACCGCTAAGGAATATCATGCCATGCCTTCTCAAACTTCTTTAGCCTCTGTTCTTCAAAACGAAGAAATTGCCGGTTGGAAGTGTGTAGGTTTTTCTAATACTATCAAAGTAACCTCAGCGTATGGTTATTCCGTGACTGGAAAACCCGGTCATAAAGTTTTAGTAACGGAATGCAAAGAAAAGAAATTCCCTAAAGTAAAATGGACTACTTTGGACTCTTTGCAAAATATTGATGTAAGTTCTAATGCTTATGGTAGTTATTTGGCGGTTTCTTTAAAAGAAGTTGAAAATACCTGTTCATATCAAAAAGTAAAATATGATTATGTAGGGTCTCTCGGTCAATTATGTCAACTTCAAGATCCTTCGTTAGATTTAACTTGTGAAGAAACCCTAGGTGAATTATTAGGTTGGATCGTAAGTGAAGGTTTTGTAGGCAATTATATTGTTAGTATTAGTAATCGCAATCAAGGGAACTTGGATAGAATTTGCTCTCTTTTAGATAAACTGGAATTTCCTTATAATAGGAAGGAAGAAGGAGTCGATATTAAGAGTAGTGTTTTTGCTCAATGGTTATCCTCTTGCGGCTTGGCAGTGTTTTCACAATATAAGAGTATTCCTTTAATTATTAGAAAATCTCCTGACTCTGTCAGAGTAGCTTTCTTAAGAGGTTTATTTGGAGGAGACGCTTCAACCAATCCTAGAGAAACGATTTATAGTTCTATCTCTAATACTCTTCTTGATCAATTGCAGGTTATGTTGCAGGGTATGGGTATTTTATGTAAGAAAGTTCCTTACTTCAAAGACTCTAGGGAAAATAGGCTATCCATCGTTTCTTATGCAAAAGAGATTCCTCTGAAGGAGCTTTTGAATTTGCAGAAACCTTTAATGACTTGTTTTAAACCTTTTAAGAGCGGGATTGTTTATTTATCCGGAAAGTCCCATACTAAATTAAGAAAGCTTTTAGATCTTAACACGGATATTCTTACGGATAATTCTAATAATAGTTGGCATGATTCTTTGCCTGAATTATTTACGACTTATAAAAAAGAACGTAAACCAAAAGTTTATAAATGGTTTAAAGATAATATTCAGAAGCGTCGTATTTTATGGCGACTGGAAGATTTTTATGAAGGTTGGTATGACGATTATTTAGCTCATGTAGAGACTTTACGTACTCCCCATGAAAGGGAATCTTGGTTGAAAATAGGTAATGAGGTTAAAACCTTAGTTGATCTTACTAAGAAATATAATCTTGTTTGGTTAAAGATCGAAAAGCTGGAAGAAGGTTTATATCAGCCTTGTTACGATGCTTGTGTTCCTTTAACTCATACTATTATTACTAACGGTATTGTAAGTCATAACTCGGATACTCGTACACAATTTCGTCCTAGAGTAACCGGAATGCCGGGTTGGGCTAAGTTTGACACAGAAACTAAAAATGAACTTGAACCTTCGGTAGAAGTTAAGGGAGCTCAAGATCAATATCGATACATTGAAATTACTACCAAAAAGAATAAACTTTGGACTCCTAATAGAAAAGGGTGGTTGCGTATTTGGGTTCAGGATGGTAAGGGAGATGCCCGAGGCTTTGATCCTTTCTTCGACACGGTTTGTTATTTGATATATACGGGTCAATTAACAGGAAGAGGTCGTAAGAGTATGTATATTAAAATTGATAAATATATTCCTGAACCTACTCCTATTAAATGGGATCAAATCAAACGTTGGGTTTTAGGCACAAAAGAAGAAATGAAAGAGGTTTGTGATCAACTTAAGTTACCTAAACCTTTTTCTATTCGTAAACTCTGTTTTATGCAGATACAAAAAGGTATTGGAGAAAAGCTTTACGTAGATTTTAAATCTGCCGGTACGTCTTCTGATGACGAAGAGGAAGAATAATGTTAAAAACTATCCCCAAAAAGGAAAATGTTCTTGTTGGGGATAGTGATTCTGAGGCTAAACGTAAAGATGAAATCCTTGCAAGGTTAGCCTCTATTGCCACTGTCCCTCAAGAAAAAAAGAAAAAAAGAAAATATAAATCTAAATTCTTTTTTGAAGTATCTCCTAATATTCTAACTATAGAAAAAATTCAAAAAGCTCATAAGCCTTATACTCCTCCTACTCCTATAAATAAAGAAGTAGAAGAAAGAACTAAGCAATACGAAAAAGAATTGTCTCCTGAGCTTAATAAAAATTTAGCAGAAGTAAGAGAATTTTTTCTTAAAGAATTAGCTCCTAAAACGTTTGCTACGGATGGAGGATTAAATCAAGTTTTAGAAATTATGGGAAATGTAGTAGGAGAAATTGAACCTAGTACTTTAAATCAATTTCAAAAACTTTCCTTACATGCTGTTAATATTCGTATGTGCCGATTTGTAGCTCAATATTTTGGTCTGTCCGAAAAAGATACAGACGCTTTGGTAAATGTTTTAATAGGTTCTAATCAAACTCCTTCTTTTATTCCTATTCCTATAAATAGCGAAGATCAAAATAGAAGGAAAGATAAATTATTAAAAGATGTTTTGGCTAAGTTAGAAAATGGATCAAAGAAAACGTAATTTAGCGGCTTTGAAAATAGATAAACTTTTTCCTTCTTTGATGAATGATAAGGAAAAAGCAGAACTAAGAAGTATTAGAAAGAATATTAAAAAACAGCCTGTTAAATTAGTATCTCAACAGGCTGTTTCTAACTCTTCTATTTTAGGTTTAAATTCCTATATGGAAGATTTGGTTGATCCGGTTACTGGATTAGTAAGAGATTTAAAAGTTGATGATAGAGCTTTACCTGAAGCTAAAAATTATTATGATTTTGTTTGCAATGTAGGTAAGGAAGGGAGCGATATGCCTTGGGCTAGGCAATTTATTCCTTCTATAATTGTATTAGGGGAATACTGTCCTAAATGTTCTAATCATAAGTTTTTAAATCCCTATAATGTTCCTAAAGATTTTTATACTCCTGATCTAAAGCATCCTAAGAGACTTACCTTTTTAGAGAATGGAGTTTGTCCTATTTGTGGAACTACTAAGCGGGAAATTATAAATAGTAATTTGGCCAATTTTTATACTCAGTTTGTCTATGTATGGGGGCAGCGTTCCGGTAAATCTTCTACCGCCGCTTTAATATGTGCTTATTTAATTCATAGATATTTGAAATATCCTAATCTTTCTACTATGACTAAGTTTATGAGCAAATCCACTACCCTTACCGGTATCTTTTGTTCTCAAACTTATGAAAAAGCTCGGGATCTTTTATGGAAACCTTTTCAAAAAAATATTGAAAATATTAAATGGTTTCAAGATTATTTTGATCTTTTGGATTCTTATAAAAAGACTTACGGTAGAGACTTGTATGATTTACAAAAGGATAGTTTAATAATTTCTCATAAAAATCTGAGGGTATTTCCAACAGGGCCTACTGCTTCTAAGTTAAGAGGTAATACTAGTATTTTTTGTGTATTGGATGAGTTGGGTATGTTTCCTTTACCTGATCCTACTAAAGATACAAATGATATGAATCGTCATGCAGATGCCGACGAAGCTTATACTTCCCTTAATAACTCTTTGTTGACGGTTAATAGTATTCGCTTGGATCTTATTAATCAAGGATACAATTCGGTTCCTCCTTCTTTAATGGGATCAGTTTCTTCTCCGATTGACGATAAAGATAAGGTAATGCGTCTTTTGAAAGAGTCGGAGGGTAGCTCTTATTTATATGGAAGTAATTTACCTACTTGGGAAATTAACCCTTCTTTGAATAGAGATTCTCCTGATATTAAAGCTGCTTTTGATAGAGATCCCTTAGCTGCCATGCGAGACTTTGGGGCTTCTCCTACTTCTACAGCAAATGCTTTTTATCCAAGAAATGTAGTAAGTACTTTATTTAATGGAGCTCCTAATACTCATTTATTTCAGTATCAGACTTACGGAGAGGATATTTGGGGAAAAGTTATTAAAAAATCTTCTATTGCTTTCCCTTCTGTAATGGCTTTGGATGCAGGCTATTCAAATAACTCCTTTGCTGTTTCTGTAGCTTATTATGATTTTGATATTCAGAAAATTAGAGTAGCTTGTGTTTTGGAGTGTATGCCGTCCAATGGAACAAAAGTTAATTTTACCAAACTTTATAAAGAAACGCTACTTCCTTTAATTAAAGACTTGAATTGTGTTTATGTATTAGCTGACCAATGGAACTCAATCGATCTTTTGCAAAGAATAAAAGAAGATGGAGGCAAAGCTCCTAATGGCAAGGCTTTTGTTACTCCTGCTAAATATACTTTGAAAAGAGAAGATTTTGACTCTATTGTAGCTATGTTTAAAAACGGTAATGTAATACTACCGGCTCTTTCTAAGAGAGAAGTAGATAGTATTTGTAAAAACGGTGTAGCTAATTACAAAGAAGATTTATACAACAAACCGGTTCAGCATTTATTATTACAACTTTTAAATGTAGTAGATAGAGGACCGGGAAGATGTCCTGATAAAGCTCCCGGTTATACTGATGATATTTCCCGTGCTATGGCCTTATCTATTGTTAAAATAATGTCTCCGAAAATCATGGCTAAATTAACAGAGGCAAGGCAATGGATTATTAATAAGCAGAGTATGCCGGAACCTATCATTCTAGGCAAGTCTGGAAGAATGATTTTTTAGAAAATTTAATAGAAAAGTTAATAATTATGTTTTATGAGTTATTCTATTGAAAGCGGATATTTTCTTAATGAAAATCAATTAAGATTATTATCCTTTGATCCGGGTTCTCGTAATATGGGAGTGTCCCTTGTTTGCTATAATAAAAAATCTAAGAAAATTCAAGTACTAGCTAATGCTACTCTTGAATTTCCTATTCATGATATTAAGCAAATAGCCTCTCAAAAAGAGAATTTTTTAAATGAGGTTAATAAATGGATTACTATATTTAAACCTCATGGTATTATCGCTGAAAGATTTCAATCTAGAGGATTAAAGGGTAATACTGTAGAGTGCGTAAATATTATGTTAGGACTGTTATTGTCTTTAAACCTTCCTACTAAATTTATTACTGCCTCTACTTGGAAAAATAAATTTCAAAAAAGATTTCAAGTAGATCTAAGAGAAATTTATAAAAATATTGCTACTACTCCCCATCAATTGGATAGCTCATTAATTGGCTGTTTTGGAATTGAAATATGTGCTAAGAAGGATTTAACAAATTTAAATCTGATCATAGAGCAAGTTAAAAATACTTCTTTAGTACCTTTAAGAAGAGGATTTACAAAATGAGAATGCCTGAAGGCTGGGATAATAACTCTAGCAAAGTTTCTAAAATTGTTTCTAAAAAAGTAGTAACCGCGGGCGGTATTGATATGTCTCCGGAAGTTGCCGGTAAAGGGCTATGCCCTGCATGTAAAAAACCTATGCAAAGAATGTTTGCAAATAATGAACCGGTTTTATGTTGTTTAGAAGACAGAATCGTTCTTCCCATTAAAGATTAAAACTATGTTACCTGCAAAAATCGATAAAATTGGTAGAATATCCAAGTTGGATGATCAAACGCTAATTTCTATATTAGGAGAAGATGCTAATAACATCCAAAGACTTTTGGAAATTAATGATGCAGATTCTGCAGTTTCCCTAATTTATAAAAGACTGATACAATCTATTGTAGATCTACTACCTATTACGGAAACGACTATTAGAGAATCAAAAGGTCAAAAGGGAATATACCAATATAATAAACTCATTGACTCTTTAAGGGGTCTCATTATCGATATGCAGGCTGCTCTTGATAGAGGAGCAATGGGAGAAGCAGTTATTGATAGAATTTTAAGACCAATGTTTTTAGATATTGCTTCCAGTATGGTCATTGAATGGAAGAAATTAGAATTATCTGCAAAAGCTTCTATGGATGCCGAGAGTTTTGAAGATTTTAAAAAAGAAATTAGAGAAAGTAGAAATCTTTTAGCGTCCAATATGGAAAATAAATTCGAAGAAGCTAAAACCCAAACACGAGATTTTTTACAGAGATAATTATGTTTGCAAAAAACAGAATATTAGGAGTTACCGGAAGTAAAATAAATACTGCTCCTAGAGAAAATAATAATGGATTTATGACAGTTCCTAAACAGGTAAATGCCGGTTATATGTCTGTAAGCGGCGGAGCAGAGGCTACTTCTAAATCCTTAGGTATTTATTGGAATACAAATTTCCAATATTATATGACAGGATTACTTCCGGCAACTCCTGATATGGTAGATACTTCCTCGATATCTTTAATGTATCGAGATATGTATTTATACGACTCTGTTGCCGGTTGTGCGGTAGATATTCAAAGTACTTTTCCTTTTTCTGATTGGGAATTAAGAGGCTTGGAAGATGATGATTTGGATATTTTTAATAAAGCTTTAGATCGCTTGAATATTCAAATTATGTTGCCGGAAATTTCTATCGCTATTTTAACTGATGGATTTTTTGCCGGTAGTTTAATTTTCGACCAAGTTAAAAAGCAATTTATGGATATTTTAATCCATGATGCTTTGCAATGTAGTATTTTACCTTCTCCGTTTAATAATATTGATCCGTTGATTACTGTGCATACTTCGGGTATGACTCAGCAATTTTTACAAAATAGAACTAGGTATACTGATGCTTATTTAAAGCAAATGCCTGCTTCTGTTATCAGTATGATTAAGCAAGGAACCTTTGACTTAGACCCTTTGACTACTTTGTTTATAGGTAGAAAGAAATTAAGCGATAGAGCTTATGTTTCTTATCTTCAAAGACTTTTGCCTATGTACCTTATTGAAAAAGTTATGTTTCAAGGTACTTTAGTAGAAGCTCAAAGAAGACAGAGAGCTACTACTCATATTACTGTAGGTGATGATTTGTGGACACCTACTAAAGATGAAATGCTTTCTATTGCTCAGCAGTTTCAACTTTCTGAAAATGATCCGTTGGGTGCTTGGATTGTTACTCGCAATAGTATTCAAACTAATGACATTCGTCCGGGAGGAGATTTCTGGAAATGGACGGATATGACGGATAGCTTGAGGCAGATGAAATTGCAGGCTTTAGGAATTTCGGATGCGTTCCTATCAGGTGACGCCTCTTTTGCGTCTTCGGAATCTGCTTATAGTACCTTTGTGGAGACGGTTGAGTCTTATAGAGAACACTTAACCAATAAGATTTTTTATAGCAAACTTTTTCCTCTTATTGCAGTAATTAATGATCTTTATGTTAATCCGCAGGGAGCTCAAGCAGATTCCAATATTTCCGGATTCTTATCGGATCTAAGCAACAAACAAAATCTTAAAATTCCTAAACTGCATTGGCATAAAGAATTGGAAGCCCACGAAGACGAATCTCAATTTGAGGTTTTACAGACTCTTTCGGGTATGGGTGTTCCTATTGCTTTGAAGACTTGGATTGCTGCTTCCGGTTTTGACTCGCAAGCCCTTCTTAGGGATTTAGCGGATGACAAAGCCTTGAAGGAAAAATTTGACAAATATAAGGCTTCTCCTGAGCCTAACGAAGAAGATGCTGAAATTTATAGTGCTTTTGCCGGAGTTAAAGATCCTAGAACCGGTAAGAATTACCAAGAGGGAGTTCCTCCTCGATTAACTTCTAGTTCTTTAAATAAAGGGCCTTCTTATTCTAAGCGTTTGTCCTCCCGTTTAGTAAATATGGAGCCATCAGATACTTACACCGTTGATACTAAAGGAAGAAGACATCCCTCTTTACATCCTAATATTGATAAACGAAAAGAGGATGAAATGATTTTAGCTATTGCTAGAAAAATGAAGACTGATTTGAATTATAGACATCAAATCAAAGCTAGAAATAAGAAGTTAGGTAAACAGAAATTACCGGGGTTTTTATAATGGATTTTGTAGGTATTATTTTTGATGATTATACTCCTGTAGTTGAAGCCCAATTGACTCGGGATCTTATTTCTTTGAAATATTACTATCAAACCGATATAACGGTATGTTGTGAAATGCTTTCTTATATTCAAAATGTTTGTCTTTCTTTGGGTATAAAATGCATTAGTAATATTGAGCAAGCTACTGCTTTTATTATTTATCAAACAAAAGAAGAGATGATTCTTCCTGAAAATAGTGGCGAACCTTTGATAAGGAAATTATTTCAAGAAAAAGAAGAAACCAATTTAGTTTCTGATCCTAATAACAAGGGATATTTTCTTAAAGAATTTGGAAGGCCTTATCTTAGTGATATTAATCGATTGCAATATAGACCTAATGGATTGACAGTCGATCCGGCTATCAAACTATTATGGGGTTAACAACGAATTGTTATAAAGTTTTCGTGTGGGTTTTATTTTATGACAAGTTATGAGAATGTTTGGTTTTCGTTGGACTTATAAACATTCTTTCTTTTCTAGGTAGATTATGGGTTTTAATTTAGGAAGTATTGGAGAAAAAGCTAATCAAATAAATGGGTTAGAGAAAAAGATTACTTCGATTGCAAAAAATCCTATGAATCTTTTATCTCCAACTAAATTTGGTCCTTTTTCTCAATCAGTTTTAACAAAAATGAAAGGAAGAGGAGATCCAGTTCTTTCCTTTGATTGGACTATTGAACTTCCTAAAATAGGACAAACTTCTTTAGATCCTGAGTATGTGGAAGGAGCGGGTATTCCTTTCATGAATTTTGATGAAAGAAGAGTTTATAGGCAAGGAAAATACGCAAAGTATCCGGGGGCTGTAATAAATTATGACGATTTAACCCTCACATTTTATGGTGATGTAAATAATAAGGCATTCTCTTATATTCAAAATTGGGTTAATTTTGTTTCTAAAGATGGAGATTTTGGTAGACCAAAAGGTATTAATGGTGTAGGAGGTTATAAACAGACAATATCAATTATTATTAAAGATCCTTATGGACAAGAAATGATTCGCTTTGATTACAAAAATTGTTGGCCTAAGCAGGTTGCTCCGGTTAAGTTAAATTCAGATAGTTCCGATCGAGTTACTTGGGAAGTTACTTTTTCAATAGAAGAAATACAGGTAACCGGGTTTAATATGGATACTATAACGGGATCTATTATGGATTTAGTTTCTGGAACTATTTCTTCTGCTATGAATGCGGCTAAGGATTTTGTTCTTAATCAAGGTTCTCAGGCATTAAATAGCGTTACCGGAGCTATTAAAAAATAGTAGTATGTATGCTCAAGCAAAGAGTTTCGCTAGCGGTGCCATGGATAAAGTTACTAATATATTTAAATAATTATGGCAAAACACACACGAGTCACCTTAGCTGAAGACGTTTCCCCTTCTGCTATTTCTCCTAAATTACCGGAAATAAAGCTTGCAAAAGCCTTTTCTTTAGACTTACCTTCTAGATTTAATTTTTATTCTTTTAAAGAACTCTACGGTGAACCCTTTAAAACCAAGCATATTACTAAATTAATGCAAGGTCAATATGAACGTTCCCTTTCTACTTTAGTAGAAGTAGTAGACTCTGTCTTATCTACTCCTACGGGAGAAACCCGTTTAGCCTATGAATTAACTTATGAAGATTATGTTTGGGTTCTTTATTGGTTAAGACTTAATTCCTTCACTAAGAACAGGATGCAGGTAAAATATACTTGTAAAAATCCTAAACATATTCAAAAGGTTGAATCAGGAGAAATGCCTAAGGAGTCTCTTAAGCTGGTTTCCATTGTTGAAACAAGTTCTTTAACAACGGATTATTTGGAAAAGGTTTCTTTTAATAAGAATAATTTTCTTCCTAATTGTGAGTTACCTGAAGGGTTTAGAATTGACGTTCCTAGAATGAAAGACGTTTTAGCAATGTCAGAAGATCCCAGAATGTTTATAACCGTTCAAGGGGAACAAGTTCCGGATGCCGGCTACATGAGGCAAGCTTCTTTAGCTATGATGATTAACTGGAATAACGCTTCTTGGAATGAACGTTATGATTTTGTAGGGGAATTGTCTCCTGATGACTTTGATACCATGATGTCTTTAGGAAAAGATATTCCTGCCTATGGTGTTAAAGAATATGTAACTATTAGATGTCCGAGGTGCGGAGCTCAATATAAGGTTAAGACCAGTATTGATGCCCGCAGTTTCTTTCTACCTTCCCGATAAGAACGGTTATTACACTCGTAAAGCTATTCTTTTGAAGGAATTTCATTGGTATGCTGAAGACGAAGTTCCTTTGCAGGAATTTTTCTATCTCTCTGATTTAGCAATAGCTAGAAGGGAGCAAAGAATAAAAGCAACCAAAGAACATAAAATATTTTTAGACTAAATTATGGCGCTCCCGTTTAATTCTGATAAAGCTCAAGCAAAATGGAATAAGTTGTCTGCATCTTCTGTTGATGCCCTTGATTTGCTTAAAAATGGTAAAGCTTCTCAAGAAGATATTCAACGTATTTCTATGGCATTAGCTAAACAATCTAAATTAGCTAAAGAAGTTTTTGATGATGGAGTAGATTCTTTACAGAATATAGCGGATGATTTGGCTAAAAAATTTAAAGAACGAGGTATTGAAGTTGCGAAAGTATTTTATGATGAAAAAGAATTATCTAAAACCGCTTTCGCAACTCTCTTTGAGGAATATCAGCAAAAGATTTTTGCAAGTCTTCAGGATATTATTAATTATCAAAACGAGTTAGTTAAAAAAGAGAACGAGAGATATAAAGAGTTTAAGAGCACTCTTGAAAATCTTAAAAAGCAAGTAGAAGATACTTATTCTATGGTTCAAGAGATTTATGATAAATTGGAAGATAAGTCTCTTACTCAAAAAAAGAAACCTAAGAATAAAAAGAAGTCAAGAGATCCCCTTAAAAATTTAGACGATGATTTTGATGACGAATCCGATTTAGGTTTTGATAATGATTTTGCTCGTGAGGTAGTTAGGCAGCAAAAATCTATGAAACCTTCATCTTTTAGAGAACCTTCGGAATCTTCTAATTCTCCTTTTCTTTATTTTCAAAAGAGTGACGATAATAATAGAGTAGATACTCTTATTAACTTGGACCGTGTTCGGGATAATGCTTTTGAAGATTTTTTAGATGAACAAAAAGAACAGGCAGAAAATAGAAAAGAAGATGACGAAAGCCTTGTTCGAATGATTGAAGAGAGGTTAGGTAAATCTCTTTATGAACGTTTAGTAAAAGCCGGTAAAATAAAATCTCCTGATGAAATTCTTAAAGAACAGCTTACTAAAAAAACTAGAAAAGTTTTAGTCGCTCAAGGAGCTAATTCTGAAGAAATTCAAAAGGGTGTTGAGCTTACCTTAAAACGTTTAGATGCTCTAAAGGCTTTTGCTCCTGACGAATATATGAAACTTCGAAATTCTATTTTAATGGATTTAGGAGATAAATGGAGTGAAAGAATTAATAAAAAGTTAAGCAATAGCTATCGTAAAAGCAAGGACTTTTTAAGTAGTGGTTGGTCTTGGTTTAAGAAAATAGCTATAGGGGTTTTAGGAGTTTCTTTCTTTTGGCCAATAATTAAAAGTCAATTAATTCCTTATTTGGAAAAAGTTTTGCCGGAAATGAAGGAAAGTTTTGGTAATTTCTTTGAAACTCAAGTGTTGCCTAGCGTAGAAGATTTAGCTAAGAAATTAGTAACTAATTTTCCTGAAATTGTTGATGATATCGGTACTATTACTAAAGAGGTTTTTAAAGCTATTACTTCTTTAGGTGGGGCTATTTTAAAAGGTTTGTTGAATGGAATTAATGATCTTTTAGGTATTAAAAGTTATAAGGATTTTAGTGAATTTGAGAAAGAGCAGAGTGAATATTCTCAAAGGCAGTCTGCTAAGCGATTAGTAAATAATCCTAAACTTAGCCAAGATGCTATTAATAGTATGGCAGAGCATAATAAATATATGCAACCGGCTGAGCTTGGGGAAACTTCTCGTTGGGAAGAAGCTACTCAAAAAGCTAAGAATAGAGGTTTATGGCCTAAGGATGCTGAGGGAGGCGTTCCTAAGGCAGCAATCGCTCCAATTTTGTCAGGAGATTGGGATAAAGCTAAGGCTATTATTGGAGAAGTTAATCCGGAAGAAATTAAAAAATCTTCTGTACCTGTTAACAATAATCCTTCAGCAACTCCTACTCCGGTTTCTAGTCCTAGTACTCCCATCCCTTCTTCTACCTCGGTAGACACAAATGATCAGAGTACTATGGATGGTACAGATCCAGATGAAAGTATAGAAATACCCGCAGCCCCAACTAGTGCTTCTCCCACTACAAGTGTTGCTCCTTCGATGTCTACTCCTTCTCCAAATACTCAGGCGGTACAAGATACTTCTACAACTCAAGTTTCTGCTCCTAAGGTTGTTCAAAATGAGGAAGCTCCTGTTACTTCCGGTTCTTCTAGTAAAGAAACTGCGATTGTACCTGTTGGTAATAATCAAATGAATGCAGGTAATGCTCGTAATGCCAGTCGTTTAGAAAGTGATTTATATGCTTTGAATTTAGGTCTTAATGGTGATTATTAAAAATGGCCGAAGTCTTTAACAATAATTTGCAAGAATTTCTTGGGAATCTTGTGAAAGATGAACAGACTTCTTTTTTCACTAGAGATACTTTGAAGGATTTAACTTATAAGGATGAAAGTGAGTATCAAGATTCCCAAGCTTATAAGGATTTAAAACATAAAGAATCTAATAATTATTTTGCTGACTTATTAGAGGTTGTTTTATTAAAAGCCCATCAATTTAGGAAAGAAACTCTTTTAAGAGAAGCTATTCTAAAAGAAGAGATGGATTTTCAGGGAGAGTATTCCTTGGTTTATACTCAAGCAGAGTATGAAACCAATTCTCTTGCACAAATCCAAAGTATCAATGGTAAAGAGGGAGAAGGTTTTTTTAAAAATCTGGTTTCTAAATTTTTAATAGGTTCTCTTTTAACTAATGTTATAAAGACTTTAATAGTAACTCCTGTTAAGTTTGTATTTAAACAGGCTTTGAATTTTAGTTCTCTTGTTTTAAAAACTTTTTTAAGAACCGGAGTAGGACAATATATTGGAAAGGTTTTTACTCTGGCTCGACAAGTTTTAGTACGATATACAAGAGTAGCTGCGGTTTCTAAATTCTTTGTTCAAAGTGCTTTAACCGTAGGAAGGTATATTCTTACAAATCCTTATGCTTTAGCTGCCCTAGGTATTCTTACTTTAGCTGGGGGAGGTTATCTTTGGTACAGAAGCCGGGAGGAAAAAGAGGGAGCTCCTTATGAAGAAATAAAAGAGGAAGTTCCTACTAAGAAAAGGGTTTTTAAACCTACTGAACCTGTTGAATCCTCTCCTATTCAAAAAGAGAAAGTTTTTAAAAAGCCTCAAACTTATGCTCCTTCTACGGATGGTGAAGGACCAAAGACTCCGCAAGAGGCGGTTAGGAGATATGATAAACCTTCGCCTGAAATTTTGATGGCCATGAAAAAAGCAGCTCAAGTAACTAATGTTCCTTTAGATTGGTTTATAAAAATGGCTTGGGTTGAATCTCGATTTAATCCAAAGGCGCGCCCTTGGTCTTCTAGACAACAAAGATTTTTATCTTCTGCCGGAGGTCTTTATCAATTTATTGACAGTACTTGGATCTCTATGTTGAAAAAATATGGAGAAAAGTATGATGTTCCTATTACGGCTTCTCGTTATGATCCTTATTATAGCTCTATTATTGCAGGTGCTATGTGGAAAGGAGAAGAACAAGAAAACGTAATTGACACTTATATTGCACATAACTTAGGTTCTGCTGGTTTGAGGAAGTATAAGCGGGCTTTGGCTTTATATCCTAATACCCCTGCTCCTAATGCTTTATCTCGTTTAGGACTTTCTTCAGGTGCTTGGCAAAACAATCCGCAGTTTTATTTTGTAGGAAATAAGCCTTTGACTATGAAAGAGTCCTATGCTAAATACGCAGAAGCTTTAAACGGAGGAACAAAAGTTCTTGCTATGGTAAATGAAACTCCTAATACGGCTTCTCAAATTATTGAAAAACCTGTAGTAAAAGAAAAGGAAAAGAATAATACTATCCTTGCCTTTAATTTTTTTAAGAAGCCAATTCCCCAAATGCCTGAACCGGTTATGTATAATGGAATATTAGTAAATTAGGTTTTATTATGTCTGAATTTTCCCCAAAACCGAGTGGTTCCCATGAGGTTATTATTACAAAAGAATACGATGATGGTACTCCTCCTTTAGTTATTCGTAGTTATTTGCCGGAAGATTTTTCTTTTGACTTGGTTGCAAACTATTCTGAGCCTTTTGGAGATGTAACCAGTGATTTAGCTTCTAGTGGTGTCAAAGCGGGTTTATCTGCTACCACTGGAAGATCCTTAGTATTTTCTGCTTTAACCGCCCAAGTTTGGACAGGAAATGAGGCTCCTGAATTTTCTTTGGGTATATGGTTTGAAACAGAAACTGATCCCCGTATTGATGTAAGAGATCAAGTTTTTAAATTATTAACTCTTATAGCTCCTTCTAATGATACTGCCGCTGGTGGTAACTTAAAAGGGCCGGGTACCGTTTTTAGACTTCCTAGCAATGTAGTTATTCGAGAAAAAGAAGCCAAAGAAAAGGGAGCTATAAAAGAACAAATGAAGGATTCCCAACAACCTCAAAATCAGCAAGAAAATACTCCTGTTATAACAGATAAAAGAGTTTGGGAAAATAGTATAAGTAATGGAACGGTTTCTATTCAATTAGGTAGATATCTTTTCTTTCCTAGAGTAGTAATAACAGGTGTTTCTCCTAAATTTGCTTCATCTATGGATTTTGCTCGAAAGATTCCTCAAAACGCTGAAGTTGAATTAAGATTTAAATGTTTATTTGCTCCTACTATTGAGGATTGGCAAAACATGTTATTAAAAGGAGAAGAACAAAAAGGGATTACCGATCAAGGATTAAAACCAGACGGTCTTATTAGCGGTATTAAATCCAAGATTACCGGAGCAGTTAATGAGGTTGGTAATAAGATTCAATCCGGCATTCAAGATATTACTGGCAAAGCAGATAAATGGACTAAAGATAATCTTTGGAGTTAAGGGATGGAAACAAGTTTATTAGATTGGTCGAAATGTACCCCAACATATTTTGATGAATTTGGAAATGAAAAATATAATGTTTTCAAAAGTCCTTACAAGAATATTCGTTTTACTGTAAAACAACAAGGATCTTATACTATAAAAGCTGATGATATTGGTAAAATTGCTATGATTAGTTATCGAATTTACGGTACTACAGCTTTTTGGAGAGCTCTCTTAGAATATAATGGCTTAAAAAATCCGGTTTCAGATATTTATCCCGGACAAGTTCTTAAAATACCGGATAAGGATTCTTTGGTTGCTTTATTTTCTAATCCTCCGGAAAGTCAGGAAAATTCAATTAGTAATACTTTGACGGTTTAAAAATGGGATTTAAATTAAAGGATGAATTAGAACTCACTATTTATTTCAATGGAGAAGAATATCCTTTAGACTCAGGAAATTCTTTTAATGAATTGAGATTAAGCGAAAGTACTAAACTTATTTTACCAACTCTTTATCTTAATATAGTGGATTCTGCTAATACCCTTGTTGATAAAGGTTTTTTAGATGGAACTATTATAAAGCTATGTATTTTATCAAAAGGTAAAGTATTACAAGAATTAGAGTTTGTTTTATATAGTTATAGAGTTTCTTATAATGGTGGAGCTTATTCTTATGAAATAGATGCTTATTTAAATGTTCCTAAGTATTGGTGTGGAGTTTTAATGAATCCTTTACAAGGGTCTTCCTCTTCTATTATGCAACAAATTGCACAAAATTGTGGACTTGTTTATGAAGGAGACGTTTCCCAAGATAGAAGAAGCGTTTGTTCTTTAAATACTCCCTATTGGCAATTAGCACGTAAAGTATGTAATACCGCTTGGGGTGGAAATCAAGCTTGTTTCCATCATGGAGTTACTTTGGATAAAGTTCTTCGTTTTAAAAATATTATGCGAATATCTAAAGTTACTAAAACTTTAAAAGCTTTTAATGCTCCTGAAGGAAAAGACGAATTAAGTATTTCCAGTTATTTTTGTACTTCTAATTCTGGTTCTTTGAATAGAGCAGGCGGTTATAGAGAAATTTTGGTAATTCAGTCTGTAGTGGAAAATCCTGAAGTTATTAAAGAAATTTCTATTAAAACTGATTCTAATAATCCGGATGTTTCTGCCTCTATTAGAGATCAAATTCAAAGGGGTTATATTAGATTTTCTCCTATTTCCTGTTCTCTCGGAGATAATAACCTTAATAAAGGTAAATATTATTCAGGACGTATTGATAAGATTTTTTCTTATGATATTTCTATGCAAGGAACGGAGCCTACTAAATTAGCTTTGTTTGATTTAGTAGACTTTGTAGCTAAAGGAAAAGATGAGACTCCTGATTCTGTTGTTTCGGGTAAATATATTCTTACTGGAAAAACAATAACTATACAGGGAGCGGTTTATTCTGAAACATATTTTGCTACTCGTATGGGAACAAATTATAAAAATAAGGAGAAATAATGGCTTTTAATTCTTTAAATAAAAATGTTTTTTCACAAGAATCAGGGAATCTTTTTCTTTATGGAATCGTTGTGGATAATAATGATCCTCAAGGGTTAGATCGTATTAAAGTTCGGGTACCCGAATTATATGATCCTGATAAAGGAGAAGTTCCTTGGTGCTTGCCTATAAAATATTCTCCGTTTGGCCAAGGAAGTAGTTGGGGAGTTTATGGTGTTCCTGCAATTGGCTCAACTGTATGTATTCAAATACAACAAAATAATTTTGAATATCCCGTTTATGTAGGAACTCTTTTAAGAAATCCGGGGGAAGGTTTTGGATCTCCGGATGTTTGGGGTTTTAAAGATCCTAGCGGTAATTCTTTACATGTAAATACAAAAACTCAGAGTTGGGATTTTCATCAATCTTCCGGTATTTCCCTTCACATGGAGAATGGAAATTATTCACTAAAAATAAATGGAAAATGTGATATTAATATTGGAAATGATTGTAATGTAATCGCTGGAAATAATTGTAATCTCAAGGCAAATTCTGTGAAGGTAGATTCCTCTATTTCTGAGTTTACAGGAGTGGTAAAAGCTCCTACTATTAATGCAACTAATTCTTTAACAGTCGGTGGTATTGAAATGAAGACCCATGTTCATGGAGGAGTTGACCGGGGTAATTCTTCAACGGACGGGCCTCATTAAAAAATTTTATAAAAAAGAGGATTTAAATGGCGTTAACTAAATATCAAAAGGATATTTCTAATGCGGTATGGTTGGACGTAAATCCGAATTATAATGATAGTATTTTACCTTCTGTATTGCCTAATGCTCAGGCGGTTTTAAAATGCTCTTTATATGCTCTTTTAAATTGTCCTAAGGGAGATCGAGGAGGTATTTTTGAACCGACTTATGGTACCGATTTGCCATGGTATTTGCAGGAACCTCTTGATGATACTACGGCTCAGAGTATTCGAAGGACTCTTTATTTAGCATTCGAAAAATGGGAACCTCGTATTGATTTAACGTCAGGAGGTATTTCAGTAACTCCTGATTATACTTTACCCGGTTATAGGTTAAGGGTAACCGGTAAATATAAACTTACGGGTGAAACTATTTCTCAAGACTATACTATAGCAATATAATGACCCAACAAATTATTTTTTCAGATATAGATGCAGATGTTACTCAATTCAAAGAAGATTTGGTAGCAGCTCTATCTAAAAATCAAGCTTGGAAAGGTACTTTAACTACTCAGGTTGGTACTGCCTTAATAGATTTTGTAGCTTCTTTAGGGGCTTTTAATCATCAGGCTATTTTAAATGCTTTTGAAAATTGTTTTTCAGAAACTGCAACCTGTGACGATGCTATTCGCTCTATTGCTTTAATGCAAGGATTACGAATGACTCGTAAAATGCCTTCTTATATTGATGTTTCTTTATCTTGTGAGGTTAATGTTTCTATACCTGCCTATAGTCAATTTATTTGTGCTGGATATGATTATTTCAATAGAGAAGTAATAGATTTAACCAGTAATGAATCTAAACAAATTAGACTTTATGAAGGTACTGTTCATAAAGCTGAAATGTCCGGTTTATCAACAGAACTTCAGGTTTGGTCTCCTCCGGAAACAAACTTTCAAGTTTCTGATCAAGATGTTTTAGTATTTATTAATAAAGAATCTATTCCTGTAACCTATAGTGGTTTGTGGAATTTTAAAGGGTTACCCGCTTGCACTGATTTAACTTCTATGGAAGGAAGATTAATTATTCAGTTTGGTAATCTTATGTACGGTTCTTTGCCAAGCATAAATGATAATGTTTTAATAACATACTGTACTACGAACGGTAATGCCGGTAATAACTATGTAACTTATGATAAAGAAGTCTCTGTTGATGGATTCACTCAAATTACGGGCAAGTCCCTTACTAACCCCGCAGGCGGTGCTGACGAAAAAACGGCTTATACTTACAAAAACAATACAGCGTCATCCTTCGGTACCTACGGCAGCGCTGTTACGAAATCCCAATATCAGGCAGTCGTAAATACCTATCCGGGAGTAATTGATGCTTATACTCAAGCTCAGAGAGAAATAGATCCCACGGATTACCGTTTTATGAATGTAATTCGAGTAACTGGTATTACAAATGTTCCATGGGATGCCGTTAAAAAACAGGAATTTTGCCAGTGGTGTCAGGATCAATCTATGTATACTACTCGTTTTGTTTGGGTAGATGCTACTCCTAGCGTTATTGACGTAGATTTGGAATTATATTGTTATAACTCAGCTGTGTTATCCTCGGTAAAACAAAACGTAGAAGAAGCTATTAAAAAATTATTTGCTCCTAGGGCGGGTATTTTAATGACGGATTTTTATATTTCTGATTTAATTTCCGCGGCTAGAAACGCAGATAGTGGGGTTGCTTTTGTTATAGTTAATTCTCCCGTTTCCGAGATGATAGTAACTCAAGCTAATGCTCCTACTTGTTATTTTGAAATATTACCGGAGGCTGGAACTTTAAAAGAATATTTTTATTCTTATGGAGTTACCTTCATAGATAATAAGGGAGTTGAATCTAAAAAATCTAGTTGGATTCACCCTCAAACTACTCAGGATAATAATGCTATTAAAATTACTTGGCGTAAAAATCCTGCGGCAGTTAAATATAGAATCTATGGAAGAGAATCAGAAAATATCGGATTGTTAGCCGAGGTAAATGCAGATACTCTAGAATATACTGATGATGGATCTGCTGTTCCTGATACTTCTAAATATTCTAGAGCTAAAGATACTATTATTCGTTATAATTCTTTGGGTTCTTTGAACATAAAAGCCTATTTTGCAGATAGACAACAAAGAGTTACTAACCAAATTCTTACTGAGATACCTACTCGTTCTAGTTTAGAGAATAATTAAAAATGTCTACTTTTGTGATAGATTATCCTTATCTTGATATGGATAAAAATCGTAGGTTAGGATATCGATTACGTATAAGATCCATATTACCGGAATATATGAAAGGCACCGATTTTTTCAATGCCTTTTATGACACTATTGATGAAGTATTTGATAAAAGAGTTTATGATAAAACTCATTTTTTATCCTCACTTCGTAACATGTGGTTATCCAATCCCACTATTGAACAAAAAATTGATTATGGGGAATTATTAGAGCTTGAGGATTGGAGTTTACCACAAAACGAAATAGTAGTCAAACAGCTTAATCTTTTAGGACTACAATTTGGGGAAAGTGCTTCCCTTTTTTCGAATAAAGATTTTATTTCTTTTTGTCGTTTTTTAGGAATGTATTGGTTTGAAAAAGGTACTCAAACTTTTATGGATTTCGTAAATTTTTGTTGCGGTACTAATTTCGTTCTAGTCAATATGTGGACTGAAGATTATGTAAATTTTTATGAGGAAGGAGATGAAGCTATAGGCACACCCTTATGGGAAGGGGGTAGTTGGTATCCTACTACTCATATTACTTTTGTTTCTAAAGATGGTGCTACTAATATTTTAGCTCTTTTTCTATTGTTTAAAGAAATAGCTAATTATAATTTAGTTTTAGATAGTATTCGTATTGAATTCAATATGGATATTACCGACGGTATTGATCCGAGCGGTGGAGAGGATTCCAGTAAATGGGGAAGAACTTTAAAATTTTCTTTACCTTATTCTTATCATACTTCTTTTCATATTCATACCTACGATCCGGAAGAAGAGGTTAAAAGACAAATATTTGGTTTCCTAGGTAGTCATCGATATAATTTTGATAATTCACTTTTCGGAGACAATATGGGTAAATTCCAAGAAGGGTATGGGACAGTTTATATTGAAAATTCAACCGGCGGATATATAACCGCCTATCCTAATGGAAAAGTACCTCCCGGAACTGAAGTCAGAGTAGATGCTTATCCTGATGATAAATATGAATTACTTGAAATTACTTGGAATAATAATGTTATTAAAAACGGAACTAATTTTGTAATGCCCCAAGAGGATGTAGTAGTTAGTGCTTCTTTTAATAGATTATTATTACCGGACGATGTTATTTATAATATTCAAATAGAAATTTCTTTACCTAACAATTCTATTAAGGTAGTTTCCATAAATCTTTTAAGAGAAAATACTGAAGAAAAGCCTTTAGAAGTAAAAATACAGGATTTTCTAAAAGAAGAAAATTTAGGTTATTTGATATATGAAGCTCTTATTGACAACGACAATATTGCTATACAACGTAAAGAAAGATCTATAGTTCTTTTCTATAAAGAGCTTCCGGAAATTATTCCTCAAGAAAGTACTGTTTTAATCAATGGAATTGTTACTACTATATAATTTGGAAAGAAAATGAGTACTCCTAGTTTTGTAATTACAGATGCCGGTCTTAGAGCGGCGCTAATGGCTAATGAAGAAGGTTTTAAAGTTGTTTTAAAAAAGTTTTCTTTGGGCTCTGCTTTCGGTTATTTACCGACTCCGCAAGATACTCAACTAAAGGGAAATATTCTTTATACAGCTTCTCCTTCTGCCTATTCTTATCGTGATAAAAATACTATTATGATAACCTGTACGGTTCCTCAAAGTGCAGGGCCTTTTGACTTTGGAGAAATAGGTCTTTATATGGAGGATGGCACCTTATTCGCTTTGGCTTCTTGGGATAGTTTAATTACGAAATATTCTTATTTGGAATCCGAAGTAGCCTCTTCCATTACTTTTTATTGTTATTTAAGTATTTCTCAAGGAGTTTCTGTAGTTACTATTGATTACGGTGAAAATCCTACTTCTATTGTTGAAATTTTGGATGTAAGTAGTTGGGATGAGGTTTTACCACCGGATGAAATGACTCAAATTGTACCGGAATTGATTGTACATGAGAATAATCCAATGGGAGATGCTGTTCTTTTAACAAGAACCTCTTTTAATAAATGGTCAATAGCCTCTGGTTATATTCCCGAATTTACTAAGGTAAATATATTAGCTTCTACTAATTCTTATTTAGAAATTGGTTGTGGTGCTCCCGGTATTGATCCTTCAAAATATAACGTAACTAATGTATCAGGGGCTTATTTGATGGGTTTCTCTGACGGTACTTTTGCTCCTTTTGAAAGAGTAGAATATATTGCTTCTTCTAATAGGTTAAGACTTTATTATAAAAGAGCGGTTGATACCCCGAGAGATTTAGTAAGTAATTGTGTTTTATATGTAGCTTCCCAATATAAACGGGTTATTTCTTTAAATAATTTAGCAGGCGGCATTACTTGGGATGATATTCAAAATAAACCAACTACTTTTGAAGGTTATGGATTAACAGTTCCTTCAAACGAAATCGGTTGTGTAAGTTGTGTATGTACCGAAAATATTCCGGTTGGTAAAATGATTGCAATGGGTCAAACCCTAGCTATTTCTCAGTTTAGAAAATTATTTAACATAATCGGAACTTATTATGGTGGAGACGGTGTCAATACCTTCAAACTGCCTGATCTTCGTGGATATTTCCTTCGCTTTGCTGACTACAACAGAGGTATTGATGTAGGAAGGAGAGTAGGTACCACGCAGGATGATG